TGCGTGTAAAGCAATTGCGCTACCGTTGCGCCACGCATCCAAGTCCCAGTGACGACTAGTGCACTCCGCCACTGGGTTTTGGCAACATTATGGATGTCGCCAGGCCATCCGATGTTGTAACGATTTAGCATCGGAACTACGTCCTGGTCTCGTCAAGAAGTACGCTTATCCTTATCCCTGATAAGATGGGGATTGGTGTAGTTGCACCTACACCGCTCGTGAACCAGACAGGATTCGAACCTGTGACTCCCGCTTAAAGGCGGGCGAGTTACCGCTACTCTACCGATTACCTTGCACACATCCTTCTTTGCTAGACCGCTGATGACGGGGGGAAGGGCACCGAGGATATCAACTCCCGGTAAGTCACCACACATGTGCCGTGGCTAAGGCGGGCCGCTAAGCCCGACAAGTGCTCGTTCAAGACGTAGGTTTACGCTTTTGCGACCTAGGGTTACTAGGGCTTAGAGAACCAGTTATCTACCGGTCTTGACCGAAGTGGATGAGGAGGGATTCGAACCCCCAAGACCGAAGTGGCACGTTTACAGCGTGCTGAGCCAACCAGTTGCTCAACTCATCCATTGAAGCAGGCATTTCACCCGCCAGGGTGACCTCTGTCTCACCTAGGGAACGTTCTATGTTACGGCGTTTAGGATGGACATAGAATCCACCCCTTCACCCACGTTAGCCGGGTGTCAATGAAGTTGGCCCGTAGGCCTCGTCCAACCGCTTGCAACACCCATGATAGCGCATCTGTGAGGTTTGCGCAACCCTTTTCTTCTGTGACCATCGTCACGTGCTACAATGCCTGTATGACTGCAATCCAAAAGGGCGCTTCAGCCCCAGCTATCGTAGCTGCTCCACAGGCAGAAACCGCTGCTCCAGCACCTTCAGAGGATGTTCAGACATCCCCCGCCCCCGCCAAGAAACTGCCATCAAAGAAGTAGAAAATTGGTCGTCATTTCGGAGTTAACCGTTCTGGCATAATGGACGTACTATGACCTGTCTGGCCTCCGCCCAAGTTTGTCGGCTACGTGCCGCACGTCTTGCTAACTGCAACTTCGTAACCGGCGTTGCCACAACCAACGCTGTAGTATCTTCAGCTGTTGTGCGCGTTAGCTCAACCCCTGACTACGAAGCCGGTGAAGACTTCTTCATGAAGAACGGCTGCGGCGAGCTTTGCGCCGTACTCAAGACCTGCGATCAGTTGAAGAGACTCAATGTCGAGATCGACATGTGTCTCCGTGACGTCCGATTCCTTGAGCTAACAACCGGTGGACGCTTGATTCCAGGAGCAACTCCGCTAGTTGACCCGATCGGTTTCGCTCGGCGTGCCGTTGGTGCAGCTTGTCCGAATCCTTCCTCAATCGAGGTTTGGTCAAAGGCCATCGACACATCAGGTGACTGCGGTGCTACCGGTCAGCGTTGGTGGAGAACGGTGTTCCCTAAGGCCACGCTGACGCTAGCCGATTACGAGTTAACTAACGCCGTTGCTACCGTGAAGCTGGTTGGCTACGTTGAGCCTCTTCCAGCCTGGAATCGTGGCCCGTTCAATGACTGGCCAGACACTGCCGGTCTCGGAGACTCTGAAGTTGAGGCGTTTGTTCTTGACACTATCACTCCTCCAGCCGCTGCCTGCGCCTACATCGCCGTACCGCCGATCGCCTAATGGCTCTAATCCTAGCTCACGTCAACATCATCGGCCTCATGCCAGGTGACACGCACAACGTGGAGCAGAACGACTACATTAACGGACTAGCTAGTGCTGGGTACATCTCGATTCTTGTGGAAGACGCTCCGCCAGCCAAGCCAGCTGCCGATGAAAAGGTCACCAAGCCTAAGGCGGCTTAAGTGGCGTCCGTAGCACCGGCTAACCCGGTCTACGTCTTCAATATAGCTCAGTCTCTATTGAACACAATTAAACAAGTGCTGGTCACCTCCTGCACGCCTCTTCCGGCCGTTTGTGGCGATATCAAAGCCTACGTTTCGGTAGGTCCACCACCAGTTGATTGCTGCCCATTACTGGCTGTCTACTGGGATGGAGCGAGTCGCGAGTCTATTGGGTCAAACCCGCAATGTGTAGCTCAGAACAGGCTCATTCTGAATGTTGAATACTGGGTTTGTACTCCAATCAACAACCCGCTAGAACAAGGCTGCGCACTACTTGATGAGCAGGCCCAAATCGTTTATGAGCACTGGTGGCAGGCTTATTTCGGTACCATAGTGAAACTCAAGGACGGGGCCGTTCCCGAGCTAGACCTCTGTGATGGCGTTGACTACGGCCCCATGGTGCCTCTCGGTGAACCGCAGGCTGGGTGTTCCGGTGTTCGCTGGAGCATCACAGTAACCCTATGACCACTGTTCGTCTGTACCCCAACGAGTTAAACCGCCTTCTGTACATGCCCGGTGGGCCGGTGGGGGTGGGGGTACGTAAACTTGCTGTAAAGGTTGCCGCCGAAGCGGCTAAGACAGCGCGAGCCGAGCTAGGCAACAACCCTGAGTATGCTGCCAGAACTGGTCGATACGCTGGCGGATTCCAGGTAGAGGTGGAGTACCCGCTAGCCACCGCCAAAGGAGGATTTCGATTCAAGGTTGTGAACCGAACAACCGGGCAAACTCCTCGACGCTCTCAGTCCTACGCTTCCGTAATTGAGCGAGGAGCCAAACCGCACGTTATTAAAGCCCGAAACCCAAAGACAAAGCCGTTGGTCTTCTACATCAACGGGCGCAAGATCGTCACTCAACAAGTGAACTGGAAGCCCAAGAGCGCTGAATCCCGAAATGGTCATAGAATTCTAGAACGTGCCGTCCTGAACGTTTTTCGTGCACTATAGTCACAAACATGACCGTTAAAGACTTTGATGCAATTGCCGCCGCTCGTCGCGCCGAAATGGGAGAGCCGCCCTCCTTCAAGCTAGGTGGAACTACATTTCACTGCCTTCCAGAAATTCCGGCTACCGCCGTATTTGAATTTATGGACTCGGATACCGCCGCTGGCCTCGTGGACTTTCTTATTTCAGTCATTGCAGAAGACCAGAAAGCGGCGTTTCAAGGCCTGCTTTCCAAAGAAAATACGTCGGTTCTCATCGCTATTGAAGACTTGAATGACATCTACACCTGGCTCAATGAGCAGTATGCAGGTGGCGACCCAAAAGCGCCCTCCAACTCATAGCACTACTGGCTGACAACTGGCGTCAACTAGAAGGCCGAGTGCTCATGGCCACCGGCCGAGCACTGCATACATTCAGTCTTAGAGAAGCTGTGTCAATGGCCTATGCTATGTATGCCGAAATGAGTCCTGACACCCTCAAGGTTCGTGAACACGTTGACCATGCTCTATTTGGGACGCCTCTATCCGATTCATCCACTTCAAACGACTTCAACGTCACGGAGGAGCAACTCCGTTACATGTCAGAAATGGACGAGAGGTATGGCGAGCCGGATTGGGGAACCATAAATAACAAGGGCGTGGCTGTGAATGACGCCAGGCTGCTGGCCGAAATGGATGCTCTAGATGCTGTACTCTAGGGGGTGTAATGTCTCTTGTAATCGGTGAAGCCGACCTCATTATTAAGCCGGTTTCTGACCAATTTGCGGCTCAGGTACAGTCACTTCTTAGCAAGACTCAGGCTCAGTTTGCGAAGAACAAGCTTCCGATCGCTTTTGATGAGGGAAAAGCGCTGAAAGATGCCACGCTTTTGGGAGATAAGATCGCTGAGTCGTTAGCCGGAAGCCTCAAGAAGTTTGCTCTATTGTCGGGGCTAGGTCTCGGGATCGGAAAGGTATTCAGTACCGTCAAGGGCGCTGTTATTGACTTCAACTCACAACTTGAAAACTCGCGTATCGCTTTCGAGACTATGACAGGATCAGCTGCCAAGGCTAACAAGCTGATCGAGGACTTCAAAGTCCTGGCTAGAACAACGCCATTCGAATTCAAAGACGTTTTGGCTGGTGCACAGTCGTTGATTGCCTATCAGTTTCCGCTGGACAAACTGAAAGGCACCTTCTTGGCTATCGGTGATGCCGTGGCTGGTCTTGGGGGTGGCGACCCGTACAAGATGCAGTTGATCATTCGTGCCCTAGGCCAGATTCAGGCCAAGGGTCGAGTAGCTGGCGAAGAACTACTCCAGTTGCAGGAGCAAGGAATCAGTGCCACGCGCTACTTGGCTGAAGGATTCGGCGTCACAACAGCTGAACTATCCAAGATGCAGCAGAAGGGTCTCGTACCCGCTGGAGCGGCCATTGACTTCATCATCTCCGGTCTGCAAAAAGACTTCGGTGGATTGATGGAGAAACAGTCAAAAAACCTGATCACGTCATTCTCCAACTTCCGTGACGGTCTCACGCAGGTTCTGTCGACTATCGGCAAGCCTATCTACGACGTGTTCAAGAACATTGTTTTCAATGCGTCCAACTTCGTTGCGCAGTTGTCAGTGGCCTTCAATGAAGGAGGGTTTACTGGTGAAGGCGGTGTGTTTGAATTCTTGGTTGGCAAAGCTCCCGAAAGTGCGCGAGCAACTATCACGAGTATTCTGAACAGCCTGTCTTCAATTACAGAGTCAGCTAAGAAGCTTCTTCCCGCCTTAGTCAGCGTTGGCGGGGAGTTTGCTAAGCTCGGTGGCGGGGCTGTTGTTGGCGGATTCCGTGCTCTTCTGGCCGTGGTTGCTCCGCTGCTTGAGACCGTGGCGAACAACATCACGGTGTTCAAGGATTTCGTTCGTGTTCTTCTAGCACTGTATGTAGTTCAGAAACTTACTGCAATGATGAACGCCTTCAGTACTTCAATGCGTTCTGGAGCCATTGCTGATAACGTCTCAGGAATCAGTAAGCGAGTCGCTGGCCTCGGCGTAGTTGCTGGTCAGGCTACAGCTAAAATGAAAATGCTGAACGAAATAGCTCGTAGTGCAGGAACTCAGACAATTGCCGGAACTGCCGCCGTGCCGCAGGGGGCGCTGTTCGGAGGAAGTGGAGAAGGTATCACCTCGTCACTAACGAAAGTAGAAAAGCTCAAGGAAGGATTCCGAAGTCTTGGAGTCACAGCGCGGGCAAGTGCTGGAGCTATCGGCGCAGCATTAGCGGTTGTTTCGTCACAGACCGGTGGAGTCGTTGACAACCTTGCCGGGATTGGTGCGGGTGCGGCGACTGGGTTTGCCGTGGCTGGGCCGTGGGGTGCTGCTATCGGTGCTGGCTTCGGGTTTCTTCAGGGCTATTTGAATGACGCTGCGGAACGAACCGCAAAGCTCAAGGAAGCCGCTAAAGAAGTTTCCGAAGAGTACAAGAAGATTATCTCAGTCGAAGTTGAGGCTCGAAACAAGGCATCAGCAAACCCTCTAGCACAGCAAGCCAACCTTGAGAGCATCAAAACTGCAACTCAATCAGATATTGATGACTACAACAAGCTGATTGCCGAACGCGACAAGCTTGCGGATGAGGCGCGTAAGAAGCAGCAGGAACAACTAGCCGCCACACCCGGACGACGCGGCTTTGTTGCCGATGCCGGTGACGTAATCATCAAGCAGTTTGAGAGTCAGGTTAACGTAGCAAGAGCCAAGTTCGATACCGCTCAAACACTCCAGACCGAAGCGTCAAAGGAGCTTGCTAGAACAATTGACGCATCTAAGAAAGTGATTGTCGACGCTTACTCGGAGGCAAGCCCAGAAATTCAATCTGCACTTCAAAAATTCTTGTTATCTGCTCAGCCTTCACTTGATGACCTTAACCCGACGTTGACGGGACTGGCAAAGTCGTTAAATACTATACCGGGCATCAAGATTGGAAACAAGGCGCTAGGTGTCGGGCAAGCTGATCCGGAACTCATTTTCAAAGCCGTGGCTGCCTCACAGAAGCTTCAGGAACAGTTCAAGGAACTGACTGGACAAGAGTTTGAGGCTTCTGCCGGTATTGACGTGTTCTCTGCCGCCTTGGCAAAGATCAGTCCAAAGGAAGTCGTTGCTGTTTCTTCTTCACTGGACGATCTGCTAAAGAGCGTCACTACGTTGGCCACTAAGGGTGAGGCGTTCGGTAAGGCGTGGAGTGAAGGGTTCGGCAAGGTCTTCTCATCACAAGAAGCATATACGTCGGCAATAGGTGCTCTCAATAAGCTGAACGACACTATTGCCACCTCGGATAGTTCTGTTACCGATCTTCGCTCCGTTCTTGAAGGTAGCACGGACGCCTGGCTGAATTACGTGCAGGCTGCACTATCAATCGGCAAAGACGCTAACGAAATTGACGCTGTTTACCAGCAGTGGATTGACCAAATCATGGCAACCGGAGTACAGGCCGGGTACTCCAAGGACCAGCTGAAGCTGCTCTACGATCAGGTGCTTGGTCTCAAAAACACTACGATAGAAATCAAGGTCAAACTGGATAAGGCGCAAGAAGCGTTTGATCAGCTACAGAAACTTCAGGAACTGGGCACACTAGGTGACCCAGAACTGCTAAAGCAGAGACGAGCAGAACTTTCTATTCTGAAGGGTGAGTTTGAGAAAGCCGTCAAAGGCGCTCAAGGAGCCGATCAGGGAGCTATTCGTGCCGGTGTCGACGCCAACGCAGCCAAGAAGCGCGAAGATGCGCAGAAAGCTATAGAGAAGGCTCAGAAAGAAGCTGCCGATGCCGCCCAACGTGCGGGAGAAGCCGCTCAGAAAGCGGCCGAAGAGGCGCAAAAGGCATCACAGCGCATGGCTGACGCTTTGAAAGGTCTTCAGCAGTCATTTGCCGATACAGCCAAGTCAATCGTAAATAAGGCGCAAGAGTTTATTGGATCAGCTACATCCAAGCTACAGCTGAACCCCGGCGTAAACGTGAGTCGTCTACTCAAGAACACGGACTTCCGTACATCGGCTATCAAGGAATTCACTTCCGGACGAGATGAACTGAAAAAGCGCGGCCTGTCCGATTCAGCACTTCAGTCGCTCGGCATTACCGGACCGGAATCTGTTAAACAAATTCGTAAGCTTCTTGCAGCTGATCCAGCGCAACTCGGAAAGCTGTCCTCTTCGCTAAACTCTCAACGAGATAGCGCTATTCAGGCTGCCGCAAAGACCGAAGGTGAACTAATTGCCAAGGCCGTTAGCGATGCGCTTGAGCGATACTTCAGTGCAACCGATCGTAGACCTGGTGACCTTACAGCACTCCGCGATCAGATCGTGTTTCAGGTGTCTTCTAACGCTTCTAACCCGGAGGCCGTGGCGTCGGCTATTATCGCACAAGTTGAAGGGCAACTACAGAGAGCATGATTCCATTTCTACGTCTAGGTCTATGTGAGGGCGTTCAGGGTGACGTATTCAACCCAGCGCGCCTAAAGACTTACCTCGACAACTGTCAGTGCGTAGGCTCTAATAGTCTTTCTCAAATCGTCTCAGTTTTCCCAGCGCTAGAGGGGTGCATCTGGAATAAGTTCGATGAGGATGAAGTAACTCCTTTGAACTTCAACCTCTTCCCATCACCGTGGTTCAACTCCGCTTCACCTTCGTCGTCTAAGTTCTTAGGGGCCGTAATTGAGCGCATTGACGGGTTTAATGATCCAACCTTCCAGCGTTCGCCTCAATCCGGAATGGGTCTAGGAACCGGTGGAGCGCTAGGTCCGCTGTCGACTACCTATCGTGAATTCACCGTAACAGCACTACTGTTCGCTTGCGATCAAGGGGGTATGCAGTACGGCGTCCGATGGCTAAACGACAAGCTGAAGGGTGGAGGATGCACCGACGATGCGTGTCAGGTTTGTGATGCCGAAGTGCGGCTGTCCTGTGATCCAGCCAATATAGATGAAGGTCGTTGGCAACTGTATGATGTGGGCCTAATCGACGGTCCGCATTACACTCAGGTGTTTCAGAATCAGGATTGTCATGTTCTGCGCGCTACGTTCGTAATGGGGTCGGAATCACCGTATCTCTATAAGTGTGAGAATCGCGTACTTCCTCCTACGCCGTTCCCCGCCCGAACCGTGTGCAACCCATTCGATTGTTCGTCTGTTTCTGCTTTCATTGACGAGCCGTTGTCCGTTGGCTCAACCGCTGCGAAGGTGATCATTCGTACGGGCGCAAAGCGCTCACCTCGTATGCGTCTTGTGGGTCGAGTAGACATCTTCGGTCAGGCGTGCCCTCCGCCATCTACACCAAAGTGTGCAGTATGTCCGGAACCACCGACAAGCGACAACTGCATTTCCATGGACATAGCGTCTATACCTGCAAACTCTACGTTTGTGTATGATTCCGTCAGACGAGAAGTGTATCTTGAGGACGCAGTGGGCAACAGAGTCCAAGGATCGTCACTCCTCACCGTGCCAGCCGGTCAACCATTCACATGGCTTGACGTCACGTGCGGGGGTGTTTGCTTGACGGTAAAACAATTAGGTATGTGTGCAGATTCAAGTGTTACTGTTGAAGTTGTGACAGTCCACAGAGAGTTTTAGCCGATGGCATTCCCAACAACCTACGTAGGCTGCTCATCACCCGCTTCCGGTATGGTGTCTGGCCTTAAAAACATCATCACCATTCTCAATGAATGTCGCGTCCCTGGTGTCAAATACCCGCTAGGTTCTGGATTCAACGTCCGAAATGTTCAAGGAACGTCAACGCTGTCTGTTCACGCCTGCGGACGTGCCCATGATGTGATGGTTTCTGATAAGGCGGGTGGTGACGTTATCGCCTCAGCGCTTGTTATGGCTTCGGCGGAACTTGGCATTCAAGAAGTTATTTGGAATGCAAAGCGATGGACTAGTGATCGAGACTGGCACACCTTCAGTGGACCAAACAAGCACACCGATCATGTGCATTATTCAATTAATCCAGCAGCTTCCGCACTCACCGAAGCGACAGCGCGAGCTGTGTTGTCTCCTTTACTTTGCAGCGGCGGAGCATTTCTGGGTTCTGTAGCAGGAGGAGGACTGACTCCAGAGCCATCACCTACCCCGTTTGTTGGTGTGCCGATTCGACCAGTAGGAACGGCGTCTGCTGTTGTAGGGACTAAATGCGGACAACTAACGATATCCGGCGCTGCGTCAAGCCCTAATCGTCCAGAAATCTCGCTTCCAGTACGAGTTTCTGTGGACGGCATTGTTGTCCAGATCGTCAACACATCGTCATCGCACGAATACTCGGCATCGTTGTTCAACCTCACTCCCGGCTTCCACACCATAACAATGGATATAGACGGTACGCAAGTCGGATTCGGCTTTACCGCTATTTCATCTGTTGGTGTGGACATTCCGGTCTGCCCCCCTGAAGTAACGGGGAGCACGCCTGCACTCATTCAGAGCACCTTTCCTCTTAACGTTACCGACGAAGAAGTTGCCGGTCTGTATACCTGTGACTCACGCTTAGGTTGCGGAGAGTACACCGTTGAGATTAGAAACATGGGAGGCGAAAAAGTGTACTGCGTTCCGCGAGAGTTTGTCTCGGTTAGGTGGAATCGGACTCTCGACGAAGTCAGCACAGCTACCGTGGTGCTGGCTCGCGCCCAGTGCGGTTCTTGTATCGACTCCGTAAATCCGTGGGAGCATGAGGTAGCGATTTTTAGAAACGATGAACTGGCTTGGGCTGGTCGAGTATCCGAGATTGATTACTCGGCTGCTAACGGAAGCGTAATTATTGAAGCGCAAGACCTGTTTTCCTGGCTAGACGTTCGTAAGATTGTGCGTAATCCCGAAGGATATTACGCCGAATGCCTTGATCTGGCATACATTTTTCAAGATGTGATTGCGTCAGGTCTTCAACCGGACCCACGACCTAACTTTCGACTTCACTTGAAGCCATCGGGTATACGAGGAACGCGAGAATACTCTCTTGAGCAGTTCCGCTATGCTGGAGACGAACTCAGAGAACTTGCTCGTTCTGGTGTTGACTTCACGATGGTCGGTCGAACCTGCTTCGCTGGAGAGATCGAAATTCGTGGCGGAGATATTCCATACATCATAGAAGAGCACTGGTCTCAGCCACCCGATGTCAAGGTCATTGGAGCTGACATGGCGACCCGCACGATCGTGGGAGCAGGTGCTGCCGGTTCAGACGGTTACGACGAGTACGGCGTGTATCCCGGACCAGCTGGAGGCTCAGGAGAGGCCTCTGTAGCCCTTCTGACGGCTGCGGGGCAGCAATTCGGTCTCATAGAGCGTTCATTCGACGAATCGGCTATAGAGGACGACTGCGCTGCCGTCTCGGCAGAGCAGGATTTGTCTGTAGATCAAGCTGCCCGTACTCGTTGGGAATTCTTATCATCGCCGCACGCCTACATTTCTGGAGGTCGGCTAGCCGCTAACGCTCCATTCGGAACATCATGCCTGATTCCAGGTCGTCGCATTCGTATCGGCGTCACAGCAAACCTCGCTGGACGACCGTTTGTAGACCTGTACAGAATTCAGAGCTTGTCAGTTACGGCAACTCAAGATGATGAGTCCGTGAGCGTTGCGCTTACGCCTCTTGGCACGTTTGACGCTGGAGCACCGGAGATCAGAATATGAGTTATCGCAAGTCAAAGTCTACGTTTCCTAGCACCATTCAGCAGGTAGAGGACCGTATCAGACGACTAGAAAAAGGCTCAAGTCAGGGGGCAAAGTGGACAAGAACGTGCAACTCTTTCGGTTGCGTATCTCTTGTGTCTCCGGTATCTGACTTTGGTGACGGCGGACCGATGCGCCGAATAACATATGAAATTACCCCTATCTGGCCAGGAGAACTTGATTTCGACGGCGTTAATCTGTGTACTGTAACAGAATTTTTTGACGGAACACCCACAACACGAACATGTAAGAAGCTCGGTAGTGGTGACGATACGAGAGAAATCGTGTGGTCGAACCCAGGAGTTTTTCCTTTTTCTGGGAGTGCGCCGTCTTGGGAACCACCCTTTGACGCTGAAATATTTCAAATCATAATACTATGTCACTGCCCTCCAACTGGAGCTGGAGGAGAAGAGTTCTGCATAAATGGCCAAAGATATCTTCTTCCATCTCTTACTGGATCAGTTTTCACTGATGATGAAACTCGATTTGAGTTTAATATATCTGACTTTGTTCCAGCAAAGCAGCGCGTAAGAATAAGCTGGAATGCTATTAATGAGTTTAGCCAGGCTACGGACGTGACTGTGATCGTAAGGTACAGAGCGGGTGTGGGTACGCCTGCTGTGAAAACTTGTTTCTACAGTCCTTGTGACACGGGCCAATAACCTATACTGGACACTCAAATGGCTGCATTTATTGATCATCAAGCCTGCGTAGACTGGGCAACTGTGGCCGAAGTACGCTCATGCTGTGCTCGCATCGACTGTGCTACCATTCCTGACGCAGATATCCAGGAAGCCATCGAAATTGCTTCAGAAATACTGTACCTCGCTTCAGGGCACCAGTTTTCGGGAACCTGCACCTCGGTTGTTCGACCCTGTGTGCAGGGAGGATGCGGGTGCTGGGACACCTGGTTTGACGGCGACCCATGCAGCTGCTGCCGTGGTTATCGAAAAATTGACTTAGGTCTATGGCCAATAACTAACGTCGTTGAGGTTGATATCGAGGGTGTCATTCTCCCAGCTAGTGAGTACGCCATTCACAACTACCGCTACCTCGTTCGTAAGCCCGTTGCCCCACTGTTTGAGCGTACGGATTGGCCAGTCTGCCAGTTCATGGACAGAGACCCAGGAGACCCTGGAACCTTTACAGTTACGGTAGAGCACGGTATTGCCGTTCCAGCCATGGGACGACGCGCCGCACGAGAGCTTGCCTGCGAGTACATTGCCCTCTGCTCAGGACAACCTTGCCAACTTCCTCAGAATGTTAAGGGAATAACCCGTCAAGGTGTGTCATTTGACATGACTGACCCTACAGAACTTCGTGATCTTGGCCTATTCGGTATTCCTGCGGTAGACGTATTCCTAACCACGTACAATCCCAAGAAACTCCAGTCTGCCAGCTTTGTGTGGAGTCCTGACATGCAATCTTCCGGTAACGTCCGGGGATGATAGACTTTAGGCGCTGATGACTACTGAAATCTGTGGCGTAACGCCAACAACGCCACCGGACGCTTCCGGCAACTGGTGCCAGACAGGAGCTGGAATTTGGGTCAACCTCATAACTGGTCTTCAGTATATTTCCGGCACAAAGCTTGCTGGACGCGGTCCTGGATGTGGAGACGACCTTAGATTCGACTGCACAACCGGCGAATACTGGGTCAAAGAGTCTCACTTCAAAACCGACTATCCTGATGCGCGACTTGACTATAATGGTGTAGAGTTTGCTCCTGCTACCGTACCACCACCAACCGAATTACGCGGTGTTGCTGGAGCGGTGATTCAAGACCAAATTATCACTAACTCGACTTGTGAAACTATTGCAGTGATGGGACGTCTTGAATACAGTGTCACTTATGCAGCAACAACAGGGCAGACTCTCAGATTTACGCCTCAAATGCTGGTAAATGGTGCAGTTCATATCTCCTCTCAGCATGAAGTACGAGGCCTTAATGCCGACCCAAACCGTGTTTTCTATCATGGATTTGATTACAAATTACCGAATCTCGGACCTGCGGCTTCCTACACAATTGGAATTGATATTGATATCACACCGATTCCTTCTCCGGTAGCAGTATTTAATGTTATTGCTGCCGTACAAAGCTCATTTAGAATTTGGAGTGGCACAGCATGAGATACATATCAAATGGAGCAACATTTGCACTTCTAGGTGGAGAAATTCCTGAAGGCTCATTTGAAGTGACTGAGTCCCAGTACAATGAGCATATACAGAAAATCGCCAAGATCAACGAAGAACGCGGAGCAGCCGCTATTGCTAAACTAGCCGCATCAAAGCAGGCGATTCTGACTAAATTAGGTCTGACACAAGAAGAAATAGATACCCTACTTTCATGAACAAACCCACCATTGTACGTTCAATCATCCGAACCGTCATAGTTCCGCTTCTGGCTGGCTATGTACTTGTGGGCGTGACTGGAGCGCCCCTTCTACTGGCTTCACTAGTGGCGTTTGTTTGGTACGTCGGCGTTCGTCTGCTTGAGATTAAATTCCCCAAGGCTGGCTGGCTTCTGGGCTGGGCTGGAGCACCTTCTTATGAAGACACTCAGGCTTGGCTGGCTTCTCTGAAGCGTACGCTCGTGCCTCTTCTTGTATCATTCGCTGCTGCGTTTGCGCTAAAGAACGGACTAGACATTAGTCAAAGCCAGCTTGAAGCGCTAATCACAACTATCATTACCTCTGCGTACTACGGAATTATCCGTAAAGTCGAGCAGACTAAGCCCGCTGCCGGTGCCTTAATCGGTGGCGTAGGTACACCTACCTACAAATGAATTGCCCGCCTGCGCTAGCTTCCCAAGGGCCGCTTGCAAACTCCCAGGAATCAACTAGAACAGAAGTCCGGGCATGTTAGTAATCGTTCTTATCCTAGTGATCTTGTCTGGTTTGGCAATAGGTTACGTATGGTCGAGAAAGAACGATCCTGTCGAACCAACGTTCGATATCTTTTCACCGCGTACAGTTCCTGGGTTTAGTGACCCAAAGGGACGTCCAAACCCTGCATTTGTCAAAGAACTTAGACGTGGAGACATTAGTTTGGACGTCGGCCGATGGCAAGTCATTGTCGGCATTGAAATAACTGGCAACTTTGATCTTAAAACCGAAGAAAAAACCAAAGAGATTCAACGAAAAATCGCTGTATCTCCTACAGGTATCGTAGATCAGGCAACGTGGCTCGCTGTGGCCGGTGGCGCTGTCTCGGTGTAGTAACCTATACCTATGGCTATCTGTCGTTCATGCGCCGCTACCTGCGCCTGCCTCATCACGAGTAGTGCCACCACGACCGTAACCGGCAACGGAAGTGTCGGCTCTCCTTATCAGATTTCAGTAAATACAGCGGGTCTTTCCGAAACAATTGACGATCGCGTAGCCGCTCTACTTGTTGCGGGAGCGAATATTACGCTGACGTATAACGACGCCGGAAATGCCCTAACAATTGCCTCTAGTGGAGGCGGTGGTGGTGGAATTTGTCTTTCTGGCACTGCGGCTGCGGTTAACGCCCTGAGACTGGCTGGAACACTACAGCCGGGATGCCTGTACGCCGTAACTGACTGGGTCGCTGGTCCTCGGTTACTCGGTCCAAACTTGGTAGTGGTTCTTGCCGTGGCAAACAACCGACTAGCAAATGAAGCCACGATCGTGACGAATCGCCACGTAGCAGCAACTCCGGCATGGTCAGGAACCTATAACGTTGCAAGTAATGCTGTGACATCGCTGCACGATAACCTACAGAACAAGATTAGTGGTAATAGTAATATCGGAAATTTTGACTGGGGCAATCCTCAAGTAACCAGTAATACTGTGGATGATTCTTCTTTGTTGGAATTTACAATTTACGGAAGAACGTCCCAAGTTGCAAGTAACAGTGTCACACAATCGTCTACTGTTCGGTTGGATACCGGAACATTTGTCTCTAATCAAGGAGCTTTTGTGTCGGGCAACGTTGTCAGTGGACTCTCAACCCTTCTGGTGGAAAGTTCAACAGGCACCTCACAAGTCACAACCAATACCCTGACTTCCGGAGCATTTCTCTCAACGGCTGGAACTGCTTCATCAGCTGATGGAAATAGTATAACTACCCTTGGCGCACTTAGTCTGACTTCCAGCACATCAGTAGCATCAACAATAGACGGCCTTTCTCAAGCTAATTTGATAAATTCCGATATGAGTCGTTCCGTTGTCAGAGGGTCTGCGAACCTAAATTCTACAGGGCTAGGAACGGGGCGACCTGCTATTTTTAATGCTCAAATTCAAGCTGGAGTTGTTGATATTACCCCAAACAATAATATCTCTCCATCAATAAACAACGTACGTGTTGCCGGGTCTTTGCAGATAGCAGGGATAGCAACTCAATGCGATGACGTTATGGTTGATAACGCTACCTACACGATCACAGCCGGAACTCACGCAGTCGTTAGCGTTCTTAACGGAGACTACACAAGTGCGTTTAATGATCTCAACGTGACGGTTGATGGTGTGACAGTTACATCAACCGCTAACAACACAAACCGAGCCACACGACTCGGCGTTGCCAACACAGCGGCGGTCGTGTAATGCCCGCAGGAGCGAATCTATCCGTAATTACCCCAGCATTTGATGACCCTGGTAACTACTATAATGCCACCGATTATAACGGCGCTTTCCAGGAAATAGCTGCTACAAGTGCGACCATCAATGAGCTAACTATGTCTGTAAACTTCGGCACAATCTTTTCTACTGTAGGGGCGGCTTCGGCGTTTATAGGAGTAGCACCATTTCCACTTCAAGTAGTGGCTGCCGAATTTTCAACATGGCAAAACGGAATTGTGGCTTCTGATGTCAACTCATGGTCGATCGAGCTACGCAAATTCAATGCTGCAACCGGCACCGGTGGCTCAAGCTTTGCTATCAAAACCACTAGAGTGACTGGAGGCGCAGCGATATTGCAGCGCCAAGGTTGGAACTATGATGCTGTTGTGTTTAACCCTGTGATTAGTACTTTTTCTAAAGGTGACTGTATCGGAGTATCGTGCTTCCCTACAGGCACTCCTCTTGCCCTAAATGGGCTAGGCTGCACTATACGCTTCCGTCCGCTCTAATGTCACGTCGGCCAATAGCGCAGTCGCGGGTAGGACATCGACCAGTTCTAGCTCAGACAATTGAAGTTGCTTGTTGTTGGCACACAGGAGGTCTGCTAGCAAACCGACGTTCCGAATATATTACGGACCACACATCTTCTGGACCCGATTTCATACTGCCTCCAACATTTGTGCTGCTTGGAGATATCACAGAAAATGGAACCGCTGCTCAAGATACCGACGCCTTGTCAATTATGAGCCAAATGGCAGCAGGTAGGCAGTCTGTACTTGTTATTGGTAATCACTGCTGCTGGGCGACACCTGTTGGTCGAACCGGCGAGCAAGCCGCCGCTGCCTACGGCACTACGAAAAACAAAGTAGTTGACCTTGGATTTGCTGTACTAATCGTTGTTGGACCTGACTCCGCTCCATCAGGCACGGCACAAATTAACTTGTCACCAGCGACAATTTCATTTCTTGACACTCAACTTACTGCTTATGCTGGCCGTCCGATGTTGATCTGTTGTCACGCTCCTTTACGGGGAACAGCTACGCAAGGATGGGCGGCTATTGACGCTACTGACTGGTTCGCTAACCCTCAAACGTCCATAGAAACCGTCCTAGCTGCACATCCTGGACAAAAAATTGCATGGCTTGCTGGCCATGTCCATACCCCAACTTCTGACCCAGGGCTGGTTGTAGTGCGCACGTACGGAACTACACGAGTACTCTGTATTAACGCTAGCGCCATCCACTACGTTGGTCAAACTGCCGAACTAGATGACCCAATCAGATCACTAGCTGTCACAGTTACAGAGACAGGAATTGAAATAAGATACAGAGATCACGGCGCTCATCAGTGGTCGGTCGGTCCAGATGGTCAGTATACGTCATTTCTGTCGTGGGCCTAGGTAAAAACTAGAACCTCTTCGTAGTCGACTCTCTCATCTCGAGAGTCGATACTAGCGTACCCAATTCTGTTAGTTACTACGTGATGACGCGACTCTAAGTCGAACCCCATCTCAGTCATGAGATCAATCCAGTCCTGAACAAACGGCTCAGTAACTTTACCAGACTTGAAGTCAGACACATTCAAGATGACGCGATCGGCAGCCTTCCATAGAAATGCGAACTGGCTGGCTAGACGCCAGTACTCTCGGCGCTTCTTCGACCCGCCGAGTCTCTTTGTTCCTCTGTAGCCGTAGCGACCCATGTTGTCGACGTGAAGCTCTCTATCGGCCCCTTCATTGTCGCTGACAGCTTGTCGATATGTGAACCGCTTCCACTTTCTGTATTCGTTGGTGGGCTTGAAGTGATCCGCTATCCCGTTTGGGTACGCCACACTTGTGACTACCCAAAACCGTTCTCCGCTGTACGGATACATTGAACCGTAGGCAGCGTTTCCTTCTACTACGCGATGGTCAACAATGAAGCTCTTCTCTATCTCCGTTCCTGTAAACTTCCAACCGCACTTATCGGCCAAAGCGCCAAGAAGCTCACCCGTACCGGCACATGGATCATGAATACGTGTGCCAGCCGGAATAAGCTTCTCGAACAGGTCCAGGATAGGTTCAGAAAACCTAGCTGGATGATAAGTCATCTCAGATAGTCGGCCGAAGAGACGGAGATACCGCTGGTGTCGCCTCAACAGTTTCGTCTGTGGCTGCTGTAGTGAACTGGACTTCAGGCTGTGACGGAACAGCAGCAGGAACAGTGACGACGGCTGTCTTGGTCGGCTTGTTGACCCAGTTGACTTTACTTGAAGTTACGCCGTTGTACGTCTCTGTGGACGTCGTGACATTGCACGGGCGATCCTTCAGAGCTAGCGCAATCTGATCCCACGTCGGATTAGACTTGAAGAACTCGCCTGACAGGCCAAGCTGCGTGGCGAGGCGGAAGAACTTCTGAAGTGCGTCGGAATCTCCCTCAGCACCATACCACACGGTTCCCCACAGTTGAGTGCCTTTGTAGGCTCCCTCGGACAACGTTACCTTCACAGTGACGCCGCGGTTTCCCGTAGAAGCGCTCTTCAGGCTTGTACTCGTGATCACGGCCTCATATTTTCCGTCTGGAATTTGAGGCTTGTCGACCTTGTCGTCCGTCTTGTTCTGTTCATATTGATTAAAAAGGTCTGCTACTGATGTGCTCATTGGTTTCTTTGGTTTCTTTCTATTAGTTAAAGACGTCTGAGTTGGATAGGTCTTCAAGCATTCCACGAATGTTTGGGTTTGGAATCACAGCGATGCCATCATCTCCACTATACCGTTCAATGAAGACATTTGTTCGGTCTTTACAGGCGTGCGTGCCGATAGCTGAGACCATAAGGCCTCGGTTGACACCGTCGTTTGTGAATAGATAGCCGATCACGTCCACGAACTGCGGCAATGTTCTCGCTGTAGCTCCGCTGAGCATCGGCGTCTTCTTGCCGTCAACAGTGTTTTCCTGAGCGATCAGAATAACTGCGTCAACCGGCTTAGTCGGATGGATGGTGAGATCACGAAGCTTGCGCACGTAGTCCTCGGTTGTACGACGAACCTGCCCCCAGTTCTGAAGCTGCATTTGCTTAGTGCCAGAAATGTTATCAATCAGACGACTCTGTAACTCTGTGATCGTGTCAATAATAATTGACTTGAATGGATGGTTTCCTTCTAGGAGATACCGGTATAGCGTCTCTGCGATCGACCAGTCGGTCACATTGACAAGTACTGAGGTGTTCTCAGTCAGGTCTGTCGGTACTGGCTCCGTCTGTGGATTCCACGTGATCTTAGGAACGCGAGTAAATCGTGATCCTCCCTCGGCATCAATAACTAGACGAGGTCCGGGAGAGGTTGACGCAAGCCAGGACTTTCCTGATCCTGGTGGTCCCATAACTACAATAGAAAGCGTTGGATTCATTCTCTACTTTACCAAACTTGTCCGTAAAACTTCATGAAGCTTCTTCCCAGTTTCCGGCGTGAGCATTGGCTATGACAACTTTCCATTGTAAGACTCCTCAAATGCATTGTAAGCCTCAGCAAGCCCGTTTAAGTTACGGACAAACTCAGCCGGAACGAGCGTCATCCGAGGAGCGCTATCAATTAGTAGCGCCACGCTAGCTAACAACGTCTCCAGCTTCCGAAGAATCACTTCGTTGATATCGTGCGTTGGGGTCAATTCGGACATATTCAAACTCCTCTAAGTTTTCGGGTGTTACGCGTGGGCTGTTCATCGAACCGCACACGGAAAGAAACGGACATTTCCACAAACAGTTCTCACTGCGGTGAGGGAACGCTGCAAGATTGTGATTCACGCCTCGGTCAAGTTCGGCCTTGACGTGCTTCATCTCCGAAAGAACTCCTGAGAGATGCTGCTCGTGGCTTGCGAGGTCTTCGGATGAGATGCGGACGAGGTGGCGAGCAAAGAACGGTGGCTCGGCCTTTGGACCTCTCTTGACGTTACGCATGATCGACCACAGCGCACCAAGATACACGCGGTCACGATTTTCTCGTCCACTCGCCCATACATACGTAAGTGCCTGCGGAATGCCGAGATTCATCAACTGAATAGGTCTAGCAATGTCGACCGATGTCTTCCAGTCGCCCACGAACCAGTTACCCGAAGAATCCTGAATCTCGTGATCCATCTTGCCTCTGACAACAACATCCGGGTGATCGGGGTGAACCGTTTCGATGGACTTCTCAATTGATGCATACGACAGACCCTCATCTACTCCGGTCTGCTCCAGCCACTCAAGGTAGCCGGTATACATAGCGTGCGCCTTGTCAAAGATTTTGCTGCCTACGGCCTTCGCTTCCACAGGGTCCAAACCAAGTAGACGCTCAAACTTCATGCTGCTGATTACGTCAGTACCAGCTCGCTCTTCGTCGGTCAAATAGAATGCCTCAAGTGCAGCGTGTGTTACCGTGCCAGCGTCTCGCGCAGCCACCTTCTCGATCGTCTCGGCTATAGGTGCCCAGTTGAAGTGGTATTGGAGCATCCACTTGCGCCGACAATCCATGAACGTCTCCATCTCGGAGTTGGATATCTTCCAAGTCATACGGTGATAATCGCTGACCGATAAGGAGGAACCGAAAGACTGACCAAGTCGGTCCCTAATTCGTCAAGACGAACTCTAACCCCGTCTACATAGCACTGACCTCTAAACCGTATCTCATCATGCGAAAAATCTGTGTAAGTATGGTCACTCAGATGGATAACTAGGCACGGATCATCGAACGCCTTAACGACGCGTTCTAGCATAAACTCCTGAATCGCTGGCTGGCAGCGACAGTCCGGAATGAACCGCTGAAGAAGTTCCGCTCGTAAGTTATTAGACGCCACGACAGCCTGGTCAATGGCAAGTCTGCCCTTCCGTTTGGTGGTCATAGAACTGAACAATCTTCGCAGGGGCACCCTACAATAAACCCATCAGGGTTAGGTATGACACCTCGTCCGTCACATCTGCACGCCTCTGAGTGCCGGTTGTTTGGGCTGCAAACCGACCTGACTCTCTTAAATATGTTGACGCTAGGAACGACGCTCTCGCCCTTTGCTAATGGGAAAGACATAGACACACTCAAAATAAGTCGTCCGCTTTCATCTCTATCAATGTCAATCAACATATCATCAGGCACATTTTGCAGCATGTGACGAAGCTGCCCAACAGTCAGTTTGTCGGCCACAGCACTACTACTTTCGGTAGAGTGTTGATCCACTCAATTCCTTCGGGGTCACCGTCCCAGGTGTAGTCATGCACGTCTTCGGCATTTGCTGGATCGAGACCATCTGGATGAGTTTCACCGCTCCACGTTGACGTTGCGTCATAGCGCCTGATCTCAGAGTCAGATAATGGTGAAAAGCTATTTCCTTCACTATCGCTGCTAAGTACAACAAGCATGTCGCCGTCTATCTCAGCTAGTGCGGCCTGTAGTTCCTTTACGTTCATATTGTGATGGCCTCTCGTAGTCTCGTCTTATCTCTCACTAGTTCTTCTAGATTCTCTACTTTACGGTCCAAAGCGATCGCAACATGCTCGTCAACCGTATCAGCTGTAAGAATGTCGATGTACAGAGGACGCTTGTTACCCTTCATCGGGTTCATGGTTCGCAAACTTGCCTGCTCATCTTTCACCATAGACCATGGTCGCTGAAGACGAACAATAGTGTCGGCAACGCTCAAGTCGAGTCCTTCCGACGCAAGACTATAAGTCGAAATGAACGCACGAACCTTGCCGGATTGAAAATCGTCTATGCACTTCATGCGCTCAGCGGCAGACATTGAGGCGTTCATGTACACAGCCGAGACTCCCTCCGCCTCTAGACCAGCAAGCGCTAAGACAGCAAGATCAGTGTGAACAGTGAAAACAACAAACGGCTCGTCGCCAAGCTCTTCGGCAACCAGCCGAAGCTCATCAACCTTCCATGACGGTGAGGTGATGTGCCACTCACCCGTAGTCTGGTCGTAAGATAGACATCCCGATGCCATCTGATGAAGGCGCGTATTGCACTCTAACGGCGTAGTGACATAGCCCTCGTCTTCCGAAATCCATGTATCGTCAAGCTGGTTGTACGCCTTGCGAACCGCTGTAGGCAGCTCAAGAAACCGCTGCTGCGGTTCGGGCTGATCAGCTTCGCCATGCACGTCTTCATATGTTCGTCGCCACATACGAGGCTCAATCAACCCATAGAATTCTTCAATGGTGTGCGGATTGAGACCGTGAATCTCCATACCACCCCACGGAGACACGGATGTGGCAACGTAGTTGTCGATGTAGCGCGTCTTGCTCGGCCACTCGTGCTGAGCTACTAGCCGCAAGATAGACCAGTAAGTGCCGATGTGGTTTGTTAGAGGTGTTCCTGTCAACCCAAATGCGTATTCTGTCTGATCCGCTATTGCCCAGCATCCTCTCGTTCTAATGCTCTTCGGATCAGCTAGGTTGTGAGCTTCGTCTACAACGGTGAGCCTGAAGTGGATAGCGTTTAGTTCCTTGCTATGCGCCTGGCACTTAGCTGCCGTGATCTCGTCATCGCCTCCAGCCACCCCGCCGCAGTCCGGACAACGCTTCATGCGGACAGAGCCGTATGACGCTAGACGTGAATGTGATACAGCAACCTCGTACGACATGAACAGAACGTCAACCGGCTTCTCAAGCTCCTTACGGCGCTTTGCCGGTGTGCCGTCAAGCTGCTTTGTCGTTCGATGAGGAACGTGAGCCTTGAACTGTCGTTCGGCCGAAATAAGCGTCGACTTAGGGCCGATCCAGATCATCGGGTACAGATCACCCAACTCAGCCGCAGCAATCACGGAGCCACACTTACCTACGCGAGGGGCGTCGGCTAACACAGCACGCTTAGCGGCCAATAGAAACGATCCGCCTCGCTTCTGATACTCAAACAGTGTTGCAGGAAGCTTCGGGTCTGTAGAGGCGTCTGTACGAGCCTGTAACGACGGATAAATCCACTCGGCGTAATCCTTAGAGGCCTTGTCGGCAAGACGTTCGGTGACCTCCAGGCGTTCACCAAAGAGAGACCGAATACGACGGGCGGTGACCCAGTTGAATGGAGTAGTCCAAAGCTTAGACTTGGCGTTGTAGTGGAGACCCGCAAGAGACAGAGCGTCTTTGCTCACAAGCCACCCCGAATCCATCTCGATTCTTCCGGTGGAAGGGTTATAGTCGGCTACGATCTTTTGCATGATGAGTGGGAAGCTGCTTGCTATAGACCCAGGACTAGTCACTGGATGGGCGATATGGGATAACTCTACCGTAGAAAGCGGAGAAGTCTCCGGTGTATTCGAAGCGGTCTCGTTTGTCGAATCGCTCCTAGAAGAATCACTTGTAGAACCTTCAGTCGATGTAGTCATTTGTGAGCGTTTCACTATCAATCAGGCTACTGCCAAGAAGGCACCAGCGTATGAGCCGATGAGAGTTATCGGGGCAGTTGAGTATCTTTGCCAAAAATCCGGTTTGTCTCTTGTATTGCAGCTTCCCGTATCCGCAAAGAAACTGCTTCCTGATCCTGCTTTAAAGCGTCTCGGTTGGTGGAAGGCCACGAAGGGAAGTCACGCGAACGACGCTGCACGTCATCTCGGATTGTATTGCTTAACTCAGGGTCTCCTGAAACCGTCACAGTTGCAGGGCTAGTCGTTCGATCCCACGTCACTGAAACGGTTGTGCCATCTTTGCATACGATCTCAAACGTTGACGCCTTTCGTGCATCAACGTCTTGAATCAGCAGCAAAATATCTTGCACGTTGCCGTTATACGTCTTGTTCATTACGTAGGTCATAGGTTGCTTTCTATCCAGACAATTACGGAATCAAAGTCGTCACTGGCATCATTGAGAACGCCTAGAACGCTTTGATTAATTGTGTGCAAACCGGCCCACCTTTCAATTTCGGGAGGTGCGATGTGTGTAGAAGGGTGATTATTAGGCCGTTCGTAGTGCATGACGTTGTATCCGTCGATCACTAGCCACCTAGTTGAGTCGTACAGATCGCACAGAACGCCCATGCAACAAAATGTGCCGTCAACGCCTCTAAGCTTCCCTCGTCCTTTGGGGTAATTTCCAGACCTTAAGGCAGTTATCCACTGCTGCTTTACCTCTTCGTTCACGGTGCTCCTGTCTCAATCTTCCTGTATGCGGCCATACCTAAGTAAGCCTCGGTAATGAACTGCCGATAATAGTCGGTCTTGAACGCAGTCCATCCTGTCCAGTTATAGCTCCAGCCGGTACGCCAGACGTTGATTAACTTCCACACATGCTCCCACGCTTTAAAAGGATCAACTGCGTCGGCCCACGTGATTCTCGGAACGGATGGGTATGGGTCCACAGACATCTGATAGTACGTGTTCAGCTGAAACATGCCGACGTCCAGCGAAAGGTGAGACGGATGACCGGGCCTTATAATGAACTTGCCCAGCGCAAGCGGGTTGCCTCGGCTCTCGGCTAGCACAACAGCGACCGCTGTTATAGCGCGCCAGTCGCCCGAAGAAATTCGTGTGCAGACAAGCGCAGCTATATCCGTTGCCGTCCACATCTGCTTCGGGTCGGTAGGGAAGGGATAGGTCACTTACATTGACTCCAGTCATCAGAAGGTGCGGACACCTCACATGTTACCGGCACTCGCATAAGTTCGCTATCAGAGAAGCAATCATGCAGAATAGCTGATACCTCTCGGATGGTTTCGTGGTCATCCGGAACAGACACAACCAACTCATCATGCACGAAGTTAGTAAAAAAGTCAGACAGACCACAGGCACTGGCGCGCAGCAGGCATTCCTTGAACAGTAGAGCTGCTGGAGACTGAATCATGTAGTTCGTCAACTTGTAAGCGTCGTCTTCACCGATCGTCAGGCGATTACCGTACATCGAGATAGCGCTGACTAAGCCGTTACGCTTGTGGCGCTTCGCTTCCTGCTCGACACCCTTAGAGAATCGTTTCATTGTAGGAAAGGCGTTGTGCACAGAATCGTACACGACCTGGCCGTCTTCCTCAGTGTAGCCAAGCGTGTGAGCGATCTTACGTGCGCCTGCACCATAGAGCGATCCGAAAACTACGCTCTTCGCTTCCGCACGCTGCTTGCTTGTCGGTGCCTCGGTGCGAAACGCCTTAGCAGCCACAAACGAGTGAATGTCTAGGCCGTCTCTGATCGTCTGAATCAAGCCAGGGTCATTAGCAAGGTGCGCAAAGATACGGAACTCGATCTGTGCCAAGTCAACCGCAATCAGCTTCTGGCCTGGTGGCGCTACGATCGAACGCCGAACCATCTTACCTTTCTCAGACCGACTCGGAATCTGCTGGAAGGGAGGATTGGCGACAGACATGCGCAGAGTGTCGGCCTCACACTGCCGAAACTCAGCAAACACCTGATTGTCGGCATTTCGTAGCTCCATCAGTGCGTCGTAGTACGTGGAGATGATCTTGTTATTCTTCCGGAACGTGGACATCATCCCGACAAGCGGATGGAAGTTTTCGAACTCGGCAACAACGTCTTTGTTCATCTTGAACTTGTCTGTAGGCGTACGCTCGTACAGCGGCACACCTTCACGAACTAACAGAGCCGACATCGAGTTGTTGGACGAAATAGACCACTCATCACCGTACTGCTCGCGTACCTGCTTAGCGATCTCATCGGCTTCTACCCGTAAGTCGCCGGTCTTCGCCGCTATGTAGTCGGGGTCTACCGTGATGCCGTGCATCTCAACTTTACAGACGCTTTCGATGCTGCCCTGCTCGATCAGATAGGCACGCATGAACCCCTCATCGGCGTTCAGTTGTTTCATCAGCTCTTCGAACAGGTACACAGTAAGTACCGTGTCGAATGCTCCGTAGATAGAATATGCAGGAAGGTCAAGTGGGACGGTAGCCCAGTCCCATCCATATTTGTCAAACGCTGCCTCTAGTGCTCCTTGACCAGCAGCCGCAGCCGGATGAACCTTCCACGTGCCGAGAGGCTTCAGACCATGGTGACCGAACTCGTTGATCACTTTAGAGGCCAGAAACGAGTCGTGGATGTTTGCCCACTGAGGCTTCCAACCTAGCTCGTGCATCAAGAAGATGACATCGAACTTAGCGTTGTGGAAGATAAACGGACCAGTCCACCAATCGAGAGCGTGCTTGCACAACGCTCTATGTCCATCAAACGGAATAGCCCACCCCTGCTTATGGTCGGCAATCTGGAAAAGTCGAACTTTACCACCACGCGCCCAGTGCTTGGCGTTTGTTTCCGTGTCAACAGCGAGCATGGCGTGATCCGAGTGAAGCCACGTCAAGAAGTCGGCAACCTTATCTACCGAATCCAGAAAGTGAAGATCGGCCTCAAGAATTGACATGTTTTTTTCAATCTACTAGAGCAATACGGGAAAACGGCTTGAAGCCAGGGACATACACAACCTGAACCCGTCTATCATCAACCAGTATAACGTCAGTGACACTGTAAACCCCAAAGAGGTCGGCAAGGGCCTCGTTATCAAACGTCTCTTCACCGAATCGGTGAACTGACATGATGGCGTCAACTTGAAGCGCAGTGAGTGCCACAACTAATGCCTCCATTACGGCATCTGTTCGTACTTGAAAATCGCCCAGACAGTTAGGGCAGCAACTGGAACACCTATCCACAGATGATTAGCTATGAGCCAGGCTATGCCGAGTATCAGCAATAGCTGAATGATGACCATCACAACAAACTCAGTCAGCCAACTCGATCTGCTTCTACTCATCATCCCCACCACACCACGTTACGCACAACGAAGAAATAGCTATTGTCGTCACGCGGTGTTACGCGTAATACACCGTCCGAACGTACCTGCCATTCTACAGGGGTAATAAATTCGTGCCGTACTCCATCAGAAGTGTGCACCACAAAAAATGGTGGATTTGTATTTTTCCTCATGCGTCCTCCAGCTTTCTCGCTACCTTCTTCGTCGGTAGAAACACCAGGTCGCTTAAGAAGAACGTTCTGAAAGACTGATGTCCATTCTGGTTCTTGTCACCGCCATAAACCGAAACTTCATCACGTTCTTTGTGAACGGCCATGACGATGAACTGCTTACCCTTAGCTTTCGGCGTCCGAACCCACTTACCTACGTGCTCGTGCTCAGGATTCCAAAGGGTCGAGACCGGCTTGTATCCATCCACGCCAGACTTCAAAGGGGTGTTTACGAGCGATACGGATCGCAACTTCGTCCGAGTCGATTTCCGTGAGGCCTTCTTGCTCCCAGCGCTTGACGGTTTCTTCGCCACAAAGCTCCTTTAGTTCTTTTAGACTTCCTTTACCCATCGCCCACAACAGCGGCTTGAGCGGCCAAGACATTGGCCCTTCGAACACCCTACCGTCTTTGCAATAGGAACACGCCATGCAGCCGCAAGTTTTTGCTCGCTTCAGTGTTCCGTGCTTGTGTGGCGGATTCATGATGACTCCCAATCGTAGTAACTCAGCCGAGTCAGACTCGGTACGTATGTCAGAACTCTAACTTGACCACCGGTTAACTCTTCTGCAATAGACCTTACCAAATCTCGCTCGTCTTCCGAGACCGAATCTTCAACGTAAAGATTGATCACTAAGTCATCAGGAGAATCCCATGCCCTTACGTAAGCATAAATTGTAGCGTCGTCCCGTAAGAGTGTTGTCATCTCTGAAACAGTCCATCGAGCAGGACGAATCGAGTGTTGAGCTTCAGGCGGATCACCAAAGACTATTTGCACACCGCCAGCGATATGTGACTGGATGGTGTCAGCTAGCCGAGTAAGTTTTTCCTGAGCGTCCGAAACTTTTTCGGTCAGCTCAAATCGCATTCCCGACTTCAAATAGACAACCGCAACGTCGTCTTCAACCAGGTATGCCGAAACATCCTCCCAGTTAAAGATCGCTCCGTTCTTTGCCTGCACCGGAATCATTCGTAGCTCTTTCTAATCTGCGTGAACGCTGCATCCATCTGCTTCACAGTCAAGTTGAGAGACTTGCGCGTTGCCGTTACCGAGTGGCCGTCCATAATCATCTTTGCAACTCGGTCGCTTGTAACGTCACCGTAAGACGTACTGTACGTGTCCTCAAATACAGGGTCCGATGAAAGGTCAAACTGGCTTGTCAAGTGATCAAGGTTGAACTCCTTTCGCTGTATCAGATTTGATACGGCCCCTGACAAGACACGCCACATGAACGTCGACTCAGCCGCCAACGTAGGGTCATACTTATCAAGCTTCGGTAGCGCAATGGCCCACAGCGACTGAGAAATATCCTCAACTGATTGAGACCCTAGTCGTGTGTGATACTTGCGTTTTGCAGAGTTTGCGAACTTCATCACCATACGCTGATGAACTGTCCAATCGGTACTCATAAATTAGGCCAAAATCCTGGTCTTAGAGGAAGGTCACCGACAAAGGTGGCCTTATCGGGTACGGTTACTTCTTGAAAGCAGAGCCAGCCTGTCTGGCTAGCAATGATCGAATACGAATATCCTCCGTGATCGTCGGCGTGTTCCATAGGTGGGCTGGATATCAGGCAAGGATTGAACTCGTCCGGGTTACCAGGGGCGTTCATTCGTATGGCCTTCTCATTCTCAAGACCGCGAACTGGCGTGAGAATACGCCAAATCTTGGTGCTGTCATCGGTGTAAATTTCCGGAATGGGGTCACCTACCTGCACCCACCTCAACGGTTTCCACGGATTAGTCGCTAACATTTTTCGTTCCCTGATTTATAGGTTGAGACGTCCATCAACGCCATCCTCTTTTGCTCATAAAATCATCGTAACGAATCACTATCTCTGCAACAGCAGCCTCCAAATTGATGGCGGCGCTAACAAAGCCGAGACTTGTCAGCAGTGAAGAAGCGTGATCGCTGGTCGAAAGAAGACGAACGATCAATTGTTCATCATCTAGTTCTCTCGGCCTCAGTTCCTGAACTTGGTCATCATCCATATACAGAACCCCCAAACTCCTATAACCACTCCAGCAGCCACAGCCCCGATGAGCAATAACACTTCCTTCATGACCTTCATCTTACGGTGTTCGTGACTAGCCGAGAACTAAATCTGCGAGCTTAAGCATCTGCTCATCAGTTAACTTCGTGTTCATGAGCAGGTGACGCGTCAAACCCTTCATGGCAACATCGTAAAAACGGTGCTCAGGACAGCCAGTTACCACCCACGTAACATACCGATACCATGCAGCCTCGCGAATTCGGCCGACGTTACCGCCGTGCCAACGACACACGTAGCCACCCGGAATAGCGGGCTTCTCGCACGGCAGCCCATTAGACCGCTTGCTTGACCGCTTACACATCTCAGGCCACTTCGGCATACCCTTCATGTCCGGGAAGATGAACGTCTGTTTCACGTTTTTTACGGAAATCCCGCCATGATAGACATCTCATCCAGAGCACGACGAAGCCGAGACTTGCGCGTCGTCCAACGAGTAGCTAAAATGGTGAACTGATGAACAAGTTTTGAAGGATCATCAAACAACCGATTCATGGCATCAATCTGTGCTTCCTGGTATTCTCCGTAACTGTTCACTATTCCTCTTCAACGTGAGGAGCGGGTGCAAACGCCTTGATAGCAAACCCGCACGAACATCCTGGCCCGACTCTCACGTCAACGATGCCGTCAACAGTTTTGAACATAGCTACCGCTGCGTTAAACCCGCCTGTGTACTCCTCGGACAGCTTAGCCGAGAACGACAAGACAATCGGTGCAGACTGAGCATCTTGCGTGTACACCTCAAGCGTGTCGTCACTATGCAAAAAGACCTTAGCTGGTGTTGATCCCGAACTTCCTAGATGAGTACCGTCAGGTAACGTTACGAATGCAGGCACTCGAACAAACTTCACAACGCAACCTCTTGTGGCTGATCCTGCGCTAAAGTGTTTGACAACGTGCTTCGACTAGCCGAAAAATCAGCGCCTGTGTACACATTAGAATATGTCGTGTTTAGCGACCGAAGTACCGTCGTAGCTGACCACGACGGAACATAGAACGCCGCATCCTCCTGGTCAAGCCAGTCAAGTGGGGCGGCGTCGCCGCGAGGGCCGATAAACATGAAGTCCCAACTGTACTTATCCTTTTGGTGATGAATCATTTCTCGCAATTGGTGGCTGCTGTACCGACGCGAACAGTTTTCTCCTCCGTCAGTGAAGACTGTAAAAAGAACTTTAGCTGGCCGGTGACGATCGTCAAGCTGCCTAAGCACTCGGCCAACTCGGTCAATGCCGATGCCTACAGCGTCACGAAGAGCCGTCATACCGCCCGCACGAAGCGGAGCCGTGGCCAACTCATTGACGTTAGCTTTGCGAGTGTACTCAATCCGTGATGTGTAGTCGTCCGAAAACGTGCCGATAGTGATCGAATCTCCCTCTGGCAACTCAATCATTCTAGAGTCGAGAAACTCTTGAGCTGCCGAAATGTGGGTGATCATCGAGCCGCTTGTGTCAATGATAAATACGTGGTGTGTCTTTGTCATAGGGGTAATCCTTCCGATAATAGCTGACCGAATCCATATTCGGCCATGTCTTTAGCACTGAGCCAGAGGTCTTTACGCTTAATCAAGGCTCTAAGAGATCGAGCCGACTTCTCCGAAGTGCTGGCAAGGATGTCTAGAATTTGACTGTAAAGCTGTTCAGCTAATTCCACTGTATCATACAATTCACCTAAGGTTCCCTCGGAACCGAGACTTGGTTGATGAAGTAGAAACGTGCAGTTGTCGCCCATCAGCCGAACATCACCAGCACACCAGATCGGTACGCCCATGCTGGCGCACATTCCGGTAGCAATCGTGGTCAGGTGGTGACCCGCTGCCTGAAGCGCCTTCAGCTGGTCGTACAGTGCCAGGCCAGCAATAATGTCGCCTCCTTCAGAGCACACATAAAGCGTGAGATCGGCTGTAGGATCAATACGGTGTCGTGCGTTCAGATCGGCAATGATCATACGCGTCTTGTCCATGTTGACGTCGCCGTACATCCAGAGAGTATTGTTGTGTGAATCACCGGCAACAATGTGTCTTTCAGTTCGCAGCGCTTCGTCAGCGAGAATTCTGATCTGATCGGATGCCGCCGACGCCGACCGAGACTCGGCCAAAGTGCGGTGCAGTCTGGCCTGCTTGATGGCATTGTCCAGAAGTGGTTCTTGAACGAAGTTATCCGAAGAAAGGTCTAACACTGGAAAAAGTGTCATAGTGTCACTTCCTTGAGAATAGGCACATCGTTGAGAAATCTAGACCTCATTTGAAGAGTTCTGTAAAAGACTGCTGGAGAAGCTTCAATGCCCACAAACACCGGTTCCGATGTTCCGTTATCCATAACTACTATCACCTTGTCGGGTTCGTCCTTTATTTCTACAAAAGAAACTACCCGAGATGAGTCAAAGTAAGAAATGTGGCCACTAACTGATTGTATGGCGAATGTGAACATAGTTGACTCTACCTATAGAGCTGCTATAATTGCCTTGATAGTTTCCGGCTGATCTTCATCATCAGCTAGCGGCTCTACAATTGCCTTTATACGGTCAACAATCTCTTCAAGACCATCAACGTGAGCTTGAAGAAGGGCAGCCAAGTCAGTAGCTAGCGGCCGATAGCGAACCCAAAGCTCTTGCTCATCTCCTGAGAGCTGCTTGTAGGCAAGCTCACATTCTGGAAACCGCCTAAAGCTGTTGTTTCTCAGCGCCATCTGGTAAGCAGTCGATCCTCCGTAAGTACCAGCCAGCAGCCACTCGCCTCTGATCATCCGAGAACGCTTGTCGCGCAACTTGCGGAGCCAGATTGGACGGTCCTTACCTTTTGGCATAATGGCGTTTGGTGGTAGGTCTCTCACAGCGTCAGTCTTCCGTCTGCAAGTCTACGCAGCACTTCGGCAGCTTGTGATGATGTAATTCCTGACCAGTCATCAACTCGGCCGTTTCCGTCGTCTTCCCAGCCAAATTCATCCATTACTTCGGCCCAGATACTCCCTCGGCAAGCGTAAAAGAGTCTGTCATCTGCTAAGTCTTCATCAATACCAAGCGCTTCGGCGGCTCGTTCGGTGTTGCCGTAGTCAAGGTCGTCATTAAACGGCACTCCTATAGTGGCGTTAACCCATCCAGCTACACAGCCAGTAGTACCACAATCCGTCAAGAGACCGCCGTTCTCATCTTCTCCGGTCTTCTTACAGAAGAAATGGTTGAGATCAAAGCGGTCTGTCTGTTCGATCAAATCGGCAACTTTAAGAAGTAGCTCTGCGTTCACTTTACTGATTCCTTTGATAAGTTTTCAATTAATCCCTGAACAGCGTAGTCGGTTCGGTTCTTGTATTCTCCACACCAGATGTCTGGTCGAGTCTGCGGAAACATCGACTCCGTCCGTAGACCTGGGTTACCAAACGCATCCAGGACAGGAAGGATATGGGCTACTGGAGCGTGAACTCGGCAATCACCAACGGTTTCATCGTCGTTCGATTTCCAGAAGGCGCAGTCTTTGCAGTTCATAATTCACACTGTACCGTCTGAAGACGTTCCGACTCCTAAACGTCTTATATTCACAGTCAAGCAGTCAACCGTCACTCCGTCGAGCTTTACGGCGTGCCACCTGCGGCCTGGACTGACTGTCACGAGACCATCGCGAGACCAGTTCTTGACGAGGTTGGACAGATTCTTCTGGTTGCCTGTTGACTCTAGCCATAACTGAAAGGACGTCTTATCTAGAGATAGTGTGTCATTTTTGATGTTTCGTCGGAATCTATACGGCGTGTTCCGTTCGTGGAACACACCGAACCAGGTGTGAGGACTTTGCGGATCGGAACTGGCGTCGAAGTTCCATTGAGCACTATGAGCGTCCAAGAAAGCGCTGAAAATATCCCACACTCGTGTCTCAAGACGAGATTCCGTTTCTTCGGCCACGTCCCTGATATGAGCACCGACGTGATCGACAAGCGCTCCAATCGAAGGAGGCAGAACGCCAGCAAACTCAAACATCAAGTTGACGCCAGCGCAGGCCATGGACGCCATGGCAATACGCGCCTCAGTAACGCCACGAGCCTTAGACGATGATCTGCTAGCGTACGTCTCGGACAGGATCGTGTGAAACTTGCGGTACATCAAGATCATGCGGGTGCGCATATCGGCGGTAGGAACCGGAAACAGCCGATGATTGCGGGCCAGGTAGCCCATGATGACCGAATTTGTGTGCAAATCGGCTACCGGCATAGGGATGTTGATGATTCGGCGTGTCTCGCCGTCTGCTCCAGACGCTGTCTCTAGCTGAGACTCACCCGACGAGAACACCATCGTTCGCCAACTTTTCTTTTCCTTGGCCCTACCCGATGTCGTGCTGCGCGTACGCTCGGTGCCGTCACCGATTGAGAAGATCATCTCAGAGAGCTTGTCTTCATCAATGCGCCCACCCTCGTCCATGCAGTACGGAATCAGGTGACTTTCGGCAAGCGCCGACGTGAGACCAGCCACCGTGGTGTCCCACGTACTCCGAACATCCGCCGCCCAGAGTGAGTGAATTAGGTCGATAAAGACGGTCTTGCCTTTGCCCGAGTTGCCCCACATATGCCATAAAGCGCCACGCAGAGTGGTCGTAGTGAGTTGATCGAAGAATGGGCACGCCCACGCTGCGCCGAGTACCAGAAGTCCGTTCAGTGCGTTGACTGTGTTGTCACCATCCTCAGTCGGAGCCTTTCGGTCACACTGCTTGATGAACTCTTCCAGAATCTCCTTGAATGCCGTACGAGCGTCTTCACGTGCCTGCTCGGAGGGCATGTGCTGTAGATGCTTGCGAGACAGTAGGAACTCACCCCGATCAGACCACACAGCGCGGTAGCCGCCAACCTGAGCTATCGGGCGGTCGTTCTTCTGCCATTCGCGCACGAACGACTTTACGTAGTTGCGCAAGGGCTTGACCTTATCGGTCGGGTACGAGACGCCCGTGGCGGCGACAAGAAGCGCCGCTGTTTGCGGTTCCGTGATGATGGACTCAGCAAACTCTACGTGAGTGCCAGAGTCCCTGAGTTGAGCGAGCAGTGATCGTCTACCTGCGGAAACGTCGAAGACTACGGATCGAAGAACAAGCTCGGCGTTGTCGATGTCGGTCTGAATCTGCTTCAGCGACGGAGACTCGGTGGGCTTGCCGTTCGCATCCATGGAAGGTACCTTGGAGTAAAGCTCCTTCATGGACTCTTTCCAGTGAAGGAACAGCGGTAGGCTGATCGGAGCGTCTGCGGAAGCGTCTAGCGTAGCCAGTTGCCGATCGAGGTCCATCACCTTGTCCGTGTCGGGTGTGTCGGCAGCCATAGCCGTGAGAAGGGCGGCGACCAGATGGGCAGCCGAAGGGAGCGTTTGCGTCGTGGATGTGGTTGTCATGCAACGTCACTTTACCCCCCGTCGGGGCAGAAAAGCACCGTAATTTTGCAGAGTTGCAACGCCTTTTTGTAACTGAGAAATGCATCGTACCTGCTAGACGGCCGTTTTTTGCCAGTTACAAAAAAGGAGGTTTCAAGTTGAAAATAAAGCTATACGTACACGAGAGCGTCATGAGAGCTTTAGACCTTTATGTAGTCATGTAGGCTTATATATCTATGTAACTTATGTAACTTATGTAACTGTACTATATATGTCTTATTTCTTAAGGGTCTTAAGGTTTTTGAAAGTTTCAAAATCAGTTACGGGTTTCAGAAAACGTCGACGTGTCGTGGTAAAACGAAAAAATTCGTGTCGTGACCAGCATAAATCACAGAAAGTCAGTGATGTGCTATGATCAGCATCATGGCCCTGCCAGCGCTCAACGAAGATACTGCCCTTGCTCTAGAACTGAAACGAAACGATCTACGAGCCAAACTGTCTGGTCACGCTGACAAAGCCGTGCGCACGCTCGTAGAGTTGAGCGAACTCGGTGACAGCGAGGCTGTGCGTCTTGCCGCCGCTGTAAAGATTCTTGCTCTCGTCGGCGTCGGTGAAATCAAAGAGACACGGTCAACGAACGTACACGTTGATCTGAGCGTGGACCGTGAAGCCGAGATCATGATCGAGCGTCTAGAGCGAAACCGAGCGAAGCGCCAAACGGACTCGATTGAGACCACCGCTACAGACACCTGAGAGGCCTCTATTTTCGATTCTAAGCGCTTCGACCCTGGAAAGTGCTATGATGAGACCGCATGAGCCGAGAACTGATTCTGACGATCACAGCGAAAGACTTTGACGAGACGCATATTCGTGGTTCGGGTGCCGGTGGACAGCATCGCAACAAATCGCATACCGGTGTTCGGCTTGTTCACCGAGCTTCTGGTGCTGTTGGCGAAGCGACAGACAGCCGTGAGCAACACCGAAACAAGACTGCTGCGTTCCAGCGTCTACGCGAGACTCCTGAATGGAAAGCGTGGTTTCGTACGGCTGTAGCACTGGCTGCGGGTCGGCCGTCTGTTGAGTCGCTGGTTGAGAAAGCCATGAATCCGAAAAACATCAGAACTCAGGTGTTGAACGATCGAAGCCAGTGGGTAGACTTGGAAGAATGACCGAGACAACGACGTGCCCAGCCTGTACCGAGGTGTATGCCGGAGATTTTGGACCCGATTCGGGTCGGTGGTGCAGAATCCACGCTCGGCAAGGTAGACTTGAGTCATGACGAACATTTCTGACGACCAGGTGCTGGCAGACCTTATGGGTGCTGCCGATGAGGATGACCAGGACTTTGGCGACTTTGACGCCGATCTCGTAGACTGGGAACAGGTGTTTGCCGACATTGCTCTTTGGGCCGACGTTGAGGCGTCAGACGAAGCGAAAGCTGCGAGTCAGTGATCATCGCACTAGTACCGACCAACGCTATCGGTGAAGGGCACATGACCTTAGCGTACAGTGAAAATACCACAGAAAGTAGTTACGCTTCGTGGTGTCAACGAGTCGGAGCGCTTGCGCCAACCCTTCCTAAAAGATCACTCTCAGTGGTCGGAACCGGGCAGCTTGGAGAGGGCAAATGGGCCGCTGAAGTCGTCTATCTTGACCCGAAACAGGCTGACATTTACCGTCAGGCTGTAGCCGATCTTTGTGAATCGGAGCATCCTGAGTGGCTGCCGCACCTGTCCCTGAGTTACGGTGAAGACGAGTACACTGGTACGATGCCGACTTCCATTGAATTTGACCGCATGGAAGTATGGGCGGATGGTGACTTCGGTCGTTACTCGGTTCCTCTTGCTGAACCGTTGACAGTCTCGTTTCCTCTTGAACTGGAGATAATTCTTCCGTCTGAAAGTCCCTCTGAAATGGCAGCTCTACTCGCTGCGGTCGAAGCGCGGATTGCTGATGTTGCACGTAGTTCAGTCTCTTAGTTTCGCCTGTCATTCGTCAACCTGCGCTCCTCCCCCTACGGGCAGCGGAGGCTCACTTCCTGGTAGTGATGTACCTATTTCTCCTATTTCTTCCTCCTCTTCATCTGGACGAAACGTATTCAGACAGTTTGATAAATTAACTGAAATTCAAATTGCTGAAGCCTTTACCCAGACAAATAACGAATGGAGTGCTAAAGCAGTAGTGTTTAGAGAAAGTATTGGGCACAGCTTTGCGGTTAGTGGAGTAATCAGTGATAAGGATGGGGCACCAATAGGTGAATTTAAGCGACGAATTATGGTTGATTCACAGACAAGAAAGCTTATTGCTTCACACGATTATTTGTCAATTAACTACTTAACTATGCAAGGAAAAGGCATAGGTACCGCCATAAATGCTAAAGCACTGAAGTTCTATCACGAAGCCGGTGTGAACGACATCGAAGTCTATGCTTCTTCGACAGGTGCTGGTGCTGTTGGACCGTACGCCTGGGCCAAGGCCGGGTTTAGGTTTAGGGACAACATTGATAGAACTAACGTGGCTGAGGTGTTTGAAAAGTATGGTAGCGAGAATCGTCAGTACCTTTCGCAAGGAACAAAGAACGACCTAGACGCAGTTCTTCAGGCAGTCCGTGACGGTGCAGACGTGCAGCCGATTCACTTTGCATCAATCGGCAAACGAGACGCAGGACGGTCACACTCGTGGTTTGGCAAAGACCTTATGACCGGTCAATTCGATGAGACACCCGACTACGAGGCGGTGTATCATCTCTGATCTTTATGTACCGGAAGTCATTCACCCGATGTTTGAAGGCAATGTCGAAAGCTACATGCCGTGGGCTGAATTTAACAACCTCGGACTTCACTGGTTGGTGAACGCTGAGCTTCTAAACCCTCGTGGGTACCACATGACTATGTATTATCCGGACCCAGAATTTTTGGTGTCTACAGGATTTTTCATTCATGGTGATGGTACTTCACCGTGGGAAGGTGTCGATCCGAATCATCCAATCGCTCGACGGGCATTCAAACGAGTAAAGAAGTTTCTCAAGTGATTGTCGCCATCTCTACATGGGACCAGATCAGAACTATTCTTTTGGCTGCTGCTGTTATTGCTGGAGCAATCACAGCTCTTTGGGCATTTAAACCAACTCAGTGGGTAATGAGAAGTTTTTCAAGATTATTTATTAAGCCAATTAATACAGGAATCGAAAACAAATTCAGAACGGTTATTAAAGAAGAGACCGAAGATATTCGTAAGCAGGTGTTTCCTAATGGTGGATCATCATTATCTGACAAAATGTCCAGAACGGAACTACAGGTTGAAATGCTTAATGTCTTGATTCAATCAGTCCATGAAAAGCTCGATGTTATCGGAATGACAACCGAGAATGTAATCATAACGCAGACAGGACACTCCAAGAATGGATGACGAATTCTACAACAAGGCTCACGACAACGTAGGTCGGTTCACTACTACATCAGGATCGACAGCTCTTCCTGATGTGTCGTTCTCTAATATCAAGATTGCCTACCGCCCACGATATCCAGACGGTCACGCTGATCCAGGCGAAGTGGTGTGGGCACGCGTTCCGTTTCAAGAAGACGCTTCGCAAAGCAAGGATCGTCCTGTGCTGATTATCGGCCGTACCGCTGACGGCAAGAATCTAGTTGCACTTCAACTAACGTCGAAGTCTGGACCTGGCCGAGTGAGCATCGGTGAAGGCAAGTGGGATAAGACAGGTCGTGAGTCGTATCTGAGGTTTGATCGGTTAATCCAGATCAGCGACAAATCGTATCGACGTGAAGGTGACTACATGAAGAAGCCTATGTTTCAAGGTATCGTGAATACGCTAACGAGTCGTCAGGGTGCCGAGAAAGTGACCCTATCTGTAGTTCAGACAAATGAGTTTGTGGTGGCTGATGACAATCTATTTGCTCAGTACCACATCTACCACACGTCAAATGGGCGTTGGTCGCTCGATCAAGGTTCTGATGAATTCTTCAATAAGAATCATGACGCAAAGGGTCGGTTCACTGCCTCTGACGTAAACGTAGCCAATCCAGAAGTAATCGAAGATGTGACTGGATCAGCACGAGCGCGTCAAATTCGGGATGCGTACACGCAGAGCACCGAACGATCTGAAGGTGCTTGGGATGAAATAATGGCTCCCGCCGAGCTACGCTCAAAGATGGCTAAGGCGTATGAAGCTATGCCTGTTGATGATCCATCGGCGCACCCATCGTATCGAGCACTTGCTGGTGAAGTGAAACAGCAGTTTGATTTTATGACGTCTAAGGGAATCAAGGTCGAGTTTGTTTCATACGACCCATACCGAACAGCCAAGATGATGACTGCCGACGTTGAAGCGGGCACGATCAAGGTGATGAAGACGGCAGTGACGGGAAGTCACACGTTCTTTACCGATCAGGAAAATGACATGTTTCGCGCCGTTCATGATGTGTTCGGTCACGCTGCCACCGGCCGAGGGTTTGATCGTCATGGAGAACGTGCGGCTTACGTTTCTCACTCCGAGATGTTCAAGAGTCGTGGCGCTATCAGAGCGCTGGCAACTGAGACAGAAGCGCAGAACGCTGTAGTTCATGAGACTGGACGTTTTCCTGTTCAGAAAATTGCACTGATGCCCGATTCTCTTGTCTTTGCTGGTATTCAGGTGACTGCATCACTCATTCAAGAAACAATTGATTCATTTGTGATTCTTGATGCAGATGACTTCTACAACAAAAATCACGATGCCGAAGGCAAGTTCACGTCTGGGCGTAACTACTTTCCAGAGGCTAGCCGAGTAGTCAAGACAAGGTTCACGAAGCCCGCAGATAACGCCGAGACAATGACTCAGGCCATTCACCGAGTAATTAAGTCTCCTGCTAAGGATCACCCCGGAGTTGAGAAGCTATTTGCTCACCACGACAAGGTACCCGTACCATTTCCGTCGATTGGACGTAAGAAAACAGAACCTCTGTTCGATCGTGCGAAGGTCGAAGCAGCCGTCAAGACTCCTCGGCTAGTTGACATTCCGACCGACAACCTACACGCCACGCAGCCGTGGGTCACTAAGTCGGGAGTGCAGCACTACACAACAGGTCAATACGAACGTACTGGTAAGACGTTTGCTGACGCTCATCAGGCAGGTAACACATACCCGGTCGTTTATGAGAAGGCAGATGGACGCAGAGTAATTCTCTCTGGACACCACCGTGCTGTTGCAGCGAAGATCACTGGTAAGATGTTGAAGGCAGTGCTCGTAAAGGAATCAGAGTGAACTTACTACCTACAATGACGATTGACGAATCCTCAGCGCTATCGGCAGAGGAAGCGCGTCGTTTGTGGACTAGTGGCGAGTCGATAACTGTTGCCTCGCTTGAGGACGCACGTCTGATTCTCGGAGACTTTGCGGTAGACCGACGTCTTGACGAGTTTGCTGCTAAGGGCATTTATCAATGAGCGTTCTAGGAATCGAACAGCCTCTTTCGTGGTGGTCTAGAAATGATGTTCAGATTTTGCACGAATCTTTCACTGAACTTGTTGGCTTAGACGGACAAGAATTTTACAACAAGAATCACGACGAGAAAGGCCGGTTTGCTTCCAGTGGCGGCACTATTTCGGTTATTCGTGGCGATATTCAGCGTGAGAGAAAGGCGATTCTCAAGGAACTAGATGCTCAAGGAATAGAGGAACTGAACCCTCTTCGCCACATCTTTCAAAGTTGGATGGGTAATTCTGTCGTTGTTGTGCGTAACGCCGAAGGACAAGTTCGTGGCGGGGTGCAATTTCAGATAAGCAGAACCAGCAAACAAGTCGCTATCACAGACATGAGAATGTTGGATAAGAGGCAAGGTCATGGTACGCAGGCTCTTACGGAAGTAGCTAAGACTGCTGCTGCACTTGACTTTGATCTTGCTGTTTATAGCGCTATCGGCACAGCTAAGCCGTTTTATTCAAAGCTTGGAGCGTACTTTCAGTCAGGAAGTAGTGTTGGACATTGGACTGACGCAACTAGAGACGCTTTAGCCAAAGGAAATCCGATAGCTGGCGGTGAAGTTACGTATGATGAACTACTGAACGTTCCTCTATTTGCTGCATCGAGTCGCCCACGAAAGAAGGCTGTTGTTGGTTCAATTAGTGATGACGAAGTTGAAAGTGAAGCGTTCTACAACAAGAACCACGATTCAGCGGGTCGGTTTGCGCGGTCTCCAGAAAGTCGGGCAACTGACCCACTGGCACAGCCGGATTCAGGTTTCACGCTCGCTGTCCCTAGCCTAGAGCCGATCACGGAAGGATTTGCCGTGGCGCTTGGCGGGTCAGATCGACTCTTTCTTGCTGCCGACTCGTTCGACGGTCCCCGGCCGAAACCAGCGATGGTGAAAGCGGTTAGAGAGCGAATCGACGCAGCAATGGCGATAAAGATTGAAGGTGCCACAGTCGGGGTAGGTGGCTGGCACAACCCAGATGACGGTAAACTAGAAGTGAATGTGACGGCTGTATTCCCGACGAACAAACGCGCCGACGCTGTTTTATTCGCCAAAACCGAAGATCAGATCGCAATCTTTGCTCTCCATACAGGCGAGCTAATCAGCACCGGAGGAACCGGAGGAGACAGAAGTGTTTAAGGTACCCGACAACTGGGATGATATGACTGACGAAGAGAAAGACGCCTTTGTTGAAGAGGCTCTTCTTGCTGTCTTTGAAGATGATCTCAACGACGAACAACTGTAATGGCGATCTTTTCGGGTCGCTGGCCTGATCTAGACAAGGTAATCACAACTCCGGCAGTAAACTCTTTCAGTTTTACAGGAGTACCAATTCCTCCCTCCCCCGGACCTATTTTAACTCCAGGTTCGGGCGGAATGAGTGCCGGTATGGCAATGACTCCCGCAGCTCCTCCTACGACTGTTGTTCCAGTAACTAGCCACCGTGCTGCAACTTTTTCAGGCCCAGTGCAGTGGCAGCAAATACCTGTTCCGTCGCTAGCTACGCGACTTGGTGTGCCAACTATCGGTGTTTATCTTACAGGGGCTTACCGAAGCACGCGATCTGATACGGTTGTCACGAATGAAAATCACGGTTCGGTGAGAGCGCTGGTCAACGTCTTTGATGGTGATGTGTTGGAAGTTGCCCTAGGTGAACCTGCTAGATGGGCAAACGGAGCATATGGTGGCCCACTTGGCGGGCGAGGTGGTGATGGTCTTGGAAACGGTGGTGATGGGAGTGTATCGGCTTGGACTGTAGCCGGGTTTGGCGCAGTTTCACGAGACGTCTTATCAACTGGCGGCTTTGGTCGTAGCGTTCTTCGGTTGAACGGACAAGTCATTCTTATAGCTGGAGGGCAGGGTGGGCTTTCAGCAAGTCCTACATGGAACAGAAATTTTTCGGTATTATCGGAGAACTTTCTCTTCAATTCAAACTTAGCAAACCCTTCTAAATTTGATTCCCTTTCGTCTTACTCGTTAAATCGTCATTTCTTTTCTTCACAAAGCTCTCCTCCCGCATACGGATTTCCGCCCGTTGTTGTTTCAACTAGCGCTTTCACAGGAAACACAACATTCAATCCTCCCATAAACGGTACTGCCACTAATGGAGGAAGTGGTGGACGTATGCAGACGTTTATTAATGTTCCACTTGCAAGAACTATGGAACTTAAATCTCCAGGTGGCGGTGGAGGGTTTATTGGTGGTGCTTCTGGCAAGATTGGTGCGTTAGTTGGTGACCCAGCTGTTCTTACAGGCGGGGCACTACGCTCTATTACAGAATCACTTAGTGAAGATGGAGCTATTTCAGGCAGGCACGGAGCACCACTAGGTATAGGCGCTGTTCAGCAATTTACAAACGGCTTCACTATAGCACCGTCTACGTCACCGTTCTTTGTGGCTACTGGAGTATTGAACGCCAACACCACGCCTATACCTGTTATAACAGCCGCAAACTGGCAACTGTTTGCTAGCCGCTGTCATCCAGGATTCTGTGTAGTTTCTTACTTCACGCTTCCCTAACGTTCAGTGTGAAGTAAAGTGAGAAGTATGAGCAATACAGCAGCAACGGCAGCCATAACACCTTCTCCACCAATCACTTACGAGTACCGCAATCCACCACCTGACCGACATGCTGGTTCTGTGTGGGTTTCTACAGCCCCCGTCATCACGAGCACTCGTGACACTGACATTGCAGAAGTACTGGCACAACTGAAGAATGCAGAGGATCACACTGAGATACGTGATGCCCTGACTGTACTACTGTGGTTGGCAGGACGCGAGAAGGACAGAACGCTTGAGTCAGTGATCAGGGTAATGCTGAATCTACTCGACACAGCGGTGATCTTTCCTAGAACGTGATGTGCAACTAACTGGTTGCACCTGATAGCGCAACGCACCTAGTCGTACAGTGTACGAGGCTGACGCAGCGTTCTATAATAGAACAAGTGTTCTGTTCACATTGAGTGGTAATCTCAGTATGTGAGAAAGGGAACCCTTTAGGCCTCTCGCCTCATGTGACCTGGCGCTATGCCCTACCAGGGGCGGAGCAGCGCAGCAGATCAACAGCGCGTTGAGATGACTAATGATGCAAAAATTGAACCTGTTCAGATTATACACATGAGCAAGGGGGGTAGTTGTTTCAGCAGGTTTCGGTTTTTGGCCCCCTCCCTGGTATGGCGGTGCCCACCTCATCTACCAGGCCAAACGAGAGAAATTGTACAAATCTTGACTTGACAACTTCAGTAGGTGGTGGTATACTGGAGGCATGACCACAGAGATTCTCAAAGCTGAGACTGTTGAAGCAGAGATTTTGACAAAGGAGCAGGTAAAGGCTCTCAGAACAAGAGATTCTCTTCTGAAGAGCGGCTTCTTTGAGTTGGTACAGGCGTACGGGCCGTTCGTGAGCCGACCCTGAATTCCGAAGAAATTGTATAAACCACTTGACACGGCTGGCTGAGTCTGGTAAGATGTTGTTCATGACACAAGACACCTACGACGCCATTGCTGACGGTTTCTGGTTCGCCCGTGAGGATGGAGAGGATTCACACGCACCATCGTTTGACCGGGCGGTTGAGTACGTGGCGTCCGCTCTTTTGTGCGCTGACTCTCACTTCGACCGTGACCGCTTCTTTGTCCGGTCGGGTATGTCATGAGCATGCCCAAGTCCTATGCGCATGTAGACCTTGACGTATCACCACACATCTTTCCATGTCCGGAGGTGACGTTGACGGGTGAGATGCTGATCGAGCTTGCCAAGTCAATGGATGGCGATCAGCTTGAGCGACTGCGCAAGGCGTTAGGTCTGTCATGATCACATGCCCTGATTGCGGCTCTGACGATCTGTCTTGGGATTACACCCTAGGCACCTCTATTCCTGCTGGCGGTCTTTCTGATCTGCACGACGTCAGTGTCGTGTTCTTTATTGGCTGTCAAGAATGCTCAGCAACCGTCAAGACGGCTAGTGCACGCCAAGTTGTTATCCTGTTAGACACCCTACTGAAAGAAGACATGCTATGAACCTCAATGAAGAAGACGTCACGTTTCCAATCTTCCTGACTGAAGACGAGCTACGCGAGTTGATCAACACCCCGCATTCTGCGTCTATCTGGGAACAGGTCAACTACGCCCTCGCCGTGTTCGGCGGCAAGGTTGAATACGGAGAAACTGAGTGATGAAAGCTTTGTGTGTCTTTCTGGCTGTAATCCTGTTACCGATAGCTACAAGCATTCCGGCTTCCGCTTCTTCAAATACCACCGACTGGTACTTGGAGATTCCGTCGCTTCGATTCGGCGCTGACATCTACGTAGGTGACCAGGAATCAATTGATGCTGGTAGCGTCACCTTGTTTGACGGCTGGTCACCGGCTGTGGCTCCTGGCGAGGTCGGTACTGTCTGGCTGGCCGGTCATCGTTCGAGTCACGGTGCTCCGTTCCGTAAGCTCCCACGTCTCCGTGCTGGGCAAACGGTGAACATCAATTCCTATGACCAGGTGTTCACGTATCGTATTGCCACCAGAACCGTGACGTCTCAAGACCCGCCCGCTGAACTTATCTATGGCCTTGATCCAGCGGCTCGGCGCATCGTGTTGCAGTGCTCGTGGACTCGTGGCCGATCGATCGTTTACGTCGGTTTTCTGGAGTCTGTTCAACCCGTACTCTGAGTCAATTAACCCAAGACGGGCGATCACGGTTAGCTTTCCGCACAAGCCGAACACAGTCAATCACTGCCCGCACTTTGCCAAACGGCCCCCAGTGTATGCGTCCAGCTTCTGGCACGTTTATGCCGGTTGCGAACCATCCGTGCTTAGGACTACGGAATCGCACGGCTCTTGCTGCCGAGTAGACACCTTCTTTGAAGTGGTGATCTCCCCACGGCAGTAGTGCCTGCCATCCCCACTTAGTCCGCATTTTCGGACACGCTCTCAATTAGTCCATCTGTCCAGCAATCCAGACATTCGGTGGTTAGTTCGTAGCTGTCTGAGTGCCTGATGAGCGCCCATCGTTCAGATTTAGCTACCTCAAGTAGCTTCACGCCGTCCGAAGCTTCGGATCGTTTGCCACATGTGCACTGTATGAACATGCCAGACTCTGTGTTACCAATCATTTTGGCCCCGTCTGAGTAGTGGTTCGGGTACCGATCTTGCTACCACATCGCTTGAGCAGCCACCCAAGAGGCCAGCAAAGCCCAAGAAGTGCACACCCAATTAGTACTCCAACCAGTGCCGCCCACGGACGAACGCCTATGGCCCATGAGACACCGCCAACAATGGCAGCGACAAACATGAAACTCGTTAGAGCCAGAAAACCGACTTCGAAGTTACTAGGGTTTCTCATGCTGTATTCTACCGCAAGCGAGTTCGTAGCAATCCGGACATCTGCTCCACGACCAGCCAGCGTCTTTGATTAGTTGGAGAATAGCGCCAGCGTCGCTGCTGTATATGCGACATCCGCATCCGTCGCATTCGGCGTATCTGTCGATTTGCATGTTGCACTTTACCGCTGAAGTCTGTAGAGTGGTCACCATGACTGAAGACTTTGAGGCTCTTGAGCAGGCTGTAGCTGATTTAGCTGGTCTCGTTCGTCACATGGGTCAGGTGCTTTCTGGTCTCAGGCGGGAGCGGAGCTTAATCGCCCTCCAGCAGCCATTCGCGAGGCGCAGATACGCATCCACAAGTGGCATGACCAGGTGAGCAAGCGCAGGGCAGCACGGGATGCGCAATATCAGCAAGAGGAAGAGCTTCTCACACTTCTACGAGGCGACTCATGATTATTTTGGGTGACGCTCTGGAAGCAGTTAAGGACTTGTCAGACGTCAGACTGTTGTGGACCGATCCGCCGTACGGCACTGGCAAGGTACAGAAGCAGGGCGACAACGAATTCTATGATCCGTTTGACACGTCATACGTGCTGAACGTACTTAAGGCGTGTCTTCCAGCAATGAACGAGAATGGCACAATCGTTGTATGCTGTGATTATCGTTTGGCTACTGACCTTACATCATTCATGCAGGATTGTTGGTGGACGTACCGGGGCGAAATAATCTGGGAGTTTGGGCTGGGTCGGCCGCGCACGTCATGGTGGCCGGTGCGCCACAACAATCTGTTGACGTTCACAAAAACCGAAGAGTCCGGATTGTTTGACGGTAGCGCCGTACCGAGAGCCAAGCGTCTTGCGCCTAAGCCTGGGTATTCAGAGGATAAGCCTTCTGGCTCAGTGTGGGATTTCACGATGTCGAACACACATCCTGATAGGGTCGGGTACCCTAATCAGAAACCGATTGAAATTATCGAGCCGTTTGTGCTGGCACACACACTACCAGGTGACTTGGTGCTTGATCCGTTTTGTGGGTCCGGCTCTACTGGCGCTGCTGCGCTGAAGCATGGGCGGAGGTTCGTAGGTATTGACGTGTCCTCGTCTGCTGTAGAAGTTTCAAAGAAACGCCTTGACATCTGAGCCAACAAGGAGTAAGATTACCTCATGAACCGCACACTTACTCTTGACCTTCTGCTCACCGAGCTTGCCGAGGCACGTTTCGAGTTTGAGGCCGAGGCTGCTCGTGACAGTGAGCGCAAGCAGGCGTGGCATGTCTTCACAGTACTGGCTCAGGAAGAGATGCTGCGTCGTCAGCAGACTCTCGACATGCACTTCCCGATGGTCCTTAACCCGTCATGAAGAGGGAGAGAATGAGTCTCGTGGTTGTCGGTGATCACCGTATTGACATCATGTCTGACGACACGTGTAGGGTCTATTTCAACCCCGTCAATAGCGGCGAGCGATTCATCAAGTCGTTCAGCAGCATGGCAGAAGCAGTATCTAACATAAAGGAGCACAAGTGACTATCAATCCCGCAAACGTAGGAATCATCTTCTGGTCTGGCGACTGGTCTGTGGCTATCGACACGACCACCGGCAAAGTGCTGACAGTGGGTCATCACAGCGACCTTACGGCGGGCCTACTCAGCTTGTTTGGTGTGGCGATGGCGTGGAGCAACGAGCTTCCGTTTCAGAGTCAGCTGCCGTCTACTGAGCAGGACATGCTGAAGATGTGGGAGAAGGCGCAGTGAATCTCGAAGAACGTCAAAAGCACTACACGAATTGGCGAGAGTTTGCGGAGCGGGTGGCTGTGCCGTATCTTGAGGCAGATGACCGAGCATCGGACTTGGTTGAGACGCTGGCAGCGGACGCTAGCAAGGACTACCTGCTCGTAGCTCTTGCTATGGCGTACAACCAAGTTAATCGTCTGGAGTATCTGGTTGCCCGAGGCAACCGTCTCAAAGAAGCGCTGGACGCCTATGAGGTTGCGATGCTGGAATTTGTGAACGATCCTTCATGAAGACTCCAGCTGAGAAGATTATCACCGGGTTACTGGTTCTCGTAGTTGGAACTGCTGTAGCGCTGACGACAGGATTTGGTATCGCTATGATTGTGCTGGCATGGGCCATCTTTTGGAGGCTGTTTCTCGGTTTCTGGGGGCTGATTGTCCTGGCGTTTCTGGTTGGTCATGTCATCAACATCTTTGAGGGCCGTAAGAGGTGAACTGTTCCGGTCTAACGGCCGTATGGTGTGCAGTTCATGGTGACTGCCTGTGTGAGCGCTTTGACGACGGAGACATTCCGGCAATGGATGATCCAACGTGCCCGCTTCATTCGGTTGAGTCGAGACACGCCATCGGTAAGCGTAAGGTGACTGTGAGGAGGGTCAAGGGCCGGTAAACCTGTGAACTACACTGGGTCACATGGCTTTACCGGTTCTTCCTCTTACCCCTCCTTCTGACCTAGTTGGAGCGCCTAACGGCCGTCTTTCTGACGGGTTGATGAGTTATCTCAGCATTCATCCGTTCAAGATGCATCACCTAGCGGCTCGTGCGCTTGAGGCGCTGATTGCCACTAGCGGGTTTCAAGTGTCTGCTACAGGAACATATCGGACATATGACCAGCAAGTTGCATTGTTTCAGTCTCGATACACGCGAGTTCCGTTGCCAGGTCGTCCAAAGAAAGTTTGGAACGGACGCACGTATTGGCAGAAGCCGCGTACCGCCATGGCAGCTGTTCCGGGCACAAGCAATCACGGTCTGGGTCTAGCTATTGACTTTGCTACGAACATGCCCGATTATCTAGGGTTTGTGACGTGGCTTATTGCGGTTGCGGCTACGTTTGGTTTTTCGGCCGAGGCTCAGTCTGAAAGCTGGCACTGGCGCTATGTTGCTGGAGATGATCTTCCTCAGGCAGTTCTTGACTTTGAGAATCCTCCTACCCCCGAACCAGTTCCAGAGCCTCTTCCAGATTTGGCGGCTGGGATTGCGGCAGCTAAGACGTACACGCTTCGCCTTGGATCAGGGTCCGGTTCTCCTGGAGAGTATGACGCTGTTCGCTGGCTGCGCGCCGGGTTGATCCGTGACGGTGCCGAAATTGGCACTGAGGGGTACCTTGACCAGACTGTAGAGATAGCAGTCAAGGCGTGGCAGACCGCTATCGGTGGTTTGACGATCGATGGCGTGGTTGGCCCAAAGACTTGGGCTAAACTCTGGCCGTAGCCGGTAGTATTCTTCGTTATGAAGAAACTTCTTGCACTACTACTTATCGCATTGTCCGTATGGTCACCTACTGTCTCGGTATCAGCGGTCAGACCGCCTGCCGAGACGTGGGCGTTTTGTGGAGTACATCCCGCTGATCCGTACGCCCAGCGAAAGGCAAACGCATTAGCGGCGTCAGGCGGTATTGATGCAACGTTCGGCCCATGCATGCCCCCAAACTGGTCGACGTATTCGCCAGCGTTTCCAGGGCAGCGATACATTGACCCTACTGGGTACTTGTATTTGACGGTAATCAACGCCAACGCTGGAATGAAGACGATTGTTTACGATGCCCGTATCTGGTCAGACGATCCGGCAACGCGTAACGCAGCGATTGAGTTCTGGCGTCCACACATTGCCTGGGTGCGAGCGTTTGATATGGGCGACGAGTTTGATCCGAATGGTCCGGAGTGGTCAGTCCTGGTTCATCGCTGGCAGGTCATGATGGCCTACGTGGTTCCTCAGTTGGGCGTTGGTCCATTCAGTAATCATCTGCCGTGGGCCATCGACCCAGCGCTTGCGTCTATGCCTGAGCACGTCTATCACTTGAGTTTTGACGAATACAATATCAATTCAGCGCTATGGCTGGCCGACCACTTCAATCTTAGAGTGAATCATCTGATGTGTGCTGTCAATGCCTTGAATCACTCATGGGTCACGTCGGCCACAAAGATCAAGTCCGATATGCGATCACTACGTAATTACGGCTGTGACAGTTTCTTGATCTTTGGTGGCGTCAATCCGTATAGCACGGTTCCTAATTATGATCCAAATTTCGGTACGTATTCGTTAGTGACCAAGAACGGAACAGCAACGTCGTGGGCAACCGCCGTGCTTCAAGGCTCTACGCTCTAACAGCGGCTGCATTGTTGGTGGCGTCCTGTTCTATCTCTAGCGGTGCTGACAAGCCGACGTTACCGCTTCTTGGACCGCCGTCTAGACCACTGCCCACACCGACAACGTCCATAGTTGTTTCGGAATCTACTACCACAAGCAGGCCGCTTCCTCCGATCATTCAGCCGGTCGAGCTGGTTGGGGAGTTTGAGGTCACGATTGAGCAGTTATCTGAAATGCTAAGTTGCAATGTCGATCCTGTCACCTTAGAGTGTTGAGTCATGAGTTACTCATTCAACCTAACCGTAACATACGAGGATGTGCCTGATCTTTCGGATTCCATCCGCCGCGAATTTCATAGAAGCTCACTAAGCAGTCAGGCAGAGCATGGAACGTCTTTCGAGTCGATCAATGCTGTTGAAGATGCTGCGATTGCTGCCGGATTTATGACTGATGCACTCGGCCATAACTGGAAAACTGCCAGGATTATGGTTTCGGGACATGCTAATCCTAATAACAGCCCCCGTGAAGGCTGGTCAAATGAGTACCTAACTGTTACCGTTTCGGTCTTGGAATACGTGACATGAGAAAGCGCACGATTGAGGTCACAACTGAAGAGATCATGTCGGCTCTGTGGGAGGGTTCAGACATTCTGGGGACGGCCGAGCCGCTCATCTTTTGTGGTCAAGAAGAGTTTGATCCAATACTTGAGATTGTGGACAACAAACTAGTCTCTATCGAGTACTTCACAGAGTTGTAGAAGTTAGTTGTTGACATTCCTTGACTGAGCAAGTAGGATATAGCCATGACCTTGATCAGCAACGACGAAGCTCTTGCGATTCTTGCGCTTGAGAAGGCGCGAGAGTCTAAGGATGTTGTTGCTACATCCATGGCGGCGGCTCGTTGGGCAAAGGTTAGGGCGCAGGAGGCATTTGCTGCACTTACTGACGAGCAGCGAGCTAAGGGCGAGGCGCTGAAAGCAAGCTTTGCAAGCAGGTTCGCCCGAATGTTTGTCAGTCCCGACAACGGCAAAGGTCGTCAGACCATGTACATTGCTACTGAAGAGGAGATTAAGGAATGGAACCAGTCACACTAAACGTGCGGACAGAACAAGAGGCGTTCGATAAGGTCTCGGCGCATCTTGCGGCCATGACCGGACGTTCTATGTCACCTGACAAGTCGCGATGTGCTTATCGCGGTCACGACGGCAGAAAGTGCGCCATCGGTATTCTGATTGATGACGATGACGCTGCTAAGTCGTTCGATGAGGCGGATGATTCTGTGATTGGAAAGCTTATAATGTACGGTCAGGTCGTTACGAATGTAAGTAGAAGTTTTCTCGATGAGCTTCAGGTCGTGCACGATTCTCCATATAACTGGAACACGTCGGACCAAGGTGAGGAACTGGGGTTTAGTTCGGTAGGCGTTGCTTCTCTTGAAAGACTTGTCAGCAATTATCGGCTCTTGCCATGAGAGGATCGCGTATCGGAGTCGTTCCAGCCCTTATTGCCGTTGTCGTAGTGGTTGCGCTTTTTGTAGCGCCGAGCTACTTCAAGGAGGAGACGGTTACGACCGAGGTAATCAGTAAAGAACGAGTCTGTGATTCGGATTCAACTGGGCAGGTTAAGTGCCAGTACCTCGTGTTTACTGAAGCCGGGACGTTCAAGCTGACGGACTCGTTGGTGATTGGACGATTCGACTCGTCTGACATTTACGGACGCATCCGTGAAGGCCGAGTTTATAGGATCACATCGTATGGGTGGCGGTTCGGTTGCACGTCTACTTATCCAAACATTAAGAATCTTGAGGAAGTGAAATGAAGGGTTTTTTCCTTGCTCTGGTACTGAGTTTCTCCGCAGTAGCGTGCGGTGACGACGACAGACCTGATTACACTGACGAGGAACAGATTCGGGTCTGCATTGAAGAGGACTTCGGTACTCCCATCTTCACTCAGGACGCTTATGGCAAGGTCGTTGACTTTTTAGGATGCAAGCTGTGAAAGTAGGCTGTAAGTTGTGATTAACGTAGGATTTACTGGATCACGCGAAGGTGTAACAGAGGCTCAAGCTATTCAGCTAGGCTTTTTTCTTGAGGCACTGTTTGTCAGCGGTGCTCGATTCCATCACGGTGACTGTGTGGGCGCTGACGCATACGCTCATAAGCTCGCTAAGCAACTTGGGTACTTTACGGTAGGGCATCCTCCGTCCGACCCGAAGCTTCGTGCGTTCTGTGAGGCCGACGTTCTTGAGGTTGAGAGGCCGTATTTGGATCGCAATAAGGACATCGTGGATGCTTCAGACTTTATGATTGCTACACCTAGCAAGAGTCGGAAGACTGGCGGTACGTGGTCAACGGTCAATTATGCTCGGAAGGTTAACAAGCCGGTAGCGGTGATAAATGCGTAAGCGGGCGCTAGACATCATTCTTTCTTCCTTTCTTCTCATAAGTCTCAGTCCGTTGATGCTGGTAGTTCTCGTTCTGGTGTGGGTTTCTGATTGGCACGATCCGTTTTTCTTTCAAAGGCGCGTAGGTCTTCACGGTTCGTTGTTCTCGATGATTAAGATTAGGTCGATGGTTCCTGACGCCGAGGCTCATCTTGCTGAGTTGATGGAGTTAAATGAGCGTCATGGCCCACTGTTCAAGATCGAGAATGATCCACGAGTGACTCCGATCGGCAGACTCATACGTCGGCTCAATATTGATGAGCTTCCACAGCTGATCAATGTTCTGGCTGGTCAGATGAGTCTTGTTGGCCCGCGGCCCGCCGTGCCTTCTGAGGTTGTTCAGTTTTCGCCTGATCTGCGCCGACGTGAGCAAGTTCTGCCAGGTATCACAGGCTTGTGGCAGGTTCATGGCCATCATGATCCATCGTTTGAGCTGTATGAGGAACTGGACCTGTTCTATGTTGACAACTGGTCTTTAAAGTTGGACTTGCAAATTCTGTTCGACACGGTTAAGCTGTCATTTAGGAGGTCATAATGAGTAAGCGACGAGACAAGAAAAACGAGCTTGTTTACGGATTCAAGAAGCCACCTAAGGAAAAAACCGGCCCTGGCTGGTTTACGTGGATTATTCTCTTTATTGTTGCCGTGCTCAGCTTTGCTATGTGTGGCAAGATTAAGGAGAAGGACTGTATCAGTCGCGGCGGTACTCCGGTTCACTCGCCTGGCGCTATCACGTGTGTGATGCCATGAAGTTTCGGCAGTATACCAACTATTTACCATTTGATGGTAGGTTGCATGCAACGGCAAGGCAGATTGAAGACGAGACGATGTTCTTCAATTTTACATCAAAGGACGACATTAAGCCGTATTCGTTGGCGCGCAAATTTATTGCTGAACTGACAGCAAACAAGCGGCTAGATGAGTTATTGCGAACAGCACCGTGGTCGCTAGATACTCGTTCGCATATGCTGATGCGCGGCTGGTACCCGGCAATTCCTGGGTGGCATCATGATGATGTTGACCGAGGATTTGACGGACAGCCCGACTACACATCTGGAATCAATCTTCCTAATCCTGAACGAGAAATGTACGCCGTTGTGGTTGACGCTCTTGATGCGCCTACAGGTTCGCTGACTGAGTTTGTGTGCCGAGGTGAGAATGTTTCTGTACCGTGGCCGGTGCCCACCGACGCTCCAATTTATCGTTACTGGAATCAGGCCATTGAGTCTGAAGATGATAGCGAAACATTCCGTGTTGAGTCTGGTCGAATCGTTGCGTTTGATCAGCATTCGTTTCATCGTGCTGTACCGGCCGAATCAACTGGCTGGCGCTGGTTTGCACGTCTGACGTTCAATCCTGGCCCTCGTTCGGGTGGTCCGAAGATCAGACGTCAGTCTCAGGTATACCTCCCTGCAACGAATAGCGGTTGGTGATGAGTAAGCCCACGCATCACGCCCATCGTAGTGCCCGAAAGTACGGAGGCACTTGGGAAGAATATCTGGAGATTCACGAGTTTCTAGATCAGACCAAGGCCGGTCATGCTGACATGCGTCATCGCGCTCTTCTGCACAACAGCATGGGTCCGTTTATTGCCATTCAGGTTTTTGGACGCACATTTACGAACAGCGCCGGTAAAGTGGTTGATGTTCGTCAAGTTCTGGAGGACCATATTCTTGAAGACCTGGGCAGGATTCCTTCCGTGTCCGAGATTTGCGAGATGATTCCTTTGGAATACGCCGAAAGACTGTCACCACAGAAAGGAAAACACAGTGTCCGCACTATCAAAGATTGAAGCTCTTCAGGAGCAGATCAAGGCGCTCTCTCAGGAGGCCTTGAATGAGGTTCTGGTTGAGGTGATGAATATCCTCAACACCAACATTATCGGATGGAAGCAGTACACACCGTACTTTAACGACGGTGACCCGTGTGAATTTAGTGTTAACGATATCTGGTCGTTCGTTCCTAAGGGTGAAGCCAAAGAAGATGACTATGCCGAGATGGCCATTTTTGCAGGGTATGACAACGAGCTTGACCTGCGATACAACGACGACTCCACCGACGACGTCTTGTACTTCTCCGTCGACTACCTGAAGGGATACGCTCCTCCTAATATCAGAGCCAGAGAGTTGCGGGATGCCATCAGCCGACATCCACTTGAGAATGCTTTTCGGTCTGCTTTTGGAGACCATGCGTCTGTCGTTATCACGCGCGATGCTCCTGGAGCCGAGCTAATTGTCCATATTTCCGAGTTTGAACACGACTGAGGAGTCACATTACCATGATTAGATTTGTTTTAGGAGTCATCTTTCTTATCGCAGCGCTTTCATTCTTTGGCGTTTCACGAGTCCTGACAGGCAAGACGTATGGAGGAACAGAGAAGAAAAAGATTGCCACGCTTGCAGCTATTCCTCTAGCCATCTTGGCGGTCCTACTACTTGGATTTTCGACGGTTCGTATCGTTCCGTCGAACACGGTCGGTATCCCTACTACGTTCGGGTCGATCGGTCAGGCTAAGGGCGCTGGGTTCCATCTGACTGCACCGTGGACGTCGATCAACACGTTTTCAACTCGCGTTCAGGAATCTTCGATGCTGGATGTTCTGGACGAAGGCGACAGAGCCAAAAAGGACGCTATAGAGGTTCGTGGGTCGGACGGCTATCAGATGCGCGTCGACATCACGATTCGTTATTTCATTGAAGAGAAGTCCGCTTCGGCTCTGTTCCGTCTTGTTGGCAGTGAGACCGGAATTCGTGAACGCCTGGTTCGTCCGGAAGCTCGTGAGGCCGTTCGTGTTGTGTTTGCCAAGTTCACCGCTGAGGAAGGCTACACCTCGCAGCGTGAAGCTATTCGCACTGAAATCGAAGCCGATCTTGCTAAGCGACTGCTGAAGTACGGTCTTCGTCTTGATACGGTGAACGTGCGTAATGTTGCGCCAGACCCTGTGCTCGCTTCAGCGATCAGCGACCGTGCGAAGGCTCGTGAACAGGCTTTACAGGCGGAGATCACACAGAAGACCCAGGTAACGGAGGCCGAGACGCGTCGTAAGGTGGCTGAGACGGATGCCAAGGCTAAGGTCATCGCCGCTCAGGGCGAAGCAGATTCTAACGCCATCATCACAGCAAGCCTTACACCGGAGTTGCTGACGCTGAAGCAGATTGAAGCACTTGAGAAGGCTAATACAGTCTACATTCCGGCTGGCTCTCAGGTTCTTGTGAGCCAAGTTCCGAAATGAGGTTCAAAAAGCCGAGGTGGCTTCAGTCACCTACCGATCTGATTGATTCAGCTGTAGTAGCGACTATGCGAGGTTACGGCACGCAACGACTGATCTGGAGCCACGACACCGACACCGTTCTTGATCTTCAGAAGCTTGAGGAACAGCCAAACCAGTACACAAACAGAGCAGTAGCTATTGGTTCAGATGGTTCGGTGACGTTCTTTGTAGACGGCACCGAACCTACGCCGGATGATGCTACGATCTGGTATTCAACTTCGTGGCTGAATTCTGATGCTCTTCGGAAGGTCTCATCTCACATAGTGAGACAGATGGGTGCGAACATGAACGTTGTTGTGTTTAAGGACGGTCAAGACATGACATACTACCTAGAGGAGTTTCAATGATTGAATACGTATATTTTTCGGCTAAGGGTGGTCAGGGCACGTCAACGTTAGCGGCTATGCACGTCATCCAGGCAACGGGAGAGGGTAAGGCTGTCCGCATTGACGACCTTACGGGGTCTGGTGATCTTGTAAGAATCTTGGGAGAGCTTCCTAACGGTGCATCCACAGATGGAGAAGAGGACATCATCATCGTGGACGCTGGAGTCATTAGATCACCGAAGCAAATAACGGAGCGTTCAAAAGCTCGGCTAGTTGTGCGTCCTTGCGGTTTGGCGCTTGCTAACGCTGTAAAATACGTTGTTCGTGCGCACAATGCCCCGGAGGTCTATGTCCTAGACGAGCCTGACGTGGCACTGTCGCCTCTGACGGTCGCTGCTGCTCTTGAGACTACACTCTTTGTCCCGTTCAATGATGAGATTGCTGTAGCAAGTCAAGGCGGTAAGCTCACTGAGCGCGGCCCTACAATGAGTTATCTACACAAGATAAGGTTCTAAGTGAACAACAAGCCGATTGTTTACCACGTTGTTGGCGGAGCGCATCGTGATGCCTTGCGGTGGATTGACGACAACAGCGAGTGGCTGAACGCCTACGGTGTCACAACTAAGACGTATTCATATCAGGACGTTGTTTACGGACGGTTTCGCGACCGCACGTTAGGCGAACATGACATGATAATCAGAGTCACTCCACATCTAGCCTGGCATGAGCATGTAACAGCAGCCGAAAAAGAGTTCAAGGTAGCTGAGTGGAGACGCTCCTACTTTGCGCCGTCTTCGCCTTCCACTAAAGATCGTGTTCGTGTAGTTCGGGTTCTTGAGTACACGTATGCCTCGTTAGCTGAGGCCAACGAGGATCAGGCTAGGTGGACAACAACAACGCCGCGTATGAAGCAGGTTGGGATTACGGTGTCACCGGCCTGAGATAGTTCAGAGCTTCGGGAACGTTGAAGCCAAACTCGTGCTGTGCGGCCTTGACCAGCCATGCGGCAGCGGATTGCGTCCATGACTGCGGCAGACCCTCGGCTACGTCCTGGTAGAACGGGAAGTAGTGTCCGTGGTCGATGCTGCGAAGGCAGTTGAAGGCGTCTCGTACGCATGACATGGCGCTGGTATTGGTGGCGTTCGCCGCAAACCATGCGCAGGTGTCGGAGATTTGCTTGTAGGAGAGGTCTTTCATGAGATCATCTTACTCTCTTTATGTCACTTGTCAAGTGACGCACGTCACGTCATGTTCTGCTTGACTTTGTTGGTCAGTAGGACTACAGTGATGTCTGTAAGAACAACTGAAGAGTTTCAGAAGCACGCCGACCTGCTAGGTAACGTGAAAGGCACCCGATGAAACGCCCTACGGCTGCAAGGCTCATGAAGGTGGTGGAGGGGAGGCTGATTACAGCGATAGACGCAGTGCCACCATCGAAACGCAAGCTTGAGAGCATCCCTGGAGTGGCCACGATAGGAGGAGGGTAAAGCGAACGGAGTAGTTGGGCGACGTGTTTCTGAAACTCTTCAGAATTACCTCTTGACATTCTCGACGCAAAGGACTACGCTTACATCATGAACTGGAACCAAGACACCATCGACAGCAGAGAAATCATCGAAGAGATCGACTCACTTGAGGCCGATTTTCGTAGTGAGTATGTTGATTACGATACTCGCCTTACTAAGTCGTACATTGTTCCGATGAGCTACAGTGAATGGCTCGATAGTGACGAGGCTGATCAAGACAGCGTTCAGTCCTTGAGCGAACTGCAAGCATTCGCTGAGGAAGCGGCGCAGTACAGCGACGACTGGGAGTACGGTGCAACACTGATCAACGACCGGTATACAGCTATCTACGCCCGCGACATGGCTGAAGAAATTCACGATACCGACTTCAGCGTTTGGCCGTTCTCAACTATCGACTGGGCCGAGGCGGCTGATCAGCTGTTTAAGGATAACTACACAGCGATTCGTCTCGGCCGCTACGTTTACTGGGTGCGGTAAGATGAGCGATGAACTTGATATCATTGTCTCCAAGATCGAAAAACTGTGGAGGCTTGCCAATCACAGTCACACATCCGACGTTGAGCGCGAGACCTTTGAAGCAAAAGCGCTAGCGCTTATGGCACGCCATCGTGTTGTTATGGCTCAGCTTGATATTGAGCGTAAAGACCCCCTAGCTGATTACAAGTTTGGTATGGTGGCAGGTGGGTATGCTCGTCCACTACTTCAAATTCTGTCTTCAGTTGCCTCAGCCTACTCGTGCCGTGTCTGGTGGTACACCAAACCAGAAGGTAAGGACGTTTCGATCTTCGGATTCAAATCTGACGCTGAGCGCTCGATCTCTCTCGGCAAGATGCTGATGAATGAGGCGCTGACTCAGGCGTCATATAAAACAAGTCCAAACGTGCATGCCCGTGCGTTTCGTCAATCCTATCTAATAGGGTTTGCGAGAGCAATTGCAACTCGATTTCAGGAGGCGTCTCGCATCGCTGAACAGGAGACCACGCCAGAACAGTCTATCTCTACCGCTTTAGTCTTTGTGGAGCGCTCTAAGCAGGTTGATGCCGCTTATCGGAAACGAAATTTCACGACAGCTTCACGTATTCGTCTTTCTTCTATGGCTGGGTTTAATGCAGGATACGAAGACGGCACAAACGCCAACACATCTCGCGCTCCTCTCGCCAATAAGAAGGAACTGACAGCGTGAACTGGACTGCAAAAAATAAAAACACACCACTAGTTAGAGAAATGAGGTCTCTTCACTGCTCACAATCGAATGACGCATTGAATCGCTTTCCTATCGAGACTGCTGAAGATCATGAGCCTCATCTATGGTATGAAAAGCATCGAACGACTATCGAAATGAGTGGTAGTACGGTCACACGAACGCAGATGATCACATGGTTTACGTGCCCAGGAATCGTTCCTAATGAATGATCCCGATCAATTCCTTGTTTACCACGCCGAGTCAGAGGCATTTAGAGACGAGTCAATTCTTTTCGAGTGGCTCCCTCACGACCGCCTACTGGAATTGACGAAAGAGATCACGTCAGGGATGTGGTGGAAGATGAAAGGTGACGTACAGGTGACCGTTCGTCAGACGGTTTGGGGGACGTCCGGTGAAGGTATTGCCTTTCATGGCATTGATGAAATCGCCTACGCTGACGGGGCGCACATGTATGTAGTCACGCACGAGCTAGCCCACATCTTGAATGGTGGGGGCAAAGAATCGCATGGCAAGAGTTTCAGAGGTTGGCACATTGATATTGTCGAGGCATACTTTGGAATCCATAATGCGGTTCTGTTGTCCGACAGCTACACATCGCAAGGTTTAGACAGCACATTCGCAGTTACTCAACCAGTTAAAGAAGGATGGCGATCATGGTAAAGGCACGAGATGTTTTGGCGCTTGCAGATCAGGAGCGTCTGCTCAAGGAGTTTTACACCACACGCGATCGATCGATTCGTGACACGCTTGTGCTGCACAACCATAAGCTAGCAATCAGCTGGGCGCGTAAGCACGCTCTGTACAGCAAACACGGTGAGGATATGGAGCAGGCTGCGGTTATTGGTCTGATTAGAGCTATTGAGGGTTTTGATCCGTCTCGTGGAATCAAGTTCTCGACGTATGCTTCGATCTGGGTTCGCAACGAGATTCAGGAGGCTATTCGTAAAACGGCCAACATCATTCTGGGCGACGAGTTGAACGCTAGAGTCAATCACGAAATGAAGTACGACGATAACCCGTCAGAGGCTATCAGAACTCTTGCGTCACTTCGTTCTAGTCGATCGTTGGAGAGGATGCCTTACACTATATTTGGCTCTGTCGACGACGAAAGTGATTCTATTTCTAGCGACACATCTTTCAAGTCCACGCTTTCACCATTGCTCAAGCATCTTACTCCTGAAGAGCGTCTGGTTGTCAGTATGCGTTCGTCCGGTATGATCTTCAAAGACATCGGAGCACAGATGCAGATAACCGGAGAGATGGTTCGTCGTAAATACGACGGCGCTATCACAAAGATGCGCAAGATGGTTGACTACATGGGAACGGAGAATCCTCTTGATTGAGGTATTTGGGAATTTGTTTGACTTCAGGCCGCGTGCGTTTGCGCATGGCTGCAACGCTCGCGGAATGATGGGGGCGGGGTTTGCTCGCCAGGTTCGTCAGCTATACCCGACATGCTACGAATACTACGCCGACCAGTGCCGCAATGGAGCCGTCAATCTCGGTCAAGTTGTGCAATGGCATGACGGCAATCCGGCAGGCGTTACTCCAGAGTCTCCGTTGGTGTTCAATATGATCACTCAGGTGGAGCCTGGTCCCTTTGCAGAGCAGCAGGCGATTAGAGATGCAACGATCAACGCCTTGTCCAGCCTAGACTCGATCAACAAGCGGTTTGGGTTCGGCATCGACTTCCTCTACATCCCACGCATTGGCGCAGGGATTGGTGGCCTGGAATGGAGTGAGGTTATTCAGACGCTTCAGCTTGCCGAAGATTCGATTCTTGGCGGGCCACAGTTGATGATCTGTTCCATCTAGTATTGGAAGTATGACACTCACCGAACGAGTTGAAGAGACCATCGAAGTCATCCGCCCCGCCCTTCAGATGGACGGCGGAGATATGACGCTTGTGTCAGTGGACGAGGATACTGGAGTTGTAACGGTAGAGTTGCTTGGTGCCTGCGTAGGATGTTCACTCAGTGCTGTTACCCTGAAAGAGGGTATAGAACGAATTTTGATATCGCGCATCGAAGGAATTACAGAGGTCGTTAACGTCGGTGATGACGACAACGTGATCAGATTTTACTGACTGTTACCCTTACCTATTGGAGCAACTGGTCTAGATGATTCCGAGGAAGCTATAGTTGCTTCCGTCTTAGGAATTTTTGGTGCTGCTACCGGAGGATTCTCATCTTTACCCACGGCATACCCAATAATCATTGTAAGCATTGGTGTAGTTACTTCAGGTGATAACGCTTTCGTGTAAAGTAGCGTAGCCACCACGCCTAGCGACAGCACAACAATTGAAGGTTTAGAGGGAGCAATCTTATTCATTTGACTCCTTTAAGTATAGCCGAAGTAAGTCTTCTCCTCTGAATGTTACAATTGTTACAGAAGTGTGGTAGAGTAGTGAATGCTCAAACAATCCCTTATCGGCCTTGTCGCGCTCGTTTCTCTGTCGGCTTGCCAGCTTCCAAATGATCCAAATGACCTATTGGTAAAGAGTGAGTCGTCTGAGATTCGCAGCACTTCTAAAGCTGATATTGCTGTTCAGGCAGCACTCAGCCAGCTCGGTGTGCATTACCGCTTCGCCGCTGAGTCTCCCGGGAAGGCGTTCGACTGCTCAGGTCTCACCAAGTACGCATGGGGCGAAGCGGGAGTGTCATTACCACACCAATCTCGAAGACAGTATAACGCCGTAAAGCACGTTGCCAAATCGGATGCTCGTCCGGGTGACCTGCTCCTATTCAATCATCACGTAGCGCTCTACATAGGTAATGATCAAATGGTGCATGCCCCAAATAGCGGTTCTGTTGTAAAAATTTCCAAAGTTCGTTGGGAAAAAGTTGTCGGAATCGGTCGTCCGTCGTAGACTTCATGTTGTGATTTACCACACAACAACCGCCATTGGCCAACGACGTCAGGCGCAAGAGGATTCACACTGTAGCGGTGCTCGCTGGTGGGCGGTGTTTGATGGTCTAGGCGGTCACCCGCAGGGGGACGTCGCCAGCCAAGATGCAGCAGCATCTACGTGGATGATAATGACGAATGACGCCCAAGCTGATTTGGAGTTTGTTGTGCAGCAGGCGAATGCAGAGGTTGAGAAGCTGAACCCTCACGGACGCCTGACTGGGTTTCCTGGCACGACTATGGTCATTGCTCGTCTCAGCGAGACTAATGTTCTTGACGTTGCGTGGGCGGGAGACTCGCGCATCTATATCTACACCGATCATGATGTTCTGATGCGGCTGACACAGGATCACGAAGATCATAACGGCATTTTGACGTCATGCCTCGGCTATCTTATGGAGGTAGGTCATCATGGAGGCCTAGAACTTCATGACGGCGAATTGCTTATCTTGGCGACTGACGGTCTCTTCAACTATTCAACCGACACGGAGATTGAGGAGGTTATTCGTGACAGCGAACGCACTCCGCAAGCCGTCAACGCTCGGTTAGCTGATCTTTGTGAGAGCAAGGGCGCACCGGATAATTACACGTTCACAACGGTGATGGTCTAATGACGAGTCCGGAGCCACAGTCGTTTAGTTATCTTGTTGACGCTTTTAGCCGTCTTCAGCAGATTCTCATTGCAACAGGACACGACCAGGAAGACGTAATTACCGACGCAGACCACTTATTAGTCGTACTTCGTGACAGGCATCATATGATTGATATCGACAGAGACGGGTGGGTCATTCAACACCCGATTTGCGAACGCCTTGCTGGCCCTGACGCTTTGCTTCGATGTGAGTACACCAAAGCGTGGACGAAACGTCTATCTGATGACTTTGACTACTGGGGAACACTACCAGGCACCTACGAACTTACAGAAACCGGAAATCTTGTCTTATGAGCACAGAACTTCTTTGGAGAGCGGCCAAAGAGGCCAGGAAGTTCTCGTGGAAGTGGAGTGAACCGCTCGAAGATGCAGCCGATATCCTCTCTACGTTGATCAAAGTGGACAGGGCGAGACGCACTACTATGACCGAGGACCAGTGAGTACAGCACTTCTTGAAGCACCAACTGTTGAAGAAACAACGACGGCCGATCCAGCTAAGTGCGCTCACATCGTTCGCACTAAACCAGGACAATCGGCCGCTGGTCTCGTGCTAGAGGCGCGCATCTCCGGATTCCCGATAGAGGCGCTGTGTGGCTACACGTGGGTTCCGTCTAAGAATGCCGAAGGCATGCCTGTGTGTCCGTCTTGCAAAGAGATTTACGATCTGTATCGAATGTTCAAGAACAGCCTGAATGAGAGTCCAGCGATATGACGATGAGCAACAACGGCATGGCTAAGCTGGTTGAAGAGTGCGGAGAGCTTCTTCAGGTGGTCGGCAAGGTGCTTGCTTACGGTCTGGGCGATCATCCGGATGACAATCCGAAACTTCTCAAGCAGCGTCTTGAGGAGGAATCTGCTGACGTGTTGGCAGCCATTTCGTTTGTGATGGATACTCATGACATGAGCCAGGATGTGGTCACGTCTCGTTCGGAAGTAAAGTACGACCGTTTCACCGAATGGCACAACGACAAGACAACGTGACGAACGTCACATACTCGCCTCTTGACAGTTGCTTGCACAAAGCTTATGATTGTCTTTATGAGTTACGTCCCTACTCTTCCCCCAAGAACCGCCCAACTTGATGTTTGGAGCCATCCGTCTACAGACGCTGTGACTGCTCGCATCCAGATGTCAAAGAAATCTCTTGACATCCTCTCAGAGAAGGCGCATACTTAGGCCATGAACATTACACAGACCGCAGCAAAGCTTGAGCGTGACGCACGCACCTACCGTCTCGCTTCCTTGAGGGTTGGTAATCCTGACGCTGAGCGCAGCGCCGTTTCTGCCATGACATCCGTGTGGAGGTTCCAGAGCACCGGCAACGCTGAGCATTTAGAAGCTGCACAGCGCCATCTGACGATGGCCGAGGTTCAGTTTCTCACGGCTTTGGACGCTGACTGATGACTGCCGCTGAGCATTTGCTGGCGATCATTGAGGAGACAATTCACGGCCAACGCGTTCTGGCAATCAAGTACCTACGGGAGGTAACGAATCTTGGGCTGCATGAAGCGCACGATATGGTGCGCTCCTGCGACTTTACGGCCATGCGACCACTGATTGAGGCCTTCGTCAACGATGAGTTCGACTACAACTGCAATCAAGACCTGTCATGCACCGTTGGAGGATATTACCCAGATTATGACGGCCAAACGTTTGAGACGGCTGCCTCGTTTCTTTCACACGAACAATTTTTCCGTCTTCGCAAGCTAGGTGTGTTGCGTAATGACGAAGAAATGGAACTGTTTGGTAATTGGATCAAAGATTCTTCTTGACACTCTCACACAACTGGAGTAAGCTTACCTCATGAACAACAACGAGTCGCTCAACAAGACCGCTCTCCTGATCACAGCCATCACAGGGCAGGCAAAGTGCGTCCTGAATCACGGAGGCCTGCACGAGAATGCTCGCTGCGGCGCAACTGCCGAGTTCTTTGTGGACTACAGCGAGTGGGGCCAGTCGTTTCCTGCGTGCAATACAGCAGCCAACGAGGCTCGCGGCAAGACCAATACCGTGGTGGTCTCGTTTGACGCTATCCGTTGGGAGTTGTTGTCCGCAGCTGAAGTGATGGGCGTGCGTCCATGACCATTGATGACGCAATCCAGGCATTATGGCAGATCAAGTACGCAATAGGTAACGTCGAGGTCTTTATGGGTAACTTCTACAGGGACTTTCCCGTTGAGTACATCGTGATCGAAGACGGCTACGTCCTAATCGGCAACGAGGACATCGTTTAGTGCGCTATATTGCTTACACGCGAGTCTCAACGTTCGACCAAGCCGAGGATGGCCACGGTCTCGACGCACAGTGGCATAAGATTGGACTCTGGAGTCAGTTGAATGAGCACGACATCGTTGGTCACATTACCGAAGCCGCCTCGGGCAAAAGTGCTGAGGCTCGCCCTGAGCTACAGAGGGCGCTGTCTATGCTTCGCCGTGGAGAGGCAGACGGGGTTGTGGTTGCCAAGCTTGATCGGTTGTCGCGCTCAGTCAAGGACTTTGCCACTCTTCTGGAAGAGTTCCAGGGCAACGGCTGGTCTCTCAGCGTTCTTGATCTTCAGGTTGATTTGGGCACACCGGTCGGTAAGCTAGTAGCGGGAATTCTCTCGGCTGTTGCAGAGTTTGAGCGAGAGATCATCGTAGAACGCACGAAGGCCGGTATGGCCGCAGCAAAAGCCAAAGGTATTCACCTTGGTAGACCAAAGAAAGGCAAGCCATGACAGTGAACGAGTTGATCTTCAAGTTGCAGGCAATTCAAGATGAGGGCTATGGAGTAGCTGAGGTTTACCTTGGTGCCGAAGGACTTCTTCACACGATCGGCTTCTTTACCGATGACGAGACAAACCAGCCATTTGTTGGCTTGGATGGTCGCTGATGCAGCACAAAACCGAGCATCGAACGCATGTAGTTATTGACGGCTACAACGTATCGGTTACAATGACGATTGAAGAAGCTTCGATGCTTGTGGCCATCCTGACTCGCCTTACCCCGCCATTGATTAATTTGGCGTTTCTTTCAGATTTCACAACGAATGACGATCTATCTTTGATAGATCACGATCCAATTTCAACAACAACATCGCTTGCCAAAACACTTCAGCTAGCGATACAAGACGCAGAGGAGACCGCAGATGCCGGGACATCTGATAATTACGATCGGACTGCCAGCGAGCGGCAAGTCAACGTGGGCGGAGACGACTGGATATTTGACCGTCACACGGGACGATATACGCGAAGAGATTGACGCCGTTTGGCCTCGTGATGAGAAAAAGGTTGTTGCGATTCGTAACCAACGAATTGCCGACGCCATCTCTAACGGGTCTACGGTCGTCAGTGCGGACACGAACCTGTCACCTAAGGTTCGCTCCGACCTGCGTAACTTGGCGCTTGCACGGGAAGCAAGAGTGTCCTATCACGTCTTCGATACGCCCCTTGCTCTGTGCCTGGCTCGCAACACCGCACGTGAGCGAGTTGTCCCGGAGCGGGCAATCATGGATATGTACGAGAAGTTTGTTTTGACGGGTGATTACCTGTCTCGGACAACGGGAGCGATTTTTCATGACTGATATGTTCAAATGTTGTAAGCACGAGGTGTGACGTAGGTCATACACAAACTTCTTGACTTTCCTCTAACAAAGGCGCATACTTAACTCATGGGTTGGACCGCATCACCACAAAACGCCTCAGACCTGATCAATTCAGAGTTTGGTGGCGCTGAAAACATCATCAAGCGCTCGTGGGGCGCATCGTCGAACGGCTACAAGACCTGCTGGGTCATCTTCAAGTACGGCGAGCACAAAGAGAACACAGGCCTCGCCGTGTGTCTCGTGCATTCATACAAGCAGTACGGTGAGACCTGGAACAGCGTCAAGGTTGTGGACGAGGTCATGGGTCCGGGTGAACTTGATGTGCCCGACTCCATCTGGAATCTGCGCCCGTCGATCGAGGGCCGTAGCCAGTACGCCGTTGAGTGGCGCAAGCAAGTTGAGGACTATCGCTCAAAGTGGCCGCTGAAGGTGAAAGACCTGGATGACAGCCTGATTGGCACCGATCTTCAGGTTGAAGGCTACGAGCACAAGAGCTACACGTTTACAGGCTGGAAGAAGCACAAGGCCAGCATGGTTCCGACTTTCAACCATCGACGCATCACTTCCTGGCGCACCGCTCACGCAACGATGGCGTCATCATGACCATGTTTGCTGAGCGCAAAGAAGTCCTTGACATCTTGAACGAGGAAGAGTAAGCTTAGCTTATGAGTTACACAATCAAGATTGTCACCTACACCGATGACAACGGCGGTGACGGCTTTTATCGCACATTCAATGCCCGCACGATCGACTCCAAGGATGAGGCAATCATCGAAGCGCAGGCGCTCGCTCGCCGGACGGGATGGTGCTATGGCGTCTTCGGTCCCGAAGGAAAAGTTCACGACACATCACCCTACTACGCTCAGTTCAACCTGACAGAAGAGGTCACATCATGATCCCCCGCAACGCAGACACCACCGTTCTTGAGTCGAACATGACCGGAACCGTGAAGTCATTCACGATTGAAGCGAACGGTAAGGCCTTCCGCACACTCGTGGACAAGCTTTACTCTGACAAGCCTGGCGCAATCGTGCGAGAATTGTGCTCTAACGCATTCGACTCGCACGTAGCCGCAGGCAAGGCTGACGTGCCGTTCGAGGTTACAGTTCCTACAGCACTAAATCCTGTGTTCGGTGTTCGCGACTTCGGCACCGGCATGGATCACGAGACCGTGACCACGCTGTACACAACGTTGTTTGGCTCGTCAAAGGAAAGCACCAACGACCAGGTAGGTATGCTCGGTCTCGGCTCTAAGTCGCCTTTCTCCTACACCGATCAGTTTGCGATTCGTTGCTACGACGGAACGCGAGTACGCAGTTACTTGGCGTTCATCGAAAACAGCGGCGTTCCGGCGCTGACGCTTGCGGGTGAAGAGGACTGCTCGGAGCCACAAGGTGTCGAGGTGAAGCTTTCAATCAAGCACGGCGACTATCACGAGTTTGCACGAGCAGCACGACGCTTTCTTAACGGGTTCTTTCCTGTGCCAGCTGTCGAAGGCATGAACTTTGCAGAGCCGGAAGAGATTCTGCACGTCGACAACGTTCGGATATTGCTGGCAACGTCTGAGTTGGATGAGGGCACGTACATTCGTCAAGGTTGCGTGATCTACCCAATTTCAAAGAGTTCGGTTCTTCAAAACTCTTTGCGAGTGCACAGAATTGCTGTGGTCATTGATGTTCCGATTGGGTCGATCGACGTGACGGCCTCTCGTGAAGACTTCTCATACGATGAGCAGAGCATCGTAGCGGTTCGGGATGCCATCACTGACGCTCGTGCTTCGGTGATCAGCCACATTCAAGACAAATTGGACGCCTGTAGCTCAGTCGTAGACGCATCGTTCTACTGGTACGACACAGTACAGAACTTTGGTCTGGCCCGTAACACGTTCAATTACCGTGGTGCCCCTTTGATCGATAGTATTGATGTGGCGCTTGACCATGATCCTACCTACGCTAGTCGATTTACCAAGGGTCCGGTGTTCCCGACCTACTCCGTACCTTGTGATCACAGAGTCTATATCGAACGACGTCTGCGGCACAAGTTCATTGTCATTCCAACAGGAAGTAAGGGAGTACGCACCACTCTCACGTTCAACTATCCATCTTCTCGCCATAGAGATGATTTTTTGCTGGTTGGCTCGCATAGTGATATGGACAAGATTAAGACCGAGGCGCGTATTCCGGATGAGAATATCATCAACTTTGACGACCTACCCAAGAAGCCAAAGGAGGTTCGTCAGGCATCCACGACACCTAAGCGTCCTAAACCGACGTTTGATTTGAGTAACCCTGACCTTTTTTGGGCCAACCAGAGTCGCAGCAAACGTCACCAGGACAGCCCGTCAGGTTCGGAGTGGAACGTTCTTAGTATCGACCACCCAACTCTAGAGGTCAAGCACTACACACCAGCCGAGGTGAGGAAGCTGGGTCTACCAGAAAGTCGTCACTGGAGTGAGGCGCTCAGCGCTACGTCAGAGAAATACAAGGACGTGGTTCTTCGTCATAGGGCAAGGTCGCAGGTTGTTGCACAGCTTGACCGGTATCCGGCGCTACTGGAAACAGTGATGGATCACCCAATCTTCAGCGATCTTGGTGAAGATGATGACCGATTCGCAGGATTTATGGTGAATTACTGGGACGTGGACACGATGTCCAAGGAAGTACTGTCCACCATCCATAACACTTATCCGCTTCTGTTCAGCAACGGTCACGATGACGAGGTGGCTGCGTACATCGCCTGGAAAAATTCTCTCAATCAAGTTGTCACAAACCAAGTCAGCCAGTAAGCTATCTATTAACAAAGGGAAGGAACTTTCAAATGATCAACTATCTCCTCACATCGAACACTCTCACGTTCTTTGACAACGACTTTAACAGCCACTCGATCGAAACCGGTACGATGGCGTTCGAGAACGCTCTAGAAGCGCTGCGTAACCCGAACCCGGACATCGAATACCTAGTCGGGCTGGCCAGTCCAGCCAAGAGCATCGCTGATGCCTTTAGCAGCCTGCCTGACACGATGATCCTCTTGCCTGAGGGTGAACTGACGGTAACCACCAGCGGTGTTTACTACGACGGCGAGCCAGTCCACACAACGCTCACCGACCGAGTACTCCAAATCATCAACGAAGGTCTGGACGTTGCGGCGTGGGTCAAGTTCATAACCAATCTGTACCGCAACCCGTTCGTAGCGGCTCGTGACGAGTTGTACGACTTCCTGGAGGTTGCTGGTCTTCCGATCACTCCTGACGGGCACTTCTTGGCCTTCAAGAAGGTCCATGATGACTACACCGACTGCTACACCGGAACGATCGACAACAGCATCGGCCAGACGGTTCAGATGAATCGGGGAGAGGTGGATGACAATCGACGCAACCACTGCTCAACTGGTCTGCACTTCTGCTCTAAGAACTACCTGAAGAGCTTTGGCGGGGCACGCGTGATGGTTGTGAAGATCAATCCCGCCGATGTCGTATCCATTCCGGACGATTACAACTACAGCAAGGGCCGCACGTGGCGCTACGAGGTTGTAGGTGAGATCAAGCAAGAAGTCGCAGAGGTCTACATCTGGCCAGCTGTGTGGTCTGAAGAAGACGACGATGACGGTTGGGGTTACGATGACAGCGAGTACGAAGATCGGGAAGATGAGGACGACGATTACTAATGGCACGATTCAGTAACACACCAGCCAAGGCGCGGCCAGCACTACTGGCATCAACAACCAACCGAGTACAGACGTTTGAAGGCGGACTAGGATTCGAGAACACTGCTCAAACAGAGTTGTTTCTGACGGCCGTATCCGGACTCCTCAAGGATCAGTTCTACGAAAGCGGCGCTGACCAGCTTGATCGTCTTGCGACATTGGTGAGTAGGTGTGATCCGTCATGGATTGCTCCGTTCGTGAAGTGGCTCCGCAATGAGGCAAACATTCGTTCGGCCTCGCTTGTCATTGCAGCAGAGTACGCTCGGATGAAGGGACCGAACGCTCGTTCGGTTGTTAACTCCGTTCTTCAGCGCGCTGACGAGCCGGGAGAAATGCTCGGTTACTGGTTCAGCCAGTACGGTCGCCAGATGCCAATGGCGCTAAAGCGCGGCATTGGTGATGCTGTGAAACGCCTGTACACAGAGAACGCGTTGCTTCGCTACGACGGCTCTAATAAGGGCTGGCGGTTCGGTGACGTCATCGAGATTGTGCACCCTATACCGTCAACAGAGAAGCAGTCTGCGCTGTTCAAGTTTGCGCTTGATCGACGACGTAATGCCGTAAGTACTCCCGAAGAGCTAGGACGAATTTCTCAAGTTCTGAATCTTCAGAGCATTCCAGCAGCTGAGCGACGTGCACGGCTAGACGAGGCCGTGTCGGCTGGCTTCTCATGGGAACGTCTTGGTTCATGGCTGCCTGGAGGCCTGGATGCGTCTGCATGGTCTGCACTAGTTCCAGAGCTAGGCTACATGGCGCTTCTGCGCAACCTGCGCAACCTAGAAGACGCTCACGTTCCCGTTAAAGAACTTGCTAAGGCGGCAGCCCGAATCGCAAACGCTGAAGAAGTAGCTAAGTCCAAGCAGCTTCCGTATCGCTTCTTGTCTGCGTACATGAACACAAAGAGCGATCGCTTCAAGCAGCCGTTGAACGATGCGTTAGAAGAGTCGGTGAAGAACCTTCCGTTAATCAACAAGAACGTTCTTATTATGGTTGACTGCTCTGGCTCTATGGGCACACGCGTCGGAAACGACAGCCGGGGAACGTCTCCTACGAGATCGCAGGTTGCAGGACTATTTGCAGTTACACTTGCTAGACGAGCTAAGTCAGCCGATATCGTGAGCTACGATACTCGCCTTCTTCGTGAACAGAAGAACGCTCATCTCGACACACAGTCTGTTCTAGGTGTCGTGAATTCTGGATGGTTCCGTCCTAACGGCGGCACTGACACGTGGCACTGCACGTCAGAAGCATTCCGACGAGGCAGGTACGATCTGGTTATCATCTTGACAGATGAGCAGACGTCGGTTAGAGATACCAGCATCGTTAACGTTCCTGTAGTCACATGGAATGTCGCCGGATACGCAGTTGCCCATGCCCAGCATGGCTCACATAACCGCTTTGTTGTCGGCGGATTTTCGGATCAGATTCTTGATCTGATTCCTAGTGTTGTCGGACTCGCTAGCAGCGGGCGTTGGCCATGGGAGCGGTAGTGCTGATCCTTGGAGTGTTGCTGTGCGCTGGTCTACTTTACCTAAATCGTTCAGTGCTATGATCCTGTATCAGACAGATCAGTCGTGGTACGCCGAGTTTGTTTTTCCTGATGGAGCACAGCAGGTGCAGTTGACTGATCCACCGAAGTTTGCTGGACTTGAAATGACGTTGGTTGTTGACCATAGTTCGACATCATGTATGTTTCGGTCGATGCTGCTGGTAGATGCTTTGGTTGGTGCTGGTGCCTACGTCTCTGCATTCATTCCGTATATCTACGGAGGACGTCAGGATCGTCAACAAAATGGAACGCCCGATACGGCTTCCATCATCATGGATTACTTCATGGACGCTTGCGATTATGTCGGCGTGTTTGATCCTCATTCACTGAATTGGCTTCATAACTGGAACAAAAACGTTGTTGTCTACAGCGCTCACGAAGTTCTGGCAAAGGCTGAAGTATGGATGCCAAAGTTTGATTGGGTCATTACTCCAGATCATGGGGCAGTAGGTCGCGCCGAAGCGTTTGCAGAATTCCTAGGGATTAAGAAAGTGAGCTACGGAATAAAGAAACGAAACTTCGACACCGGCAGTATCACTGGGTACGAGTCTCTCGCTATTCCGGAAGGCGTCACTAACGGGCTTGTTGTTGACGATATCTGTGATGGTGGTGCAACATTTCATGGTCTTGCTGACATAGTTGGCGGTAGAGTGCCATTGTCGCTGTGGGTATCTCATGGTATCTTTTCGAAAGGCACATCAGAACTACTGAAACGGTACACACATATTCTTACGACAGACTCGTATGCTCATCCAAACGTGAACGTAACTCGCACGTATTCAATTGCTAATCTAATCGAAAGGTTCCACCGTGAACACACCAGCAATCTTGCTAACTGACGGCTACAAGGTAGACCACCGTCGTCAGTATCCAGAAGGAACGACGTTTGTCTACTCTAACCTGACGCCGCGAGGATCACGCATTGAGGGTGTTGACGAGATTGTGTTCTTTGGTCTTCGCTATTTCATGCAGAAGTATCTTGTTGACGAGTTCAATGAATGGTTCGATACCCCCTGTGACGTAGCGGTTGCGGAGTATCGCGAGTTCTTGGATAGCTACCTCGGACCCAACAATATCGGCGTCGACCACATCGAAGCACTGCATAAGTTGCAACGTCTTCCGATTGCCATCATGGCTTTGGACGAGGGCACGAGAGTGCCGATGAGGGTTCCCGTTCTTACGGTCGAAAATACTGACCCAGAGTTCTTCTGGCTGACCAACTATATCGAGACGCTGCTGTCCAGCGTCCTGTGGCTGCCATCGACGTCAGCTACGACTGCGGACAGATACCGAAAGTTGTTTGACCGTAGCGCAGCCGCTACCGGTGTAGCACCAGAGTTCGTGCAGTGGCAAGGTCATGACTTCAGTTTCCGCGGCATGTCCAGTCCAGAAAGCGCCGCTATCTCAGGCGCTGGCCACCTTCTCAGCTTTACGGGCACGGACACCATCCCAGCAATCAAGCTGCTTGAGCACTACTACGACGGTCAAGGACTCATCGGTGGCTCAGTGGCTGCTACCGAGCACTCAGTGATGTGCGCTGGATCAAAAATGGACGAGCGAGAGACATTCAATCGACTTTTGCACCTGTACCCTTCTGGGATTGTCTCGGTTGTTTCTGACACTTGGGACTTGTGGAACGTGATCAACAACATTCTTCCTGACCTTAAGGAAGAAATTGAGGCTCGTGACGGCAAGCTCGTGATCCGTCCTGACAGTGGCGACCCGGTAAAGATCATTTGCGGTGATCCTGACGCACCTGCTGATTCTGATGAATCGAAAGGCGTTGTCCGTCTTCTTGACAAAGTATTTGGAAGCACAACGAACACTCAAGGTTACAGAGTGCTCAATCCTAAGGTTGGCGTGATTTATGGAGACGCCATTACGTTTGATCGAGCGCAAGAAATTCTTGCTCGACTTCAGTCCGCTGGCTACGCTCCAGAAGTTGTGCTCGGTATTGGCAGCTACACATACCAGTACGTAACTCGCGATACGTTCGGGTGGGCCATGAAGGCTACAGCAGCCGAGATCAACGGAAAGATTCACTTTCTTGCCAAAGACCCAGTGACTGATGACGGCCTGAAGAAGTCTGCAACTGGATTCTTGACGGTGACTCGTGAGAACGGCAAACTCGTTCTGAATGATGGCCTATCTCCAGAAGAGCAGGAGTCGTCTACACGCGATCTTCTTCGACCAGCGTTCGTAGACAGTTTGATTTCGATGGACTATGCCGAAGACAACACGCTAGACAAGATCAGAGAACGTCTCCGTGGCTGAAGGTATCCGAATTGAGAAATCGAAAGCACGAGGACTTTGGTGGTATTCCGTTGTAGTTAGCGGAGTTAAGGCCGGTCGCGCAACAAACTTTAAACGACTTTATGGCGACAACGATAACAGGTTCTGGCAATTTGATCTTGGTGACTTAAAAGTTCGTTGTGGATACATGACCTATCTGGATAATCCTCATCCCTTTGACAGACATACACTTTATACCAGGAGGCTTAGAAAAGCCGTTCATAAGCACCTAGGAATATCTGGGGCAAACCCTTCAATCAGAGAGTTGGCAAACAAGTGAAGCAATTTTATGTGTACGCAGTACATTCCGGAATCATTAACGGTCAACCAGCCTACATCGGGGTCACGGAACATCCGAAAAAGCGTCTTTGGTCTCATCGCGCTGCCGTTGCTGGTAAGCGTCAGGACACGTTGACAGGTAGCGGTCTTGACCCGGCAAACATCTCGATGCAGATTATGGCTACGTGCTCTGAACGAGGAACGGCCGAAACCGTCGAAGACGCTCTTCAAGTGCATTACGGTTTGAAGACGTACAAGCAGAAGGTTCTTGTAAAGTGATTTATGATGTGTGGACAACGGGCAAGCGTCGACCGATCCTGCTACTAAAGACTATGATCGAAGTGCACGCTATGTTGTCTGCACGTCTACTGGCCACATTTCTAGGTCGCTACGTTTGCGTAGATCAGCGTGACAACGACGCAACAGACACGGTATATTGCGCTTCACCATGATCACGATTCTTAAGGCTTTGGTGGGTTCACGTGCCTACGGATTAGAGACACCCGACTCCGATTATGATTATATAGAAGTTCAGCTTGCGCCGACGCGAAAAGTTCTTGGTATTGAGTATGACAAGAACGTGAGTATTCAAAGTCACGAGCCGTTTGACACAACGTATCACGAGTTAGGCCGATTTTGCGCTCTAGCTTTGAAAGGTAATCCAACGGTCAATGAAGTACTGTGGCTGCCGTCTCACGAGACGCTGACAAAGACCGGAGTTGAATTAGTTGAGCTTCGTCACTGTTTTTTGAGTAATGAAGCTGTGAGAGCATACAAGGGGTACATCAACAATCAACTGATCCGCTACGCACGCGTCGGTAAGGACGATCCCAAGCTGTTGCGCCATGCTGCTCGTCTGTCACTACAGCTACAGTCACTTCTTTACTGGGGAACAATCACCCCGGCACTGACAGACGCACAGATTGACTTTTGTCGCAATGCCGATATCTCGACGGTTCGGAGTCTCTTTGAGCAGGTGACTAGTTATGCATCCCGCCTAAACGAACTTCCTGACTACAGCACCATTAACGACTGGCTACTATCCGTTCGCATCAGTGAGTTGACAAACCAAAGCGTTTAAAGTAGACTAGACTGATGACCGACCCTCGCTTCGTACTCCTTCTAGGTGACACTCACTGTGACACCTATGCTCTGCTGTCGGCATTCAAGGTTGCGCAAGACAGCGGCATTGATGCCATCTTTCAGATGGGCGATTTCGGATATTGGCCACGTAACGAAGCTGGTCAGCGTTTTCTCTCCGTAGCCAGGCAAGAGCAGTCCAAAACCGGTGTAGCACTTTTCTGGTTGCCGGGTAATCACGAAGATTGGAAGTCTCTTTCGGGCTATCTTCTGGAAGAAGGTCCGTTTGTGGACGTCGAAGGCACACAGTTTGTGCCTCGTCACGGCGCATGGCGCTGGAATGAGACGGACATAATCGCCATTGGTGGTGCCTATTCCATCGATCGTGACATGCGCTCTCTTGGGCACTCCTACTTTGATGAAGAGGTTGTTTCGCCTAGCTCGCTTGAGTTTGTTCGTGGCAAGCGAGCGCACATTCTACTGACTCACGAAGCACCGGTAAGCCTGGTACTTCATAAGTACGGTCATGACGACTTTCAGAGTCGAATCCCCGAGCAGCACCGTAAGGGGAGCAGGGCAGGGCAGAACCTCATTCGCCAGTGCCTAAACGAAATCAGACCTGAACGACTTGTCCATGGTCACTGGCATATGAACGAAGATTACAATGTAGACGGCTTTCACTGCACCGGCTTGGCTGAGTCAAGCCAGGGCGTTACGCTTCACAGTTCTGCCAGAGTTCTTGACACGGTTCTCGACACGATTGTTACGTTGAATCAGTTTCTGTACAGCACTTGACATATCTAGGTTTTGCGGGTAGAGTGTAACCCTATGAACACGTTTTTCTGGAGTGATACGCACTTCTTTCACACCAATCTGGCTGAGAAATTTCGTCAGGGAGCTATGTTTGATGGCACTGTCGAGACACATAACGCCGTGCTGCAAACAGCCTGGAATAGAGTTGTCGGTAAGGACGACCACATCTGGATCGTGGGCGATGCCGCTATGGGTACTCGGTCTGTGTCGATTCCATGGATGGCTGAGAACTTGAACGGAATCAAGCACTTGATTCCAGGCAACCACGACAACGTTCACCCAGCAGCACAACACAAGAATCCCGAACGAGCTAAAGGTGCTCGTGAGTTGTACGAAGGTACGTTCACCATCCACCCTACAATTATGGCCGGTGTCACTATCGCTCCTGAATTGGAGGGCACCATTTTCAGTCACTTTCCATGGTTTGGCACTCCAGATCACGACGACGCTGACCGAGGTTACGACATCGCGAAGTGGTACCCAAAGCGCGAGGACTTCAGAGACGGAACCGTTTTGGTACACGGGCACACTCACGGCCAAGTCGCCCATGACGATATGAATTCATTTCACGTTGGAGTTGACAGCTGGATCGAAGGGCCGTTAAGCTTGCAAGAATTGATCAAAGAAATTTCTATTGCACGAAAGAGAGCATCATGACAACGCACGGAGCATTCATTACACAGGCGTCGATTCGTCCGCACCCAAATGCAGACCGACTGAAGCTCGCTCAGGTGGGCGGCTTTCAGGTTGTTGTCGGGCTGGACACGACAGACGGTGAGCTTGTCGTCTTTTTCTCTTCGGAGTTAGCAGTCTCCGATGAGTATGCAACCGAGAACAGGCTACGGTCCAAGGACGGCGGGTACTTCCCCGACTCGTTGCGCGTTCGCCCACAGAAGTTTCGTGGCGAGTCATCTGACGGCTACATTGCACCATTGTCATCGCTCGCTTACACAGGCTACGATCTGTCAGCACTGAAGTCCGGTGACATATTCACGGAATTGAATGGTCACGAAGTGTGCCTCAAGCATGTACCGAAGACTAAGGCAGCTGGTGGTCCGAATGATCACAAGCTTCGACGGTCAAATCCGTTCTTTGCGAAGCATTTTGACACCGAACAGCTAGGTTACTACTTCGATCAGATTCCTGACGGCTCGATGGTGTACTTCACGCACAAGATGCACGGCACCAGCGGCCGAACAGGCCACGTGCTCGACAAGGTTGAGAGCACAGAGAAGCGCACACTCATCGAGAAGCTTTTTCGACGACCGACGAAGTCAGCGGAGTCGTTTGAATGGATGTACTTGACCGGTACGCGTAATACGGTGCTTGACCAGTTTGACGGCCCTGGCTACTACCTGGACGAATCATTCCGCAAGCGAGCAGCTTCGTTGTTCGATGGCAAGCTTCACAAGGGCGAGATCGTCTACTACGAGATTGTCGGTTACACGGCTCAGGACAGCCCGATCATGGGTCGACACAACTTCAAGGATACGAAGGACTTTAAGAAGTGGGGCGATGGTGTTACCTACAAGTACGGCCAGATTGATGGCTCGATTGGTGTGTACATCTACCGAGTCACACAGACAACCGAAGACGCTTTCGGTGCTCCTGTTTCTGTAGAGCTTTCATGGCCGCAGGTCAAGCATCGTGCTGCGCAGCTCGGCGTTCCTCACGTCAGAGAGATTGCTCGGCACATTCACGAAGCTGCTGATCCTCATTATACAGTTAAGATTGCTGAGGTGTATTTTGATGGTCCGGACCCTCTAGACGAGTCGCATCCTATCGAGGGCGTGGTTGCCCGTGTTGAGACGCCAGAGGGTCGTACCTATGCCTTGAAGCACAAGGGTTTGACGTTCCGCGTGGGTGAGGGCCTGGCTGCTGAGGCCGACGTTCCGGACATGGAGTTGTCTTCCTGATGGCAAGAAATTGTAAAGTTGCTTGCGTCCAGCGAGAATCTAGCGTATAGTGGTCATCATGATCAAACGTGTAATTAGCTCAGTAGTCGCTACAACAGCCCTGTCCTTCGGGTCATCCATGGTTGCTAACTTTAGAGGCAATGACGAATCACCGAAGTCGTCAGACAAGTGCGAAAGTCTCTACGCTAGCAAGAACGATGGTGAAGATAACTGCAAGAACGATGACGACGAGGCCACCTATCCGCCTGTAACGGTCAGCATTCCTCCGACCTATCCGTCAACATCGAACGACGAGAACGATGATGAAGAGTCAGAAACCACAAGTCCAGACGGTAACGACGACGGTCACGAGTCAACTCCTCCGTCAACTGACGACGGCACCGACACCACGGTTGATGATGACGACGACGACTACGAGTCAACTACAACAATTGACGACAGTCTGGTTCCAGCTAATCCCAACTATTCTGTTGAAGTTTCTTGCGGTAAGGCCGTAGTAAAGCTTACAAACGTTCTAGAAGTGCCTCATGGAAAAAATGGCGAAGCCGCCGTGTTCATGATCGAGATTGATGGTAAGGACAGCACGTATGACACCATCGTTGTTCTTGCCAACACCACCGAGACGCGAGTCTTTACTTTCGAACGTAACTCCGGGGATCACACCGTCACCGTGATGTACTACGGTCAAGAGATGGATTATGTTGTACGCACAAACTGTGACACTCCGCCCACATCGACTGTTCCGACAACAACGCAGCCACCTGCCCCCACGACAACCGCACCAGCCCCGTCAACCACGCTCCCGGCCCCAACATCAACAGCTCCAGCACCAACTACAACGGTAGCCACCGCACCAAGTACAACAGTTGATGTAGGGCTGCCTCCAGTGTCGACAGTCGGTGTGCCTCCTCCTACAGCTCCCACACCAAACCCTCACTCCGGATCAGTACTTCCTAAGACAGGATCAGACGGCAGCTCAATGATGTTGATGATCGGAATTGGATCAATGCTGGCTGGTCTGGGTGCTCTTGCGATTGGGTTTGGGCAACCAAAGCGCAAACGGTACATCACGTTCTGATAAGATGGTCTCATGCCAGAGCGGTCAGCCATTGAGTTAGCAAAGAAGGTGAATGCCTACGGGCGTTCACCTTCTTTGAAATGGCCGTACCTGTACGATATTCTCAGATCGAAGGGTTACTCTAAAGAGAAGGCTGCGGCTATTTCTAACTCTCGGATAGGCGTGCGTAAGGGTGGCCGACTCAACGTACTTAAAGCTCGCGCTGCTCATAACCCTCGCGTGCTGAAAAACCTTGCGAAAACGCTTGCGAAAGGCAAGCACTACATGCCAGGTAAGTGACGTACGTCACATAGATATCTCTTGACGCAGCGAGCAAGGTGGAGTAGACTGTAGTTACTGGAGAGATCACGCCAGTATCCATCAATCACATAATGATCCTGCGCCGGATGAGTTAGAATCCATTGCTGTAGGGCCAGACCCTGGTGTGCAGACGAGCACAGCGGAAGGATCATTACGTCAGTCGGCACGAGTAGCCAGGCGCTAGGCGGTTGCAAACGTCTAGAGGTGCCCGCTAGTTGAGCAGCCCGAGGTTTGAGGATATTGGCGTGATTTCTTTGGTCAACCTCTTGACTTTTCTACTCAGAAGGCGCATAATATCTCTATGTCCACAACTCTTGAAGTCCTCACCGCTATCTGCGAAGACCAGGGGCGCGAAGTGCGTCCTGGCCAGGCGGCGGCGGCGGCGGAGATTGACGGTTCGGATGGTCACATTGCTCTGATGGCCCCAACGGGCGTAGGCAAAAGCCTTATCGCCGTGGCCGCAGCTATTGCTCATGGCAAGGGCATAATCGCCATGCACTCCAACGGTCTGATCAGCCAATACGCCAGCGAGATCGACGCCTGGTCGAACGCCACGGATGCAACCATTGCAACGCTAGTTGGCAAGAGCCACTACTGGTGCCCGAAGGCCTCGCCCAGCCTCGCTGGGTTGACCGACGCTCAGCGGGCGTTCGTGATCGAGAACGGCACGTTCATTGGCAGCGGCCTAGAGCCTCGCATCTACATCAATCATTCTGTGACGGCGCTCGTGAGCGATCCGGAAGACGACGAGACCGAGGAAGATGAAGACACTACCTCATCGCCGTGCGAAGACTGTTCGATCCGCCGTGCGAGCGCCTGCCCGTTGTGGCAGGCTCGTGACACGGCTATCGCCTCGGATGTCGTGATCACCAACGCCACGATGCTTGGTCTTGGTCTGGGCGGCTACGTTGAGTGGGCCAAGAACATGGTTGATGACGCCCTCATTGTGCTGGACGAAGGTCATGCTGATGTTGAGCCGCTGAAGAGCATTCTTGGTGTGCAGCTGGTAGTTCGTCCTCGTTACCGCAACGTGACTGAGGCGGAGGCCGAGATCGCTGCTGAAGGTCCGGACGAGACGATGGCGCTGGTAGTCAAATGGGCTAGCGATGATGAGCACAAGATGGCCAAGCACGCACGTCGCTTCATGGGAGCGATGAAGGGCAAGGGCCGCCCACAGTTTGATACTGATGGTCGCCGCACAGTTCTGACCATTCCAGCTGACCTGACGGACGTGATGATTGGCCGCAAAGTCGTAGCGATGTCGGGAACGCTGAGCGAGCGCAACGTGCAAGAGCTTGGTCTTGACGCTTCACTTGTCAAGCTCGAAGGTCTCGATGTCTCGGCAAGTCGTGTTTCTGAAATCGCTGGCCCAGCATGGGCGTGGTCAAAGGGCACACAAGCACAGCGTCAGGCACACGCTGCATGGGCCGCAAACGTGGCAGCAGTTCTTGCTGACGAGTTTGCTAAGGGAGGTGCGCTGATGGGGTTGTTCGTGAGCCGCGACGATCTTGACGCAGTGGTCGCTCAGTTGCCCCTAGAGGCTTCGCGAGCAGTTCTGCGCTACTACAGCGGTGTTGATCGTATCAAGGCCATTCAGACGTTCAAGGCGAATCATCGGAACCACATGATTGTTGGTTGCCTGGCTGGTGCTGGAACGGGTGTTGATCTGCCGGGAGAGCTTCTTCGCTCGGTCGTGATTAGCCGTGTCCCGCAGAACGCACCTAAGACTGCCGACCAAGTCCTGTGGAGGGAAGAGACTCGTTCACAAGTAATTCAGTCCGTAGGCCGTTCACACCGGTATGATGGTGATTGGGGCCACGTGCAGGTGGTCGGTGGCTTTGGTCACAGAAAGGATGTTGTGGAAGGATTGAAGGAACTAGGATGGGTCATCGGGTGAGCAACCAACTTTTCAGTATCGTTTACGACGGTGAGATGTCGTTAGCGAAGAACCAGGCAAAGACGTTCCTAGTACTACTAGAAGAGTCACTTGCTAGTGGTGATCCTCCGCTCATTTCGTCTCGTCTTGCTGGTCATGTTTTCGAGCAGTGTCTGGGCCTTCCTGGTTGGGACACAGATAACTACAAAGATTGCGATCCAGAACTACGAACATTTCTGGAGGTATCATGTCCGACGATTCATTCTCGCCTGTTGAAGAGCCAGGCCTAGCAATTTCGGGCGTAACAGCAGCAGCTGTTATGGCTTACGGAGAGCTTAATCGTCATTTATCCACGCGTCCTAGTGATGTGTTTGTCCTTACGGCAGCCGCTATAATCTACGACATCATCCAATCGTCAGGACTTGATCATGGCATCGCCCTCGCTGTCTATTCTCATCACGAAACTCACCTCTCTCGGCCTGGCCCTGTTCCCACTGGAGGGGAAGAAGCCAGTTCAGAAGGGCTGGAGGCAGGCAGCGACGACGATTCCGCAGATAGCCCTCGCATACTTTTCGAATCCTAACTACAACATCGGCGTAGCCACCGGTGCACCTAGTGGTGGCCTTGTTGTTGTCGACTTCGACGACAACGAACCTGAGTGGAATGAGTGGCCAGAAACACTGACCGTTAAATCTCCACGCGAAGGCGGAGGATGGCACCTGTACTTTCGTGACGTCGTTCAGAGACAGTCTTGCGTAGGGTGGAAACCTGGTATCGACGTAAGAGCTGAGGGAGGCCTTGTTGTTGGTCCTGGCTCGGTCACGTCAGCGGGCACGTACCAGATCGTGAGAGACGCACCTATCGCTCGTCTGCCCGATGTAGGCATTCCTGGGTACTCGGACAAGCCAAGACGTGCTGTGACCGTGAGCACTTTCTCTGGTTCGGAGTCAACAATTGTCGCTGAATTGGCTGACGGCATTATTGGTACGTTGGCTGCGATGGCCGAAGGGTCGCGCAATATCACGCTCTTTAAGCAATCCTGTTTTTTGTCAGAGCTAATCGCTTCGGGTGTTCTTAGCTCTGATAGGCTTAGAGAGGCTGTGAAGGCTGCTATTCAAGCAGGGATGGACTCATATGAGGCTGAACGAACTGTTAGCAGTGCATGGACAACAGTAACAGGTCAGCGAAGATGAACAGAAAGCCGAGGAGGTTTCGTGATAAAGAACTTTTGGAAGACATGCGCAACGGTATTCGCAACCGTGCAACTACTTTCGTGGATCGGAAGAAAGAGCAAGCCAAGTACGCCTGCCGAAAGCGAATTAACCGAGCCATTAGAGACCGACAGATACACGACTAGTCCCCAATTCACAGCGATTGCCGACCAATACCGAGCCACTGTCAGAGACGCCTTTCTTGCTCAAGGACTCTTGACCGTCGAGGCACTTGGTGGGGCGCTGCTGGCAACATCCATATTGTTTGACGCAGGTGGTCAAGAGGACCACGACATTGCTATGATGGGTCTGTCTATTGCAAATCTTTACCAAGATGCAGCAAGTTCTGCTTGACAAGAGGGACTAGATAGGGCATAATGACCTCATGACCTCTTTTGCAACGCCAAAGCAGATTAGCTTTCTTCAAGACCTGGTTCAGAAAATGCAAAAGTTCGAGCCAGAGTTCATGCTTGATCTTGCTGATCTTTCGCGTGAAGATGCTTCTAGGGCCATCGACACCTTCTTGATGACTCTTAAGCGGCTTCATACAACAGCCAAGCCGGTAATTGTTCCTCGTACGGAGGTTACTGAAGGGTTCTATATCCTCGATGATGAAGTCTTTAAGGTCCAGCAGGCTAAGCACGGTTCAGGGCACTTGTACGCCAAGAAGCTGAGCGAGACAGGAACGTTTGAGTTTGCTCAGGGTGCTGTCAGAAAGCTCGGCGCTGCCAAGAAACTTACCAAGGAGGAAGCGGGAGCGTACGGTAAACTGTACGGCAAATGCATTTGTTGCGGAAGGACGCTCACCGATGAGTACTCAATCGAACACGGAATCGGACCCGTCTGCGCAGGCCGTCTCTAAGGGAAAGAAGGAGCACAACGTTCGCAAGGCGCGACGTATCCACAAAATGCAGCGGGCAGCAGAGATGTACCCGGAAGATTCTGACTACTACCTCTCGTTAGCCGGTAAGCTGGAAACCGAGCTACGGGCAGCGAAGTGTTGCTACAAGTGCGGGAGGGTCTTGAAAGACCCTGAACGACAAGCACTTGGTATCGGTATCGAATGTGAAAAACGAGAGGAAAAACGTGAAGCTAGCAGTTGATTGTGATGGAGTTGTATACGACTTCATCGGGTTGCTGACCAAGGAATACAACAAGCCTTGGCCCACGCAGTGGTCGTTCATGAAAGATTGGGATGTCAGCTATACATTGTATGAGGAATGGCTCAGAACCCCGCGATTCTTTAGTGCTGGTAAACCCATATCTGGTGCGGTGAGGAATCTCACCATTCTTGCCGAGAAAGGCGCTGAAGTTACCTTCCTCACCGCAAGACGTCCGGAAGTGCGGACCGCCACGGAGGCGTGGCTGGCGGCTCACTTCAAATTTGACTATGAACTAGAACTAGCAGACCTCGGGCAACACAAAGATGGTGGTCACCGTTTCGACTTCGCTATTGACGACAAAAAAGAGAATTGCGTAAGTCTTGCTGACACGGGGTGCCCGAATGTGATTTTGTTTGATCAGACGTGGAATCGAGATGCTGCGGATCATCCTAATGTGCAGCGAGTTGCGTCATGGTCAACAATTCGCTTGCTCATCGAGCACGAGATGGAGCGCCGGTGCTCGTTGGTCTGACGGGCTACGGTAGGTCTGGTAAGGATACCGTAGCGGCTATTCTTGTTAACGATCACGGGTTCACTAAATTCAAATTCGCTGGCCTAGTTAAAGAGTGTGTTTGGGTACTTAACCCCCTGCTAGCTTCTGGAGTTCGCTACCAGGACTTTCTCAATTCGCTCATGGCAGATTCTATGGATGAGGCTGTTGAGGTTGCCAAAGGACATGTCGGTTATGGCAAGGAATGTCGCGAGCTATGGCAGCGTATGGGCACTGATGTAGGCAGAAACCTTTTGGGAGACAAAATCTGGGTCACGCGAACAATCGAAGCGGCCATAAAGGTTCCCAAGGCCGTGATTGCTGACTTGCGGTTCCCAAACGAGGGTGAGGCCGTTCGCTATGCTGGTGGTATTCTCTGGAGAGTGGATCGACCAGGGACAGGGCCACTTAATGGGCATGCCAGCGAACTGGAAGTTGCCAATATTGACGTTGACAATGTTGTTCATAACGACGTCGAAATGGCCGATCTCGCCTACGTAGTTGCTGACATGCTACTCTAGTAGAAATGTTGTCCGCACGTCAGTCACTAGTCTTTGCTTGCCATTCAGCGGCCTGTAGACCTCCTACGTCGGGAGGTACGGGAGGAAGCAGCGACGGATCAGGTGTGGCGCTCACAAGTAGTGACGATTTAAAGCTCCTGTTCACGGGACTGTCCGATACGTCTCAGAAAAAACTCTACGAAGACGGCACAATGAGCGTAGAAGGTCTTACCGAATCGGGTGACTTTACGAAATTTAGTGAGGGAGCCGAAACAAAGCTATCGACCCTCTGGAACGACATCGGCCCTTCCAAGGCGGCATATGAGGCGAATCTTGTTGTGGCTGGACAACTTGCCATGGGAATCAATCCTAAGTCTGGTGCTGTGGACCTGGCAGTGGCCACTCAAGGCACCCTCAATTCTAAGTGGTACTCAATAGCCAACCAAGATTGTAAGGCAATTTCGGCGGATACCGGCATTCCAATGGATCAGGTTGTTGCAGCTGCGACTACACTTTCTGCTGGACGTTTGTGGTCTGGTGTCAAGAACGGCAACATCGAAACAGCGCGAGCATTAGCCGAGATTGTGAAGAACCCGGTTGACCTAAAGATTGAAGCCAAGCACCTAGAGTTTATGCAGTGGCGCTGCGGCAAGTCAGTCAAGGCAGTTGGTAAAGTCGGTCTGTGCGGAGGGAAGCTTAAAGAGGGGTCGGTCTCTACAAAAGACCTTGACTCAGCCACTCTCGTAGAAGCGGCCTACAGCATTAACGCCCTACGCGCTCACGGATCGTTTAACGAGTGGCATGACCGAACTGTAGCAGGCACTAAGTCAGCATCAGAGCAGTACAAAGTTGCTCCTCCGTTTCCGTGGTTCACATCTAAGGGAACGCTTCAAGTAAAGCAGGCTGTAGCCGTTCTTCGTGGCGAAGTGACATCACGACAATCAATATCGGGACCGAAGTACTCGTCATTTTTCTCTAATATCTCCAATCCGAACAAGGACTACTCAAGCACCAACGACTGCTTTGACACCGAAACAGAACTACTTACACAGCGCGGTTGGCTGAAATATTTTGAGGTTATTCCAGGTGATATGGCTTTGACTTATAACATGAAAACGAAAGTTGGAGAATGGCAGGCAATAAACTACGTGTATGTTGGACAAGCTGAGCCAGGCAACGTAGTTCGTATTTCAGGCAAGCGCTATTCCGAAAAGTCACCAAGGTTTGACGTTGTTTGCACCAAAAATCACAACTGGATAACTTCATCTAGTCGCATGCCAGGACCAATATCTCGACGTGACCGCACTCCATCACACTCTTTGCCACCAAGTGGCGTAATCCACACAGCCGCCCCGATTGGCCGTAATGTTGGCATTGTTGGCGGAGTCAAAATGGCGCGATTGCTAGGCTGGATTCATTCTGATGGATCAATCCCTAAGAATTCCCCCAACAAGATCACACGTTCACAGTCTGTCACTGTGAACGCCGACAAGTACGTCACAATGCTTGCTGATATTGGTGCTGTGACGGATGAATTTGTGATTAAAGAAGGGCCGTACGGGTATCGTGATGATCGTTGTGTGGCTACAATGACCGTTGGGGGGCCTGCTGCTCTGGCAATTCGAGATTCGTTTACTGAAGGTTCGTACGCACATAAGACGGTTCAAGGACGTATACTCAAGGAAGAAATTATTGCTTCTATGACGGCTGATGAGGCCGATGGATTTCTGGACACAGCGATTCTAGGTGACGGTCGAACAAGAAAAAACAATAATCGCGTCTGGACAGGTAAAGATTCCTTAGCGGCCGACAATATTGACGCCATAGCCGGAATTGCTGGATTCAACACCAAACGGTACGTGTCACCTAGCGGAGATATCCATGTGTCAATTCTGAAGCCACGGCCAATTCATGTTGATGCTCTTACCGTCACGGAAGAACTTTATGACGGACTCGTGTGGTGTCCTAATCTTGATAACGGTACGGCTTATTTTCGTAGGGCAGGGCGTACTTTTTTCAGCGGGCAGACCTGGCATTATCGAGTTATGGCTGGAAATTCGCCACTTCACAATAAAGGGTCACGAGGCTCGATGAAAGAACTGACTCTAGATTCCAAAGGAACAAAGAAAGCCGCCACCGCTCAAGACATCTTTCAACGAGGCGCTGGATCAGTTAAGGACCACATTGCTCCTGGCGATGGAATGTTCCGTGACACAACAAAGATTACGCGTAACGCTTTGAACACGCTTAAGACACAACATCCGGACCAGTTTTCTCGTATGAAGATTCACGAGTTTCAAGCGTTAATCTGGGTACACTACGGTGGAGGACTTTCAAGCGATGCTGATAGAACAGGCAAGTGGTTTGGCGCTCTAGAGACAATGAAGGCGGTAGGATTGTGAGTGAGATGGTACCAAGTCCACTGACTGACGACAACGAAGACTATGACGAGTTTGACGCTCTTATGGCACGTGTAACAATGTCTGACGAAGAGTGGCAGCAAGAGCTTGATACAGTCGGAAGTCCGTTGGGGAATATCACGGCTGACGAAGCTCTTAGTCGTCTAGAATAATTTAACCCTTATCCTACAAGGGTTTCCTAGAATTGCAGTCACATTATTCGGTGTCCTGCGGTAGAATAGGCTACTACCCCAGAAGGGCGTTTCGGCTCAGTCCGAGACGTCCTTTCGTCGTCTTTAAAGAAGGTTCGTACAAAAATCTACTATGTCAAACTCATCTACTCCATGGGGTCCGCTGGGCCAGTTCATCCACCACACGCACTACGCACGCACGTCTGAGGATGGGAAGGTAGAAACATGGAGTGATACCGTCGCTCGCGTGGTGAGAGGCGCTACGGAGATCGGTGCAGGTCTCACTGGCCCGGAACAGGACAGGCTAGCCCAGATGATGCTTAGCCTGAAGGCCACACCAGCCGGTCGCCCGCTGTGGGTTCTAGGAACACCACTAGTGAGCAAGATAGGGTCCGATGGATTGGTAAATTGCTGGGGCACCACCGTGGAGACAGCGGAAGACTTTATCTGGGCCACGAACCGCCTCATGGTAGGCGGAGGAGTCGGCTACTCAGTCGAGAACGTGCATGTAGACAAGTGGCCAATGGTGGCTGGCGGTGAAGTTGTGCATTCAACCGACTTCGACGCATGGACACTAGAAGACACGCGGGAAGCGTGGGCAGAACTTGTTGGAGAGACTGTAGAGACCTGTCTGTATGGCGGAACCCTTAAGTTCAATACAGCATCGTTGCGTCCGCAAGGGGCACCACTTCGCACGTTCGGCGGAACAGCGTCAGGTCCGCTTCCGCTTATAGACGGCGTTAGGGATATAGCTGCGGTTATAAACGCACGTGCAGGAAAGCACTTACGGTCCATTGACCTATCGGACATCATGAACATTGTTGGTCGTCTGGTTGTTGCCGGTTCAAAGCGTAGATCGGCGCAGCTTGCTCTAGGTTCACATGATGACACGGACTACCTCGGTGCTAAGCGGTGGAGTCAGGGCGACATTCCAGGCTGGCGTTCGCAGGCCAACTTCTCAGTCAATACTGGTGACCCATCTGGACTCGGAACTGACTTCTGGCAGACCTACGCCGATGGCGAGCCTTTCGGCATAGTTGACCTAGCCAAGTCTTCACAGTTTGGTCGGACTGGCGAGCCTGTTATTCGTGAAGACACCATCGAAATTTATAATCCGTGCGGTGAGGCTAGCCTTCCAAAATATGGATCATGCAATCTCGCCACGCTTCATCTACCTAACCTGAGCACGTTTGACGAAGCGCTAGATGCCGCCACACTGCTCTACAAGGTTCAGAAGGCTATCTCAGCACTACCACACCCTCACGAGGCCACACAGCGCCGCATGAACGGCGATTCACGTTTAGGTCTGTCAATGACTGGCTATCTACAAGCGACAGAGGCCCAGCGAGAGTGGATGCCTGACATCTACAGCGCTCTGCGCATCGTGGATAAGCAGTGGTCTAAGAAAACTGGACGACCGGAGTCCGTGCGGCTGACTGCCGTCAAGCCCGAGGGCACTGTAAGCCTGCTATCTGGCTGCACGTCCGGCATTCATGCAGCCTATGCTGATCAGTACATCCGTCGTGTTCGATTATTAGACTACAACCCAGCTGTGAAAGCTCTTGCTGCCGCTGGCGTTCGTATCGTTGATGACGAAAACTTCGATGGTTCAGTGAAGCAGGGTCATAAGGTAGCCGAGTTTGTTGTGAAGACACCTATAGGAACCCCTACTTCGGATCAGTTCACAGCAGTAGACCAGTTGGAGGTCGCCGCCCGCGTACAGCGTGAGTGGGCTGATCAGGCGGTTTCTGTGACCGTAACGTTCAAACCGGAAGAACTTCCTACTATCAAGTCATGGCTGGGAGAGAACTGGGATCAGTTGAAGTGCGTTTCGTTTCTGCCATACTCCGACCATGGTTTCCGACTAGCGCCGTATGAACCGATCAGCGAGTCGGAGTTCATGAATAGGTCCGGCAGCATCAGAGCAATAGACTGGTCTGGAACTGAGGCTCTGATACCGGACATGGACGACTGCTCATCAGGCGCTTGCCCTATCAGGTAATATAGGCACACCGTGAATAAGTTCCTGACCCGAGAAATTATTGCCTTTGCCTGTCATGCAGCAGCTTGCGCCCCTCCTCCCGTTGGAAAGGGTGGCTCGTCTTCTGGACGAAACGCCAATAAAGATGGGTCGAAGCAGCTTCGTAGCCCATTTAAGACAACTGGAAACAAGGCAGCGGACGCCATTAAATTGACTCGGCTAGATCGAGGATCATCCGAACGTAAGGCCGCAGCGAAGATGTTCGAGGAGGCCTACGGTAAGAAGAAGGCACCAAGTGCTCCAGGACGTAAGGTAAATGCTAACAAAGACGGGTCCAAGGCGCTCCGTGGTGAATACAAGACTACTGGCAATCGTGCTCAAGACCTTATTAAACTGACGCGACTCGATCGCGGGTCGGCTGAGCGTAAAGCTGCTGCAAAAGCATTTGAAACGGCATACGGAAAGAAGTAACTTGAACAAGTTCCTGACTCCTCAGGTTGTGGCGTTTGCCTGTTATTCAGCAACTTGTCGCCCCCCTACGTCAGGAGGCACAGGAGGCTCATCCACCACGGTTAACAGAGCAGGTGCACTTCAGTCTAGTGCTCGTAAGTCTGTTGCCGCTACGTACATCAACGTCGATGACGCTATCAGTCTCGGTAAGGGTGCGCCTCACAGAGTTTTTCTGTCGTCTCCTGGGCCAACAAGAACGTCTATTCGCATAGCCAGCATCAACCCAGAAACGGGAAAAATTGCGACTAAAGTCTTTCAGCATAACGATGCCGTTACTCGTGTTGGAATTTATAGTGACAGTGCCTCTCAGCAACTAATTTCTAACATGGCACGATCACGAGAAAAGCGCTTACATGACTCGTCAGTAGGATATTTCGGCTAGTGGTACGATAGAGCCACTATGAGCAATAAGTTCCTTGACGCCGCTATGTCGGTTTTGATTGAAGATTCTGAATCTTTCCGTGCTGGCTGCAATCAAGCTGGATGCATTCCACCAAACGGCGGCTCATACCCTCGTGGGGCAGGTGCACGACACTTTGGCAAAATGAAGCCAGGTTCTCGCGGTGTGAAGCGTGCGCACTCTGGTCATATGAAGGGCCGCTCAGAGGCAATTGCTAGGTACATCAAGTCAGGTCAGCGAGCTAAGGACACCAACAGTATTGCTAAGTCATCACTTGCCAAGTACGGAGCACGTCTTCACGCCAATGGCGGTAAGAAGAACGCTCGGGCCAGCAAGGCTATGACTGAAAATGCCTAATAAATTTCTTTCTTCAGAAATCATAGCATTTGCGTGCTACTCGGCATCTTGTAGGCCACCCACTTCTGGCGGAACTGGCGGTTCATCAACCGGCACCTATAAATCTACTAAAGGCCTTCCTGCGAAGCTCCGTTACCAACCTATCAAGAACGCTAAAGGTCAGAAAATTGGGGAAGTTCGCCAAGACCCAGGTGGAATCTTTATTGGTCGTAGTAATGATGGTCGACTTTCAGTGGCTCACGCTTCTCGTTCCTACGTTATGGACAAAATTAAGACCCATAAACCGTCTAAGCCATCGAACGTTTTTCTTTAAGTCTTTGACGTCTTTGACGTCTATCAATTCTTCTGCGCTCCAGCGGGCTTAGTCCTCCCCAAAGACCGTACCTCTCTTTCTCCTCCACAGCATGACTTAGACAGTCCAGCCTTACTGGACAACCTGCACAGGTTTTCTTTCCCTCCGCGTAAAAGTCAACGGTACCGCCACGAAGTCCGTCATCCGGTTCGCACACGTCACCTTCAGGAACCTCATCTCCACAGACTTCGGGATAAAAAAGTGCCATATCTAGTCCAGCGCACGCCGCCCGATCTCGCCATTCCAACGTCATAACCAGCCTAATTCGGCTGGATTCGGGGTCCATATTTCACCAAATCCACCGTCAAGGCATAATTCGGTGACGCCCCAGACAAAGGCGTCCATTCTGTCTGGTGACCAGTTTGACGATGCGTCCCAGGAAGTTAACTGATCTTCGAGCATTGGGTGGTTGCCGACGAAGTGAATCTTTCCCTGCTCTGTCAAAGCAGCAACCGGCTCAGACCGCACTAGCTTGCCACGAGTGGCGTGCACCGACTTTAGTGGAGCGTTCTGCCACGTTGTTCTGATGGTGTACTCGACCATCGCTCCACCGTGGTTTCGTTCAAAGATAATCTTGTCAGCCTTGTGCTTGTGGTATGAAGCGACTGCGGCCTTTGCCCATTGGTCAGGCGTAGGGTTAAGGACGGAAGCATCTTCAAGAATATAGGCATGACCCTCTTTGTCTTTGCCAACTACAATGATTCCGGTACATGGCGTCAGTGCCGTTGCGTCTTCCAGCGTCTCATTAGGATGGAAACCAAAGGACGGGTCGACCGCTACAATGACTCGTGTAAGAGGAGGGAGCGAGTCCTCGTTGATACGATAAGTTTCGATAAGTTCGCGAGTCCAGAGAGCGGAAGAGGAGTCTAGAAGCAGTTCACCGTAAAGTTCCTGACGACCTAGTGATGTGCCTTCGTAGCGTCTTCGCAGTTCATCAAGAGCCGCTGGGGCTAGGTTTGCCGAGTTATCGAAAGTCGATCCCTTGACTACTACTAATCCGGAAGTTGGGTCTGCTGAACGATTGATCAATTCGACAATCAACTCAGTAGGTTTAGGTGTGGTCGTAACCATGACCTGCGGATGAGTACCGAGACGAAGACCAAACATTACCTGGTCCCACACTTCTCGCGGGTATTTCCAAGCCACTAACTCGTCCATCCAGGCATAGTGAAACTGAGGACCACGAAACTTTTCGGGTTCTCCTGCCGAAAAACCTTGAACCTGTGAACCGTTCTTGAAGTCAATTTGGTGAAGAGACTTGTTGTATTTCAAAATCTCGCCCGGAGCGCAGATATTCAATAGTCCGCTGTCTCCGTTAAAGCAGACATCTCTTAGGCCAGAATACGTTGGAGCTATTGCTTCAATTCGTACGCCGGGATTACGTAAAGCCTTTCTACGTACCCATTCGGCACCCATCCTGGTCTTGCCGAAGCCTCGACCAGATGCCACAAAATAAATTTTCCAAGAATCATCGTCCGGTGGCAATTGCTCAGGTCGCGCCCAAAGTTCCCAGTCATATTTGATTCGTTCTAGGAATTTCTTCTTCTTCTCTTCGGGCCAAAGAGACCAGTCGTCTGGTAATGCCGGGTTCATGTTGATCACCACCATAGGACACGATTAATGTTCCGAACCTCAATTAACGACTAAGGTTTACTTCTGATGATTACTTCACTATCGTTCATGGCGCTTATTGTCCTTTCTCTTGCCGCATTTAGAGTCACAAGGCTAATCACCAGAGATTCCATCACTGAGCCGCTGCGGTACCGCCTTCATGATAGATGGCCGTATGCCGGTCTTTATGTGACCAGAGAAGGACGAACGTCGCGTCGATTCTTTCACTGGCTGGTCACCTTTCGGTGGATTAAAGGTAAGCCCGCTGAACTAAAGAATCGTTACAAGTCCATGCCAGCTACTACCGGAGGCGAAGCGGAAAGGTGGTACGTAAATCGTGGTCACTGGCTTGGAGAATTGACGTCTTGCGACTGGTGTACCGGGTTCTGGGTTTCAGTTCTTGCCTACGTTGGCTGGCTGCTTTGGCCGATTGGGGTCCTGTACGTCGCAATGCCTTGGGCGCTGGCAGCTCTTGTAGGCATCATCGCAGGTCACGAATCACACTGATTCTACGGCATAATTGACAACGACCATGCCTTGCTGCGGACAACGATCTAAATTATTCAGAGATAAACCTGTTCCTGGGTCTCCTGTGGTGGCAGTACTGCCACAAACACTATTAGGTACTGCGTATGCGCCGGAAGAACCTAATAAGACCGAAGAAACGACTGTAAATGGCGCGTAACAAACTAACACCCGAAGTACTAACTGCGGCTGCGGCTGCGCCTCAGATGATTGATGTCTGGACGAAAGTTCCAGATGCACGAGCTGCAAAACAGGAATGGCAAGGTCAGGCTTGGGTTTACTATGATCTAGTTCCTGAAATAAGATCGGCTGCTGATCTGTTTGGTAATGCCTTAGCACGAATTAGGTTGTTTGTAGCTAAACGGCCGAAGAGCAACGCCCCTCCGTTGGAGCTGACCGAGGGTAACGTTGCCGGTGCGATGAACGAGTTTGTCGACGCAACTGGAACGCAACGCGGACTTCTTCGTGACTTAGCCGTAAACATCTTCGTCACCGGGGAAGCTTACATTGTCGGCGGCGATCACTGGGAAGTTAGGTCTATTGACGAGATCAGATTCACAGGCACATCACACATCGGAACAAACATTCCTCAGGCGCAGATTCGTGAAGCTCCATATTTGACTCCTATTGACGTTCCTCTTGAAACCCTTGTGATGCGAGTATGGAAACCGCATCCTCGGTGGTCGCGCCTTGCGGACAGTGCTATGCGCACCGTTCAAGACGACTGCGAAAAGTTGCTCATGATCTCAAAGGCCGAAAAGGCTGCGGTTCGATCAAGATTTGCTTCGTCAGGAATCCTATTCATACCCCAAGAACTAGTTCCTCCAGCACAGCAGACGCAGGACCGAAATCCTAACCCAATTGATGCAAACCCACTTTACAAGGGGATTGCGGAAGCTCTTATGGCAGCGTCAAAGGATGAGGGTCATCCGTCCAACCTCGTACCTATCATGATCTTCGGTCCAGCCGAATACGGATCAGCCATCCGATATATTACGCTAGAACGCCCTCTTGACAAACTTGCCAATGCATTGAGAGAGTCGGCCATTAAACGCATCGCCGTTGCTATTGACTTGCCTACCGATTTCCTGCTTGGTCTTGGAGACCTTAATCACTGGACTGCCTGGGTAGTTAAGGAAGACGCCTTTTCGGCTCACTTCCAGCCATTTGTTGAGCTTATCTGTGACTCATTGACAACTGGTTATCTGAATCCGGTCCTTAACCGTGCTGGAATTACTGATGCCAGCGATTACATTGTGTGGTACGACGCCAGCAAGCTCATTGTGCAGCCTGATAAGGCCGATGCAGTTATTCAAGCATACGATCGTCTCGCTGCTTCCGATGAATATTTGCGTGAAGCTCTTGGTGTTCCTCAAGAGGCTAAACCTTCTGATGAAGAGCGAGCGAAGCGCGTTGGTCTGAAGCTAGCTGATCCGCAAATGGCCATTACTGGCGTACCCACTCCTCCACCTGATCCTATGGGCGGTGGTGCCGGGGGGCGACCTAACGGCTCCCTGACTGGACACACCCCTCCAGGGAGCACCGTTGGTGGTGTAAATGCTAATCCCCAGAAAACATCAACGATGCGTCGGGTAAGTTCCGGACCGTCTTCGGGTGCCAAACCTGGTTCGATAACCGCTTCGGCTGCTGAATCAGTAAGTCGACAACTAGCGCTGCTAGATATCTCACTAACTAACCAGGTAAGAGTTCTGGCAGAAGCAGGGCTGAAGCGGACGGCCGAACGTCTTGGCGCTCGTGCGCGATCTAAGCTGACCGCTACGGAATCAGCGCAGTACAAGGGGGTTGACAACGCTCTTCTTCCTGAATATCTCAACATGCTGCGCATGCAAGAAATTGGCTTAAACGAAGACAATCTTCTTCGAGCTGATCTCTCCAAAGTGGCTGCTGAGGCAGCAGAATACGGTCAGACAACCGTCACTACTGCGTTGTCGCTGATTGAGTCTAACTTTGATTCGGATACTGAATCTATTGGTTATAAGCATCTTCTTCCAATCGTTGAACAATCAAGAATTTCAGCCGAAGCTTCTTTCTTGGCAACGTTCATTGACCTTCTCAGAGAGCGGTTATACGCCGGTATTCCGGTATCAGCGGAAGGCGAGGCTTCAGTTGATGGTCTACAGGTTCCTCCTGGTGATATCCGTAAGGCCATCCAAATTGCTGGCGGTGGATCGACTAGCGCCTCTATCTTCCCGGTAGGTGCTGCTACAGGACGAATTGTCAATGAGTATTTGCAGCAGCTAGGCGTAGGAATTGATGGATGGTTGTGGGTTTACTCGCCTAATCTTCGTCGCCCTCACGGGTCATTTAACCCTCACATTCAGCTGGATGGTTTGGTGTTTCGAACCGAAACTGATGAAGAGCTACGCGTGCCCGATGAGAAGTCCTACAGATTCCTCAAGCGTGAGTACATGAGTCCGGGTGATCATCGAGGCTGTTTATGTGTTGTCACTCCGTGGATTGGACCTAATTTTGGAGAAGCTCGTCCGATTTAGAGTCGTCCTTTGCCATAAATAGCGAGTGGTACAATCGAACTACTATGGCAGATGAGACCTCCTTGCGTCAATTCTCAATGAAAATTGTGGATGAAACAAAGCCGACAAGTGATGGACGATATTTCGTACCTGACACTCTTTCATGGAGAGAAATGCCTCTTTCTTTGATGGCTATTCGATCAAACGATCCGGCTGGAGGACATAAGAACAGCGTTGCCATCGGTGCGATTCATGACATCTGGCGTGACAACGGTGCCATCTATGGCCGCGGTGAGTTCACAGACGATGCCACAGCCGCCGAGTACATTCCTCTAGTAGAGAACGGTGTTCTTACAGGCATCTCAGCTGACGTTGTAGGTGCAAAGAAAGAAATTGAATTAGCCGAAGACGGCGGTCAGACGTTGGAAAGAATCACGGGCGGAGAAATTGCTGCGGTAACTCTTCTACCAATACCAGCGTTTGCCGATACGAGAGTAGTAATTGCCGCTGCTATTCCAGTTCTTCCTCCTAAAGCCTGGTTTGAAGCTCCTGCCAAAGACACTTCACCTTACGCCCTAACGGTTGAAGATGACGGCCGAGTTCATGGGTTTGCCGCACGTTGGGATACGTGTCATATCGGCAGCCCGACAGCGTGCCTGACTCCTCCTAAGAGCAAAACAGAATACGCCTACTATCGAATTGGACAAATCGAGACAGCGGAAGGTGACAAGCTTTCTACCGGTGTAGTGACTATGGCCAAAGGTCACGCAAAGATCACGCTCAACGCTCGTCAGGCCACGGAACACTACGACGACACGACTGCTGGCGTAGCGGACGTGGTGACATATGAGCTGGATAATGGAATCTGGTTCGGCGGAGCGTTGCGGCCAACTGTGACTGAAGAGCGCGTTCGTGAGTTGGCCGGTTCTGGAATTAGTGGTGACTGGAGACAAGTTGCCGGAAATCTAGAACTAGTCGGTCTGCTTGCCGTGAACACTCCGGGCTTCCCGGTTCCGCGAACAACTGCGCTGGTTGCCGATGCGTCTGATGAGCAGTTTGCTCTCGTAGCCGCAGGAATTGTGACTGAGGACTACGCCAAAAAGCCGTGCTGTGCTGATTGTGCCGAAACTGACGCCAAGAAAGTTGTTGAGGCTGCTGTCGAGGAGGACGTTTCAGTTGAAGAAGCCGAAGACAGTACCGAAACCGCTGAGGCCAATTTTGTTGAGGCGACGGAAGAAGAACTGTCCGCACAGTACGCTCGCAAAGTCAAAGTTTTGAAAGCGAAGATTTCGCTAGGCGTCATTTAGTCCTAGCTGGATGTTCTACTATTCTAATTACATCTTGGCGTAGCCAGAAACGAACAGCCGTAAAAGGACGGCCTAACCAAAAAACATATGGACACAAACACAGAAGAGATTGAAGTAGCTGAAGAGGAGCTTCCTGAACTAAGCGAGCTTTCATCCGAGGCACTCGTTGAACTGGAGTCTTTCTTGGTTGAGGATTTCGAGGCACGCTCAGGAGCCGATGAGTTCTCAGCAGAAGACACCGACGACATTACTGAGCTTGCAGAGGCTATCGCCGCTGTTCGTCAGGAACTGTCGAGCCGTCTAGCACTGGACAGCGCCCGTAAGGATGCAATCGCTAAGGTTGCCGCTGGAGCCACAGCTACACAGGCGTTCCGCGAGAAGACAGCTGAAGTTGTTGCTGAAGAGCCAGTAGTGGTTGAAGAGGCTCCTGCCGAACTAGCTGTTGAGGATGAAAAGAAGTTCGACTTCTCTCCAGTAGGAATCAAGGGCAACGTTGACAAGAGCGACACAGTGGGCGAGCAGGTCGGTCCAACCGTCCGTGCGTCGGCTGACGTTCCTGGATTCGCCGCTGGCCAGAAGCTAGCTACCATGACAGACGTTGCCAAGGCGTTCGTTGCTCGTCGTCCCCAAATCAAGGGCACAGATCGGGGCAACGAGGGGAACACGTACCTCGTCGCTTCTATCGACTACGGTCAGACCGACGAAGGTCGCTACTTGACGTCAGACTTCAACATCAATGAAGAGCGTATTAACGCTTTGCTAGCTCCTCAGGCGCTAGTTGCTTCTGGTGGAATCTGCGCCCCGGCCACATCGCTGTATGACCTTTCGGTTCTTGGTGCAGACGCTTGTCGTCCGACCCAAGATTCGCTGCCGGTCTTCCGTGCTGATCGTGGCTCTATCCGCTTCCTAACACCTCCGGTGTTTAACGCTGCTGCTGGCTCGGTTCGAGTAACAACAGCTGCTCAGGATGCTGCTGGATACACAACCCAGACACCGGCAGGCACAACTGCTCCTAAGCCGTGCATCAAGATTGCCTGTGGTGCTGAAGTTATCGCCACGCTAGACGCAGTTTCTCGTTGCTTGACTTTCGGTAACATGGGATCACGCACCTACCCAGAGCAGGTTGAGGCCTGGCTGAAGCTCTCGATCGCTGCTCAGGCTAAGGTTGTTGAGCAGTACATCCTTGACAAGATCAAGGCTGGCTCAACAGCTGTAACGGCTATTTCTCTAGGCGGATATGGGGCAACTCGTTCACTTCTAGGTCAGATTTCTGCTGGTATCGCTGCATGGCGCTCACGCTACCGTTACTGCGGTAACGTCACGCTTCGCGCCGTGTTCCCGGTTTGGGTGAAGGACCTGATTCGTGTTGATCTAGCCAACGACTCGTTCGACGCTCACGAGTGGGCTGTTTCTGACGCCGAAATTGCCAACTGGTTCGCAGTACGTGGAGTTAACCCGACATTCTACGTTGACACGCCAACAACTGGTATAACGCAGCTGTTTGCTGCCCAGGCCGCTGGAGCGCTTGTAGAGTTCCCTGACGTAGTTCAGTGGGCACTATTTGCCGAAGGCACGTGGCTGATGCTAGAAGGTGGGTCTATCGACCTCGGCCTAGTACGTGACAGCACGCTCAACTCAACCAACGACTACCAGGTTTGGTCAGAAGAGTTCATCGGAATTGTAAACCGTGGCCACGAGTCATTGTGGATTTCGTCTACTGTCTGCCCGAACGGTACTGGACCGGCATCCGTAGCTCCATACAGCTGCGCCTAACTTCGAGGAGTCAACAACAATGATTATTGTCAAGATTCCAAAGTAAGTAACGTTCAAAAATCGTTAATCAAAGAACCTGCTGCCGAGTTGGTAGCAGGTTCTTTGTGTTATAAGGGGTCATGTTGTCTTGGCTGAATAGGCTATTCTAGACCTTGTAATGTCTACTGGACCTGCAACACCTCTACAGGCTTCGCCGCTCACGCCGCCAACAGTCAGCCTTCTCACATCCGCTCAAATCGTTATTGAAGAGAGTAACAGATGGGAAAATGGATTCGAAATTAAGGGCGAAGGATGCGGAAACGCTCTAGCTCACGACGACTGTGGTACGGTAGCGAAATGTGCCTTTCCTTCTTCCGGACTGCTTAATAAGTTCATTCCATACACCGTTTATTCATCTGACCAGTGCTCAACTTGGGGAATCGGTCGTGATGGAGAAATTGATGAACGAGCTTCTCGACTTCTTCGTAATCTTGCCGCTTCAGAATCCTTTGTTCTTGAGCAAGAGCTTTGGTCGGATACACTCGGACTGAGCAATCCGAAAATAGCATCATCGTCTGCTATCACATACGCAACAGCGTTACCAGTCTCAAAAGCTATAGCACAAATGTCTGACGCTGCGGGAGACCTGGCTCGCGGTGGACGAATTATGTTTCATATGCGCCCATACCAGCTCTTTGCTCTCGTAGAGGCTCGTTTAGCGCGTCGTGAGGGTAATGTGTGGCTAACTCCACTTGACGATATTATCGTGCCAGGACGTGGCTATGCCGGAACCGGCCCAGCCGGTCAGGTACCTACAGCGTCCGAAGAGTGGATTTATGCCACAGGAATTGTCCAGATTCGTAGAGGAGAAATTCTGGAGATAAAGGACAAAACTTCAGTTATCAACAGACAAACAAACGATGTTGTTCTTCTATCTGAGCGAAAAGCTATTGCCTCGTTCGATCCTAATTGTGTTCACATTGCCGCTAAAGTGACCCGGTAGGTAAATCATGTCATTTCTAACTGGGTGCCTTGTTTCACCTGACGGAACACTGGCTCTTCCCGCTCCTCCACCTCCTGTAACCGGTGGTGGTGGGGGCGGCGGCGCTGCTGGTGATATTGTTTCATGCGGTTCAGAAGTACTGGGGTTTGCCAATGCTCAAATAGTCAAACTCTGTGCTACCGATCCTCAAGCTATTGGTCTGGCTGTTGCAGCGGCTCAACTTGACCACCCAGCGCAGACATGGGGACATGCTCGCGTTACTTCTGCAACACCGTTCACTAGCCCAACCGGACTTCTTTCTCTCGATGTTGTAGGTATCTTAGGAACATCAAGTACCGTAACTGTTAACGGACAAGCTATTGCTTTCCAGGCTGGCCAAAGTGGGTCGTGGTCTGAAATTCCTAACGCCACGCACGGCCCCGGATACGTCACAATTACCTGTGCTGTTGGCAGTGAAGCCTACGTAACTTATCAGAAACTGTAGGGTAAGTTAAATGCCAGCAGGAGCGTCATTTACACCTCCTTCATCTGGAGGAAGCGGAGCAGGAGAAGTTGAGCTTCTTCCTGCTGCTGGTCCCATCCCTGCATTCAGCGTTGTTTACGTTAACAGCGCTGGACGACTCACAAAGTTTGATCCGGCTAACTTGACTCTAGCCGGTAAAAGTGTGGGACTCACCTTGTCTTCATCTTCAGTTATTGATGATCCGGTTTCCGTTAAATTCCACGGAAACGTTACGTTTGCTGGGCCGACATTAATTCCATTTACCAGTTACTACGCTGGCCCAAATGGGTCGCTAATGACTACTCAACCAGCGTCAGACCTACTTATATTCATAGGCTATTCTAGTGACGCTGATTCATTCATCATAGATGTACATCCACCGATTGAGCGCTAAGGAGGCGCATCAACTACTATGCCAACAAAGTATCTAACAACTCGAACAACTGGTCCAGGACTCAAAGAAGTCTCAACTGTTCAGACTTCTGCTGGCGCATCTGACGCCAACAAGATTCCTAACCTAGACGCTTCAGGTCGTTTGGACATTTCGTTCATGCCTACTGGAGTCGGCGCTGCAACTTTCGCTGCCGTTGCCTCAGAAGCTCTTGTGTCGGGTGATTTTGTGCAACTATTCAACAACGCCGGTACCGCCAATGTACGCAAGGCTAACGCAGGGGCTTCCCAGCAGGAGGCTAACGGCTTCGTTACCGCTGGTGTAGCGTCAGCTGCTTCAGCTACGGTATTCTACGGAGACCTTAACGCTGCCTTGACCGGTTTGACTGTGGGCGCTCATTACTACCTGTCAAACACCACTCCGGGAGCTGTAACAGCGACTCAGCCAGCAGCTGCTACTCACCTTGTTCAGCACTTGGGTAAGGCTCTGAACGCCACAACCCTTGTCGTGGACATTGACGACGAGTTCATCGAACTAGCGTAAGGAGTAGCCTACATGGCACTCCTAAAAATTCTTGGTCGAAGAACAACCGGCCCAGGCGTAAAAGAAATCTCAAGCGCAGATTTTGTAGACTACCCGCGTCTCGCCATTGCCGATGGAGACACGGCACCTAACCCTGGCACTGTCGGGGCTACGATCGTCTCTACCATAACGCAAGACCTAATGTATTGGAATGGAACGTCGTGGTCTATCGGCACCTCTTTCACTACCATAGCGAGAGGCGTTGTTCCGTCTGGTGGATCAAATACGACCTTCCTTAGGGGAGATGGAACGTGGGCTACACCTGCCGGTGGTGGAGCGTTTCCGGATATTTTCACCATATCTTCCGGACGTGTTAATATAGGAGTAGGACTTTACTAAATGCCAGCAAACACATTACCCCGATACACCGGACTAGCTGACACTCAGCCGGGACAGACTGTGACAGCAGCCAATACAGATAAGACGCTAGTAACTGGAGCAGCCGCTCTTATCTACACAGCTCCTACTGATGGTGCTCTTGTTACTGGCATCTTAGCTATGCCTCTAGGAACGAACGTTGCGTCGGTCGCTAGATTATTTCTAAACAACGGCGGAGTACTGACGACAGCATCTAATAACGCAATGATTTCTCAGATATCACTTCCTGCCACTACTAACACCGAAGTGGCTGCGTTGACTCCGCTGTGGATTCCTATTCCTCGTTTGATGCAGGACTTAAAGGCTACATACCGTCTTTACATTACTATTGGTACGGCGGTTGCTGCTGGCTGGCAGTTCACCGCTGCGGCATCTAGATGGGCTACGGTATAGCCAGGCTATGGCCGAAGGTCTTTTCCTAGCTGATCAATCCGACAGAATATTCGAGTACATCGGCACATCACAAAACCTTGCTATTTCATCTACTAACGCGTGGATTCCGTGGAGCAAGTCGTGGGTAGCGGGATGTCAGTTCATTGACGTCTTTCTTGTCGGCGCTGGTGGAGGAGGAGGAGGAGGATTTACTAAGACTGTTGGGTCTGCTGGGGGCGGTGGAGGTGGAGGTGGCAGTGCCTGCATTGTACGAGCACGATTTCCTCTTTATCTTTTGCCGGATACGCTATACCTGTATATACCTCAAGGGGGAACTGGCGGAGCCGCTGGCTCTGCTGGCGGGGTGGGAGCGCGATCGGCTATAGCAATTAGACCTTCCGCAACAGCCCTGGGAGAATGGGTGCTCGTATCAGGATCAGCTGACGCCGGGGGTGGTCAAGGTGGCTCTAACGCTGCCGGTGGAGCGCTCGGAACTGCGGGCACTATTGCAACATCTACTAACGGTATCTTCATCGGCTTATCCACTTCTTGGGTGGCAGTTATAGGCGGAACGGCCATAGCAGGTGGAGCATCGGCAGGTTCTGTCGGTGGGGCCGCTTCCGGTTCAGCGCTAACAGGCGGAGGAGCGGGAGGAGCAGGATCGCAGTCAGCTGATTTTGCTGGTGGTCAGTACATTTTTTCTGGAACAACAATCCCAGCTATTGCTGGTGGGACTGCTGGTGGTGGCAATGGCGCTTTCGGGTCATTCTACAATCAAAATCCCTTCATTCCTTGGATATCTGCTGGCGGAGGAGGAGGAGGGTCTACTAACACAGCTGGACTCAGCGGAGGAACCGGAGGAGCCGGTGCTCCTGGTTCTGGCGGTGGTGGTGGTGGTGCTGGTGTCGTTTCTGGCGGCAACGGAGGCGCTGGAGGCGCTGCATACTGTCTTATTGTAGCGTCCTAGCGAGCTGGCTCAAACCTCCAAGACAGTTCTGGAACGTAGATAGCCCACTCTTCTGGAGGATTCTTGGTAGCGACCATGAGACCGACAGGAGTCTTGGGCTTACGTCTAAGCTTCCATCCTATCTCTTCTAGAGTCTTGTCAGCCTTGCGGCCGTTGCAGGCCTTACAGGCCGCTACAGTGTTCTCCCAGGAACGAGCTTCGCCACCTCGTGAGGTTGGCTGAAGGTGTTCGATAGTTGTAGCCTTTCCTCCACAATGAGCAAACTGACAAATGTGTCCGTCTCGCATCATCACGCCGCGCTTAGACCACTGCATATTACGCTTTCGTTTGATGTACATCTGAGCTAACAAACGAATCACAGAAGGAACGGTAATCATCATTGACGGTGAACGCCAGACCACATCGGAATCATGTGCTGTGTGAGCACGTCCGGTAAGGATCAGAGTGACGGCTCTCTCTGGAGAGATAACGCCCACTGGATTGTAACTGGTATCAAGAACGAGTACTTGCATAATGATCTTTCCTGAGAGCGTTGAGTTTTTTGGTGGAGCCGGTTACAGGAGTCGAACCCGTGACATCCATATTACAAGTATGGCGCTCTTCCAACTGAGCTAAACCGGCGAGGCTTACGAAGTGAACGCCGTCACAACTTCGGGGTTTTTTGCGGAACGACTGAGACTCGAACTCAGAGGCCTTTCAGCCGACTACTTAGCAGGTAGCTGCGTTTCCAGTTGCGCCACCGTTCCAGCGGAGAGTAAAGGAATCGAACCCTCAGGTGTAACCCTGGCCCAGTTTTCAAGACTGGTTGCAGACCTTTCCGCGCTACTCTCCAAGATGCTGTCATGCTGAAAGAAGTTAATTATGTTTCTGACACTGTACTCGTCAATACAGTGTGCGGCTCAAGTGTTCGCAAATGGCCACACAGCATGATGCGTTCCGGTTGGAGGACTCGAACCCCCAAGCATTCTCCTCCAGAGGGAGACGTTCTACCAATTGAACTAAACCGGAATGTTGTAGTGTGAACAAATCGAAACGGGAAATTTTACGTGCTCTACCGATGAGCTACACGGCGGCGAAAGTCACCGTGACAGGAATCGAACCTGCTACCACGTCTGCCAAAGAGAAGTAACCCACTTCTACACATCACTACATTTGAGAATGAATATTTACATCTTGTATGAGTAGAGAGATTCGAACTCTCATGCCGTTCGGCACTACCTTCTAAGGGTAGCGTGTCTGCCAATTCCACCATACTCACAAGTATACCGGTAAGTGAACTTGGAGGGATTCGAACCCTCACTAACAACGCTCTCATCGTTGCGCCTCTACCAATTGGGCTACAAGTTCTTAGTTGACTATACGGCGGAAAGTATACTGAACACGTTCAAATTCCGCCTCAATCTTAACTGTGTTTGCCGAGAGATTCGAACTCTCACCTATCACTTTTTGAAAGTGACGCCTCTGCCAGTTGGGCTAGGCAAACTTGTGTGCGCCAGACAGGAGTCGAACCTGCACGGTTTCCCCGGAGAGTTTAAGTCTCCTGCGTCTGCCATTCCGCCACTAGCGCAAAGTACCCCCGGCAGGAATTGAACCCGCAACAACCATGTGATAAGCATGACGTTCTAACCGTTGAACTACAGGGGCATGGCAGGAATGAAGGGAATCGAACCCCCACTTACGGCTTCGTAGACCGTTACTCTATCCGTTGAGTTACATTCCCAAGATGGGGTGATCGAAGGGACTTGAACCCTCAACGACGTGGGCCACATCCACGCGCTCTACCAGATTGAGCTACGACCACAGCGCATCACGACGGACTTGAACCGCCAACACACAGTTTCGAAAACTGTTGCTCTATCCATTGAGCTAGTGATGCCTAAGCGCTCCGGGAGGAGGGATCGAACCCCCAACAACCGAATTAACAGTTCGGTGTTCTACCATTGAACTACCCCGGAAAGAAGATGTTTTCGTGGCGCTGAGTCGAATCGAACGACCGAAGGGTTCCGTATGGGAGAACCTGTACTGCCAACAGTACACAGCACCGAAATGGAGGCAAGGGCGGGATTTGAACCACTTAAAGGCGTTTTCCAGCTTATGAGGCTGACGAGATGGACCGGACTTCTCTACCTTGCAGTCGGTGCAGCGGGACTCGAACCCGCACAAGCCTGATTAAGAGTCAGGGGCACTACCAGTTGTGCTACACACCGTTGTGATCTGAGGACATCACTCCTCTACTTCTAAAAACTTCATAATGCGAAGCGCCGTGATCTAACGGCGGGGGCTAAGCGATTTTTCACCCCTTATCGTGCTTGTGTATTTGGAGACGAATCCAAGCTGATAAACGGTCTATCAGCTAACCGATATGCTATCGCCGCATACCTGACGTCATGGTGTGATGATCTCCCCATGCGGATTGTGCGCCCGGAGGGAATCGAACCCCCAACCGTTGGATTAAAAGTCCACTGCTCTACCTAATTGAGCTACAAGCGCCTAAGATGGAGCGCCGCCGCAGAATCGAACTGCGTTGAATCTGCTTTGCAGGCAGACGGGTCTCCATCCCCCTCGCGACGCCTACTCGGTTTCTAGCCATATTTTTGTAAATTTATGTGCTGTATTATTGCAGGCAACCTTTGATGTGCGTCCGAACGGTACCCAAGACCCATTGACTGTATAAGTCGACCTAATAATCCATCCGTGATTAGGAATGAATACTTTATCCTGGCAAGTTGCTCTAACGCGTATCCAGTCGTAACCACCCGCACGATGACAAATAACTGAAGCGTAGTTACCTCCAACATAGAACTGACCGTTGAAGTCGCAGTCTGTCAAGGCCAACACAGGCTTGACATCTGATGCAGCAATAACACCAGTTATGCTAGAAATTGACAAGATTAGTGACACTAGTATTGCACGAAATTTTTTCATGTACCTAGTTTACCATGTGGCTCCCCAGGGAATCGAACCCTGCCCTTCTGGGCTTCACGCAGACGTGCCTATCCAACAGGACACCTGAGAGCCGTGAGTGGTCCTAGAAGGATTTGAACCTCCAACATGCATCTTATCAGAATGCTGCTCTACCAGATTGAGCTATAGAACCGAAATGGAACTGCGTACGGGAATCGAACCCGTAAATTCCAGGGTGAAAGCCTGGTGACTTTACCTAATTTGTCTAACGCAGCAAAGTGGGCGGTTGCCCCAGTTATTACTAGGAATCTGGCTCTACCGCCAATCGCCTATCCTTCGTTGAGGCTGAAGGAGTCGAACCCTCATTCGGAGGGCCAAAACCTCCTGGCTTACCGTTAGCCGAAACCTCAAAGTGTCCATACCTAATCAGGCCTAGGTGACCGCTGAACGCGTGCAGGACTGGCATGCCGACGAACGTTCTAGATCATTCGTCGCCCGGTGGATGACAATTAAGCAGAGCCGAGTACGGGGCTTTCGGAGAGAGTGAAGGGAGTCGAACCCTCGCATCCTACTTGGCAAGCAGGTGTTCTACCGCTGAACTACACTCTCGTGCTTTCTTACGTCGCTCTTGGTGGTGACGGCGACGATGGCAATTTGCGCATCGTATTTCACATTTTTCTATTTCACTACGAAGACGACTAATAGATGGCCCTTCCGGTCTCCATTTAAGATTTGCAATGCTAGCTAATTTTTCCCCATGCACGTGGTCAAAATCAAGGACGACTGGGTCAGTTTCTCCGCAGTCTGCGCAGGAGCTTACTGACAATATATCGTTAACATAATTCACAGCAATTTCGCGATACTTCTCTGTGTTTTGTTTTGTTCGATCTAGATATCGCTGTCTATTATTTGCATAGTGAACTTTTCTGTATAGTTTATGGCAACTCTTACATGACGACTGAAGAATAACCACACCATTTCTTGTTCTTGTTGAGAACTCAGCAGACGTTTTTGTGATTTTGCAGGTGGCACATGTTGAGTCATTCATGGGATTCGAACCCATGATACCACGTTGGAAGCGTGATGTGTTACCGCTAACACTAGAATGACGTGTGGCGGTGTGTACGGGATTCGAACCCGTAACTTCTTCCTCGACAGGGAAGTGCTCTACCGTTGAGCTAACACACCAGACCTCGGCAGCGTGAACTAAAGCTTCATCGGATGGCCCCCAGCGTGTTCGGGTTTTGCCCGAGTGCTGAGGATTATCATTGAATGGTTGGGAAGTAGCCGACAAATTCGCATCGCTGCCTAGAAACGAGGACGTGAACACTTTGGTAATGGAGATCGGGGCAGCCATTTCTGTGCCCCCTCGGCTCATAGTAGAAGAAGTAACCATCGCCTTCGCATCGTCCGCGAAATTTGAAACGTGAACTGACTGACAGTGGAAAGGGAGCCATCTCCCTAGTCTTAGTCGAAAAGAAGTAACCACCATCTTCGCATCGTTTCAGTGCTTTTCGAGGGACTCGAACCCCCATATTACAGATTAGAAGTCTGTTGGCTTATCCATTAGCCTAGAAAAGCAGTATCGTTGTGTTTGCGATCTCATTGCCGTTCGACATTTTTGAATGGCATAATGACTCAAAACCAGCACGGTGTACAGAAACCAGCACGGTGTACAGGAATCGAACCCGTCACGGGTAGTTTTGGAAACAACCCTGTGCCCAGCGCCCACCGTATGCGGTAAATCTGGTTTCCGCGAAGCGGTACTACATTTTTACCTGATAGCATTGAACCTTACCGGAGTAGGCACCGGACCTCCGCTCGGGCGCGAGCACAACTGTGTGCTGAGGGGTTCGCCATTTGTCTGGTTGGCGAGACTCGAACTCGCAAAATCCTCGTCCCAAACGAGGTGGGGATACCAATTTTCCTACAACCAGTTATGCATCGACAAGGACGTGACTTCCCTGCTGCCTCTGAAATACAATTCTCAGGCTTACTCAAAGCTTCAATGCGTCCGGTCGTTACGCTGGTCCTGTCAAGGATACCTGCGCACGTGCCGGATTGTGGATCAGGTCGGATTCGAACCGACAACCAAATGCTTGCAAAGCATTCGCTCTACCGTTGGAGCTACTGACCCAAGAAGGCAGTTTTACATCACTACCCAGGATGAAGGTAAACGGGGCTAAAGTTACGGGTGCCCCTAAACGGACTTCGTTACAGCAAGATGCTCAGACCATCTATCCGCCTATGAGCGTACGGTAATCCGTCTGAGGGATCGCACTGTGAACGGGAGTCGAACCCGCAAACTCTACCTTGAGAGGGTAGTGACTTTACCTGTTTGTCCATCACAGCAAGTTGCCGACTATCCCGATGACGTACAGAAAAAATGCTTACTCTGTTGACGTCTGGTGTTGATCACCTTCGTCGGCACTACAGACTGCTCGGGATAACACAGTCTAGAAACGGGCCAGCGTTAGCTGTTCCCTGAGTAGATGCGGAGGGATTCGAACCCCCAACCAATTGCGTGTAAAGCAATTGCGCTACCGTTGCGCCACGCATCCAAGTCCCAGTGACGACTAGTGCACTCCGCCACTGGGTTTTGGCAACATTATGGATGTCGCCAGGCCATCCGATGTTGTAACGATTTA